ATCGATTACTCGAGCCTTGATTCCCCACATACCCGCGAAGATGGGGAATTGGGCATTGTGATGGTTTTTATGGTCGCGCATGATATGGCAGATCTTGCCGGACTTCATCCAGGCGTCCACAGCCGCCCTTTCCCTGACGTTAATCCGGCTATCGCTATCGCGGCAGACGACGAACTCGGCGTCCGGATCCGAAGCTGGCAGGAATCTCCAGAACATGCCGCCCTTGATACTCTGGCTGTTCATGTCCACGACCGTGGCCCCGAGTTCGCTGAGCTTGACCACGAGATCCGGTGGCACGCTGTGCACGAAGACTTTCAGCTTCCAGCCAGGATAGATCAGAGGCATGAGCTTGGCATTCTCTATGGCGCCGACCGTGTAAGTCGGATTGGCGCCATAGGTCGACATAGAGACGATGTTCATATGATGTCCTTTGACCAGTATGGGTGCTGGCGCAGGATTGGCGGAAGCAGGTTCTTATCGAAGGGCTGCGGGTTCCAGATGCCGACGCATGTCGGATGGACGTCGGCAATGGTCTTATCCTTCTCCCATCTCAAGAACTTCTCTGGGAACCAGTTTCTGCGCAGTTCATTACTGTGGCCGTGGCAGGACATCTTGTATTCTACGTGTTTCGCTTCCCTGGCATATCCCATGTGGTAGAAGATTCCGACTTCCCTTGGTACGACGAGGAAGCCCTTCTGACCAGGCATGTAGAATCGGTCGGGCGCCATGCCGTCGTCGCAGATCCAGTTGAAGCTCCGCCAGGGCGTCCTCAAGTTTAATTTAAAGGCATTCCTGGGCGTCTTGAGAGCAAACTCCTTGACTGCAGCAAATTGTTCTGGGTACCAGACCTCATCGGCATCTATGACGCAGACTAGCTTCGACTGCGGATATTTCTCCCAGACGACGGATCTGTGCTTCCCTTCATCAGACCAGGCACCTTCTACCCATTCTATCTTATTCTTGGGATCACCAAACGTGTAAATGGAATTCCGGCAGGCTTCCCTGGAATCCGGATTGCTCAAACCGCTGCGAAATCCGTGGGATGGTACAGGTGCGTAGGCTACGAGCATGTGATCAATCTGATCATATATGCTTTTTATGGCGTATCCGGCATAGTCACTGCCATAGTGCATGATCATGAAGCCGACAATCATATAGCCTCCAGCGCCATCTGTTTGACGTTGTTCTCGAACTTATATTTCTGCGTCCCCTTTTCCCACATCCGCCTGCCCATATCGGCCCATGGGCCATAATTGGATCTTACGGCTTCTTGTACAGTCTGGACCAGCATCTGAATAGACGCGTCTGTGAAATCAACGTCTTCTTCGTAAGGGAATGGGTCAGCACACACTTCGCAGATGAGGGGTAATGCAAAAGCAGAGCAAACTGCGAATCTCAAAGGCTCGAATATAATATCGTTATCCTGGTGGACACAGTACATGAACTTCGTCGCCGAGAGGATCTTCTTCCTCTCCTCACCCCATGCGTTGGGAGATATCTTCAGACCCTTCATGCCGTTCAGGACCGGGACCCTCCGGCCGGCAACATAAGACATGTGCGTAATGTCGAACGTCTTCGTCGTGGGCGGAGTTCCGAGCCTCTCGTCACTGCCGACAGGAGCGAAAAGCGAGGGAATGTCGTTCTTGACCTTGTCGTAGATGGATCTGTCTGCGAACCAGAACTTGTCGAAGAGGTTAATGAGATCCAGCTTCCGTAGAACGCTCTTGAATTCTTCAATCGACCCATCTCCCGTCACTACGCCGCCGCCTTTCATGTCCAGGGGTGGCAAGATGCGTTCCAGGAATAACCAGACGATCTTGCAGGTCCTGGAAGCCTTCGGCCTCGCTTTCAGGGCCGAAATGACGCTCTCATTGACAGGACTGACGACATAGATACAATCCCTCTTGGGATCTATCTGGTTCTCGTTGCAGATCTCGAACCCGGACAGCTGCGTAAGGGATCTATAGTCCGCGTAGGACCCATACTCCTTGGCGGTGTGGATGAAGACTACTTCCTTGGCCATCTCTTATCTACTTCTGCCTGAATACAACGATGGGGGCCTTGTGGGCCCCCATCGTGTTCGGCGCGTAGGTCAGGGGTTACTGTGGAACAACCACTCCGCCGGCGATCAGAACTTCCTGCGCGGTGAAGCTCTGGTCCGTCCTCATGACCACGAGGTTGAGGACGACGAATTCTGCCGCGCGCGTCGGCTTGATGAATATCGAAACCCAGAGCTCGTTGCGGTCGATCCTCTCCGGCGTGTTGTTGGTGTCGTCGCAGACGACCTTGAAGCCGTACAGGCCGCGCCGGGCCTGGACGTCCGCCAGGAGCGGCTGGGAGACGTCGACCACCTGCGCCCGGGTGAACCTGTCGTTCGGCTCGAACACGAAGTTCCGGAGCGTCCTGACCAGGATCTTCTTGAGGTAGATCAGCAGCATCCGGACGTTGACCCGATCCAGCGCGCTCGCCTTGCGCTGCAGCGTCCTCTGGCCCCAGACCGTGATCCCATCCTGCGTGAAGTTCACGATCGGGTTGACCGCGTTCCCGCTCCCGTAGAGCAGGTTCCGCTCACCGAGAGTCGTGTTGTACTCGACGTCGAGCGGGGTCAGCAGGTGGCCGCGGTTGAGGCCCGCCGGAGCGAACCACACTTCCGCGACGTTGGCCGTCTTGGCGTAGACGCCTGCCACGTGGCCCGAGGGCGGAACCCAGATGTTCTGGCCGGAGAACTGGTCGAAGATCTTCAGCCAGCTGTAGTAGAGGGCGCCGTACGAGGAGTTGATCGCGGTCGAGAGGTCGCTCGAGAGCATCCCGTTGTGCCACTCGACGACCTGCTGTGGGCGGAGGCCGTAGGGCGGATCGACGATGTAGATCATGTCGCCGCGGGACTCGCACAGCTGGAGTCCCTGGCCGATGACCGCGCCAGAGCTGATGCCCGGGATCAGCAGGATGTTGGTATCGTACTCGTCCGAGTTCTGGAAGGCGAACAGCCCACTGGAAAGGGCCGGGTTCCCGATGATGACCCGGTCCAGCTCCGAGCTGAAGGCCGAATCGGTCGGAATTCCGTTTGCCGTACCGTTGGCGCCGCTGGCACGCTCCCACTGGAAGGTGCGGCGGATAAGAGTGCCGGGGTTCCTGACCTCGAAGGCGATGCCGCCGCTGCCGGTCACGGTGACCGCCGGATCACTCCCGAGGAAGGCCGGCCGATCCTCGTAATTGTAGAACGAGCTCCCGTTCACGCCACCGATGGCGGAATTCTCGTTCACGACATTGCCGATCCAGCGCTCGTTACTCTCGTCGAAGCTGATGTTGTCGATGCTGTCCTGCGCGACTCCGGAGCCGTCGACGAGCGTCAGGACGTATTTGCCGACGTCCCCTGCCGACGCGCGGTTGGTATCGATCTGGAGAGTCAGGTAGGTCCCGTCGATCCAGGTGCCAGGCGACTTTGCCACGACCCAGCCGACGATGTTCTGGAAGTACTCGGTGTCGGTCAGGCACTGCGCGCTGCCGGGCGCCGTCTCGCAGGAAAGCGGCACAGACGGCGTGATGTTGCCGGGGTCCGGTAGTGACACGCGCGGGTCGCTGAACCCGCGGAAATTGCGGTAATACGGGTAAGGGATGCCAACCTCCTCGGCGAACCTGAGCGTCTCGATGTTGCTCGCCGAGGCCAGGAGCTGGAGGAGATCATACTGCGTATCGTCGGCGGTGATGATCGCCACCCTGACATCCCCGTCGGCCACGGTGATGGGGAAGCTCTCGTAATAGCGCATCCCGAGATAGAGCCCGGATGCGTGAATCGCAGCCGCGATCATCGCAGCCGTGACGTTGGGCCCCACAGGAAGCGAGATGCTGAAGTTATGGACGTTCGTGCCGCTGGTAACGGAGAGCTTGATCCTGTCATCCGCCGTGGTGATGACGAAGGGGCTGGGCTCGGTGCCCACCAGGCTGCTCCGGGGGATGTCATATGCCCAGAGCGAGGTCCCCACTTCGAGAGCGAACCCCTCAGTGTCGATGATCTGAATGCGGTGTCCGGCCGTCTCGGTCACGATCTGGGGAATCCCACCGGACTCAATAGCGCGGTACCGCACCGCGCTTGGCGTAGGAGCTCCAGCGGCCAGATTGAATGCGGTCACGAAGTCCGCGTTCGTGGTGTAGGAAGCGACCGGCATCGTGTAGGGACCGCCGGAGCCACCACCACTGATTCCCTCGACGGCGACGTCGAACACCCTGTTGTTGGGTGCGACGCTGAAGGTGAAGATGTCCCCGGCCTCGATCGGGCATCCGCCGACCACCAGGACGGCCCCGGTCAAGCCGGTGGCGTCGGCACCGGAACCGATGGCAAAGGCAGCCGAAGCGCCGACTGGCGCCCCAGTGTCGGTCAGCGTGCCGGTCTGAATAACTGCACCGTCGCTGTTCCGGATGATCTGGTAGGTGGCATCCTGGACGCTCGGCGCGCCATAGGAGCCGCCAGGCCCTTCCGTGATCAGGATGATGAAGCTGTCGTCGACCGCGCCGGTGTAAGTCCCGGTGACGACCAGCGTCGCATTCACCACGCCACAGGAACCCGACGGATCCACGTCCGTGAATTCGGGGGCGGAAACAGACGCATCGTGGAATTCGTAAGGAGCGTCCACGGTGCATTCCCGCAGACGAAGGCGACCCAGGTCGATGCCCTGGAAGAGCGGAATGCGGCCGTACCCCTCGACATTCGCACCGCTCGTGTCGATGCAGATGTCCGAAAGCTCCGTCGGCTGCCCCTGCTCGCATTCGACGCCCACGCGCAGCGTGAACATCTGGTTCCCCTGCTCGAAATACCCCAGGGCCGCGAAGCCCATGTAGGAATCGAGAATCGGGGTTCCGAAGGTGTTCACCCACTGCTCGGACGTCGACGTGAAGATAGGCCTGCCCAGCTTCCCTTTCTGGGCCGTGCCGATCATCGCCGGCATCGTAGGACCTGCGGCAGCCGGAAGCAGACTGATGTCGATCTCGCGCGGGAAGACGCCGGGGGAGAGGAATACGGGCATTTGCGCGCTCCTTATTAGCCTTCTGATTATATTTGATCAGAGCGGCTAATGGAGCTAATTCCCCTACGTCGTAGCAGTCCCGATGATTTTGATGTGTCCGCGCATCTGGAGGTTCTTGATCTGATCCAGGTCCAGGAAATTCTTCGGAATCTTTGCGGTGTGCTTCCCGCGGATGGAAATGGTCTGCTCGGAAATAAAGAAGTCGCTCCCCGGCGGCCTCTGGCGGATGGAGACGACCTGGCTCCTGGGATTATAGAGCGTCACCAGGGGTCCTGCGGAAACGGCCTCCTTCTGCTGCTTCACTTCGCGCTGGCTAAGCGGCCTTGTCTTGCTCATGGCTCCCTCCTAAGTCCCAAAGAGAGATACGTGACCCAGTCGTGCCTGTATGACCTCGCCCGTCTCGTCCTGTATCGTATGTACTTTCCCGAGGATCGCAGGCACCAACTTTTCTGGAAGCGGGAGCCAGGCTTCCGCGGTCATGCTTATGTCATACCTCACCTTCGCAATCCTGTCGCGGCCTGCCTCTATTTCGCTGCTGTCCGTATATCCTCCTAACTTCATGATCAGGTTGCCTTGCAAGAAGGCATCGGCAATATGGATTTCGGCCAGGGGGTCAAACCGAGTCAGGATTTGATAGAGGATGTACTCCGCATCCTGCTTATGCTCTGTCCAATAAGAGAGCTGATATTCCACCAGGAATTGCCTAGGTCTGTAAGTGAGCGAGAGCCTGGAACCCGGCTTGTCCGCGAATCGCTTCCGGATTCTCCAATAAGGCGGACTAAACTTTTCCGCATGGAAGGTCGCGCTTCCCCTGTGGACCGACATGACCGGCAACCCGATGCGACCCTCTTTCAGGTCCTGCTGCCAGACAAGAATGGACCTATCACCGCGGGGTATCCGAACGGTCATCTTCTTCACGCCATCTTTCGTCGGAACCGTAATATCAGAAAGCCATTCCTTGATGGCGGCGTCTGTTGTCTGGAAGCCGATCGGAAGAATGTTCCTGACGTCTTCGACGCCGACGTTGATCTTGTCATAGGCGATAGTCGACCTGCCGGTCAAATCTGGCAGGCGGATCAAAGGAGAATACTGCGGAGCGTGCTCGGGTGCCCCGGGCGGCTGGTTGGTCCGTGCTCTGAAGTCAAAGTCGTAAAGCATTAGCTTATTCCCTGACCCTTCAGGATCTTCTTAAGCTCTTCCTTGCTCTGGAGCCTGTTCAGCACCGTCGCGAAGGGCCTCGTGCCCATCACCTCTTCCGTCTTGGCCATCATCGCGACTTCCGGGTTCGTGGCGGGGACGAAGATGGTCGCCCTGACGGCTTCCTTCTCCGGCCTCGATACGATGAATTCGGGATTTACCTTGTTGAACGAAATCTCCTTGATATCCTCAACGACTCCTATGGCGGCGGCCCGAGCAATCCCGTCCGCGCGATCGTTCACGTCGCGCCTCAGGTTGGCTTCCAATTCAGCCAGCGACTTGACCGGGATCTTTCTCATTTGTGATCGATGTCCAGGGTCTTGTCGTCGGTGATGTTCTGGACGAGCGCCGAGAAATAGAGCCACCTGTACATGAAATTGCCCTGATCAGTGGCGTCGATGACCCGGAACCTGCGAGCAGCACCAGGCCCTGTCGAATTGTGGGGGATCTCCACCATGTCCCCCGCCCGGATCATCCTCTTCTCTCCGAACTGCTGCAGGATCTCTGACCTCGCAAACACGACCGTAGTCGTATTGGGCGCGTCGACGCCCCACTTCGTCAATTCGATCTGAACGGGTTCCGGCTTGAAGAAGGCCTTGAGCAGGATACCGTTCTTGTACGAAGGGTTCGGGTCCTCGTCATACACCTGATTGTAATCGGCGTTGTCCGTCCTTACAAAGAGCCTAATCCAGGCGCCAGAGATGTGGATGAGCTCTAAAGCCATCCTCTCCGCGTACCCCATGTCGGGCTTCAGAGGATTATAAATGGAGATCGGCGAGAACACCTTCTCAACGTCGCTCCTGTGGTCAGGAACGTCATCGATGCTTATGAGCCGCTCTGCTATTCCAAAATTGAAGTCGTGCAGCATCTTACCTGGGCTCCGGTTCAGTAAGCGGCCTCATAGGACCGATCGCTTCCGGTTCTGCCTTGCCTTCCATGCCGGACACGTATTGCTCCACGTCCTGGAACGTGAGCCCGCTGATCTCCTCGAGCGCGCGCTTCGCCTCCTCCAGGTTAACGGCTGAGATATCGAACGGACGCGAATAGCCGGGCAACTTCTCCAGCCACGTTTGGACGGCCAGCAGCATGATGTGAGGAATCGTCCTGTTCTGTTCAGCCAGCCGATTTACGACTCCCATGAAGTCAAAAACTGCCTTTTCCTTCGACTTCTGGTGTTCTGCTTCCTTTTCCTTCTGGATAGCCTCGATTTCCTTGGTATGCTCTTGTTCCCAAGGCTCATCCACCTTCGTGACGACCTGCCAGTAGCCGATCTCCGGAGAGCCTTCGATCCAGAACCATTTATCCTTGGGAGCCTTCTGGATGATCGCGTCGAACTTCTGTTCGTCCGTGACGCCCGGAACCTCCTTCGCGTGGGTCAGGAGCCTGTCGATCTCGATGTCCTGCTGGTCCTTGATGTCCGTCTCTTCGGGCCTCTCGAAGCCCGGAGTCTGCCTCGGCTGCTGTGGGTTGAGGCCGTATTCTTCCAGAGTGCTTCTCAACCAGGCTATGAAAAGCCGGTCCGGCCGCTTGTCTGATTTCTTCAGAACGTCCGAGAGACGCTTCCCTTCCGGGTCGAGCATGTGCCACTCGCCCTCTCTTCCTTTCCTGCCTTTCTCCTTCTCCCGGAAGCCGACCGTCCCTGTCGTCGTAGCCTTGAAATAAATATCCAGCCGGATGATAAGCTTCTCGGGCGTGAAGCCGGGCACGAGACGGATGTCGATAATGCCCTGGTTTATCACGACCTCAGTCAGCAACCGCTGGAAGGCTTCCACAAGCGGATGGGTCATTTGCAAGTTTCTCCACAACTCATGTATCCACCAAAACCACAAGCTTCCTGAGTCTGCGGTTCAGAAACTGGCTCATCCGCAAAGGCAGCCTCTCGCAGGATCTTGTACCAGTCCGGGCCCGGGAAACAGCAAGTACCCACCTGCGGCGGCGGGCCACTCGGAAGGACGAAATACTTCCGGGTCATCGTGTCGCCCGTGTTCAGCATGATGACGACCTGTGCCTCCGGAATCACTTCCAGGGCCTTCGCCAGCCGGATGAACGTCTTTGGGCAGAACATGTTTATGTCCAGGGTAGGCGTCGTCATGGAGCTCGAAGGCTCGCACCCCGGGAGCATGATCACGTTCCCGGGCAACACTTCCAGCTTGTTGGCAATGTTGAAGTCCGGGTTCATGCTGGTGAAAATGTGCCGCCCATCCGCGGCGGCTTGGTGCCGGCCCTGACGAACTTCATGACGTCCAATCTGTTTTTCAGGCTCAGGCGGCCGGGATCTGGCTGATCTCCCGGATCACCGATATCCTCTTGTGGCGTTGCTTCTTCCTTTTCTTTTCTGCGTTCCGCCGCCCCCGCCTGCTTTTCATCGTGAGTCGGCGGGTTCTCCTTTTCTGCTTCCTTTATTTTCTTTTCCAGGCTTCCGAGGATGCCTGCCAGGGCAGAGGGCTTATCCTTGACGATCGTATTCCCCCGCCCGAGAAGGGCAGCGATCTCGTTAGGAAGCTCAACCGAGAGGTCGTCCGTGTCGTAGATCGTCACGCTTATCCACTGGGACTGCTGGAAGAGCCTGTTCTTGCCGACCTGGATCTCGACCACGAACGGGTGCGAGTGGACGTCTCCGGACGAAACCAGTTCGGCCGGAAAGCCACACTCCGCTGCACGTTTGACGATCCTGTCAGCGACGCCCTTTATGATGCTGAAGTGGCGAGATTCGTCTTTCTCGATCCTGCCCCTCTGAGGCTTCTGCTTTTTCTTTACTTCGTCGAGCGCCTGAGCCACTTCCCAGAGGACGACCTCGTCGCCAAACCGCCAACTATCCGCAGGAAGGAGGATCTGGCCTTCGAATACGACGTCTTCGCCAAGCTCAGCATTCTCGAGGATGCGGGATGCCAGTTGAAGCGAGGCGTCAGAGACGACGACCTTCTCATTCCCGTCCAGGAGCTGTGCAATTTCTTCGGGAGTCATAGTTTTGCGTTCAACAATTAATACATCATGAGCGGAAGGGGTTCTCCGAGAAGGATGGCGTCGTGCATCGCCTTTTCCTTTTCTTCAATCCCTTCCTTGACGAGAACATCGCCGTTCAGATTGATCTGGCCGCCATCCGGGCCCGGAATGGCGCCGAACTTCCGCCTAGCCTCTCCGATCATCTGCTTGGATTCTGCCAGCATGAAGCGCATGGCGACCTCGCGAGCCTGCGGGGAGCGCCAGTTATAAATCACAGGAATGTAAAGCACGACCACGCCGAAGGCGCCCTTCGGGGTCGGATAGAGCCGGATCTTATTATCCCCCAGGACTTCCCAGCCGCCTTCATTGCTGAGTATCCTCTGACTAAACTTGCGGTATTGCTGGAGGAGGTGATAGTCCGTCAACATGTTCTGGATGCCGGAGATGTTTCCTATATTAAAAAGGAAGCTCTCGGCCCCGAAGATGTTGTCGATCCGAGTCGTGCTGGGATCCCAGGCCACGTCCTGGATCCACCAGGCATCCGCAGGCAGGTCGTAGGTCGTCTGGAGCGGCTGCGTCCGGAAATAGGCGAACTTCTGCTCCAGCGGGAAGTATCCGGCTGCAAAATCGCCGGTCGTACGAAGCACGATCTCAAATGCCGCGTCATTTTGCTCGACCAGGACGTTGGGGCTGCCGAGCTTGGCGATAACGTACGCCTTCAGGTCCTCGGAGGCTACCTTGAGGACCTTCGGCATGTCTTTCGGGCCGAGGATGGGCATAAGAGTTCTCCTGACATAGTTTTGCGGGGGCAGCCTGCAGGGACTATCAAAGATATGGCGTGAATAAGAGAGATGTGTTGTGGCTCTTTGTACTTACCCTGGCAGTAACTTGCACGACATTCCTGGTGTTATTCATCCGCTGGACATTCGGCAGCGGACTAGGATGGTGGTGATAGCCCCCGGCCGCCTTTGACCCCTTGGAGGCTCCGCGATGTGCGGGTTGCTACGTCTCGGCGGCCGGGATAGTTAGCCTCGCTAGATTACCAATCTAGCGGGCCTGTTGGACTAGGTCGGGAAGCTGCGCCCATCGATGCCGTAAGTCACGCCATTGAGTTCGATGTGGTAGATTCTTCCAGCCAGCCACGGCGAAATCGTCTCCAGGGTGGCCTTCAGCAGCCTCACGTCATCGTCCTGATCCGCGGTGGTGTTCACGCCGTCCCTAATGCTGCCGCCTGTCGTCGACGGACCTGTCAGCGTCTGATTCTGATAATCGACCTGCTTGTCCGTGAGAGGTGACCGGACGGGCTTCTCGCTCAGCATGAACCCCGTAAAGGTCAGACGGGTCGGTTTCTGACCAAACTGCGGCGTGTGCATGACGGGACCGGGCATCTCGATCTGGATGCCAAAGCTCCCTACGACCATGCTCTTGATGTCGTCTTCGACCTGGTTGGCAATCTTCTCGATGTCCCTGATGATCTCGAAGCGACTGCCTTCGATGGGATCCACTCTCGAGAAGACAGTGAAGTTGGACCACTGCCCATAGGTCGGCCCAGCAGGATTCGGGCTCCTGGGGTCGGTTGCCATCCTGGTCATAGGATTATTCCTCTCATGGTTCCAATATAAATTTGCCAGATGATTGACGCAAAGGCGAAGCCCTGATATACTACTGGTGGAAAATTAAGGAGAAAGTCATGCTCGACTACAACAAGTTCTACCATCTGATCCTGCGCCCAGACGCATCAAAATGGAACACGGAATCCAGCGCCCGAGTCATGCTCCACGTCATCCTCGGCTGGGACCGCGATCTCTGTGCGAAAGTCGCCAGTGGCTTCATCAAGAAGAAGCCGCAAATCCTCCTCACGGCACCCCTGGAAACCGTCGAGCATCTCGCCGTCAAGATTTCTGACTGGGGTATGTGGGGCTTCAAGGTCTCCATCAAGCCCGTCGCCGGCAATCCTGACGACGAAGAGCGGACCTGGTCCAGAGGACCCTGTTGCGTCAGCAAGCTGGCGAAGCCCATCAAAGATTGCCCGCCCTGCAGCGGTCCGCCCATCCATTCCAAGACCAATCTCGTACACGGTCGGGCATGCAAGTATTGGTATTGCGAGACTCACGCCAAGTGGGCCAAAAACGAATGTGCTAAGCGCCCCTTTTAACACTCCCCAAATACAGCAACGGGCAGGCTCTGTGCCTGCCCGTTGCATCACGGTCAAATCACGCGGCTAAAAGTCGCTTACGCGACTTTAGTCGCCGTCCACCACCATGGTCGCCAGGCCAGCCACCGTGCGGAGGTCGCCCTGGATGTCTTCCGCCCTGTGGACCTGATCCTTGACCAGGAACACATCGCGGCCGATCCGGACGGGCCACTGCAGCCCATTGATGGTCATCCCCGTCGCGAGCGTCGTCGCGGGGAGGGCGAAGCGGACCACCGGGTGACCGTAGCGGTGCGCGTCGGTGTTGAAGGCGTCGCGGGTCTGGCTCACGAGCACTTCCCGAGAGGGGACGCTCATGACCAGCGGGCGAAGCTTGCCGATGATGGCCTTGTCGGCCTCATGGCGCAGCTCCTGCCGATACGCCCTCACGCCCCTGAAGACCGAGATCGTTGCATTGACTGGTTGCTCGGCCATCGTCTGCCTCCTTGCATGCGCAAAATCGCGCTGACTTATTTTTGCGCGGAGGCTGCAGGAAGAATAACGACATCCTCAAATCCGAAGGCCGACAGCTTATTGAGGTCCAGCTTATACGACCTGTTCAGGTCGATGTTGTCGCTGATGAGGAGCAGACGCCGCTTCTCCTCATTGAGCTGTTCGATCATGACAGCGATCTTGTTGATCCTGTCCACGTAGGTCCTGACGACGCTCCTGAGCGTATTCAAGCGCGCCAGGGCCTTGTTCTCCTCGTCGGAGAGCTCCGCATTCCTGCGGCCGGAATCGCCCACGCTGCCCTGGTAACCCTGCCAACCGCAATTGCCCTGATGACCCTGGATGCCCGTCCATCCCGACGCCATGCTGCGGGCCGACAGCGAGGCGATCTGCTCCTCAAGGAAGACTTCGTCCAGGAACTTGTCGACGGCCCTGAACTTGTCCTTGTAGTCGTCGAACTTATCCGCGAATGTCGAAGCCTTCTCGGCGATCTGCTTCTCGGTCTGCGAGTTGAACTCGAAGACCTTCATGCGCATCCGATGGCAGATCTCATCGATCTCCCGCCTCATCGGCGCTGTGACCGCATTCTTCTCGTCTTCCCGCGCGATGCGCAGGTCATCGAGGAGACGGATCTGATCTTCTTTTTCCTGGAGGAACGTGCGGACGGAGCTGATAACGCCTTCGCACTCTCCAATCCGCGAGTTGATGGCCTGGACTCTCTTGCCGATGACCTCCCTGATCTCAGAGCCCTTCTTATCGAACAGGACTCCGACGATTGTTCCTTCCAGGGTAGTCACGGAGCAGACGGGATCATCCGAGCGGATCTGAATCGGCCGCCTGTATGCGCGAAGTGCCTTAGACATCGCCATTCTCCTGAAAGGAGGGTTACGAGAATGGCGACAGCGCGATTTTGTTCGTCTATCTGTCGCTTTTAGTCTACGCGAGGCATTACAATGCCTCGCTGATTTTGGTATTTACCACCTTTCCTTGCGTAATCTTTCTGCGGTTTGTATCCTCGGAAGAACAGGATCTGTGCGATGCCCTCCATCGCGTAAATCTTGGCCGGAAGCGGAGTCGCGTTGATGATCTCCACGACGATCGTTCCGACGAATCCCGGTTCAATTGGGGTAGCATTGACGGCTATTCCGGCCCTTGCATATGTACTCTTGCCGAGGCAGACTCCGATCATGTTGTCTGGCATGCGGAACCGTTCCACGCTTTCTCCAAGCGCATAGGAATTCGGCGGGATAATACACGTCTTCCCGACGAAATCGACAAAGCAGTCGTCCGTGATCTTCTTGGGATCGATGATGGAGCTGCGGATGTTAGTAAAGATCTTAAAGTGCTTGGAAATCCTGATGTCGTAGCCATACGAGCTGTAGCCGTAGGAAATGGTGCCCTTCCGTTTCTCACCCTCCGCAGCCCTGTCTATGAATTTGAGCGCCTTCAGCTCATAATCACAGAGGATGCGCGGGCAGACTTTAGGCCAGGCAGAGATCGGTATGGCACCTATCTGCTCCTGCGTCAGCCAGGCCGAATCGTCAGGTTGTCGCCTTCGCATCCGGAGTCCTTTCTACGACTTCGACTTGGATCCTATGGAAACGGAAGGATCGACAAATAAGACCCTCTTCGTGCCGGACCAGAATAGGCTTCGCTACGACGTTATAACCCTTCTTGATACTATCCTGTAAGAAGATGCCGGCAGGCGTATTCAGGATTTCCAGGTCCGCGATTATCTCCTCGCCGTCCAGCCGAATGCCGAGGACCTTGTGCGACGGATTGCTCGTATCGGCTATCCGATCCGGGTCCCGGTTCAGGATACTGCCCACCATCTCCTGCTGGATCCTCAAAGCGAGTCGGGGATCCAGCAAGGCTTTCTCTATGGCGGAACGCGTGAGCGTAATGCCGTCCCTCTCTCCAGGCTTGTCGGCAAATACGCCTGTCCTGGCCGTGACCTTCATCCCTTGAGAATGTGTTTTGAGACGAATTTGGTCATCGTGAACATCGAGACTTGCGACGCCCCTTCGAATAGCACCTTCAGCTTGTCGTCGGCGTTGATGTTCGTCTTCTTCACCTTGTCCTGCAGTCCGTTCTTCTTGATGTACTCCCAGAGCTTCTTGGTGATCTCGGTCCTGGGCTTCGGCTCCGGACCCACCACGGCCCCGAGTGCCTCATCCACCTTCACCGGCGCCATGAACTTGTTCACCGCCATGCCGAGCTCCTTAACTGGGTTTAAGCCTTCAAAGGGTTTTCATAGACACCAGGCGTACTGTTTGGGATTATCGTAGCGCCAACGACCTTGCCGTAGAATTCCACGGGTCCGACGCCTCCAACGATGCCGTAGACGTAACCCAGTTCGCGCAAGCCGTGGAGGGCGGACAGCAGGAGAGCCCTCCCTATGCCGCGCTTCCGATACGAACTGGAGACGCCTTCCGGACCCAGGAAAGCCCTCGCGGTGCATTCATAGGCGCAAAAGCCGCAGACCTTCCCATTGTCGATGGCGATGAAGAGAGTCGACGGCTTCAACGAAAAGGCGACAGACGCCTCATCGGCCCAGCCTGGTCCGAAGTTTGACAGAATGAAATGAAGTACGGGCGTCATCTCGAATGGAAGCGCCCGGCGGATCACGATCCCCTGTACGCGTGGTATCGCCGGAATCTCTAACAGCTTGACCAGCATGTCTGCCATACCGTCCGACTTAAATAGTTACGTGAATTTTGTCCGCGGTATTCGGTCCAGTCCCCAGGATGATGCACATTCCCATGTCCGGCCAGTTCGTATCGCTTTTGAAGACGTCGAGCACGTTCTCTTGCAGCCAGGCCATCACCTTCGGCGTGATGGTACCATCACGCCCGGACAGGGCGTCGTTCAGGCGTATATTACCGCGCCGGCCAGTCATATCACCATCAAGATAGTTCACGAAATTGACGGACAGAAAGATCCAGCCGTTCGCGCGGTTGTATTCGATGGATTGCTTGAGATTTTGCTTGGAGAAGGTGAAGACGCGGCGTGGAAGCTTGGTGACGCTAGTGATCTCCGTAATAGGCGTCGGAGATCCGGAGATCTTGGTGACTTCTTCCCAGGTCGTCTCCACCTGGTCAGAATAACCTGGTCCGCTGTTATATTTCACGACTTGGTAGGGCTTCCCCTCCTTCTCGTACTTCTGGACCTCGTCCCACGTCATGTGTCTATTCCCGTCCAGATACTTGTTGCTGTTGATCCGGATCGGATAAGTCCTGAGGTTAATGATGACGTTCCCGGCATAATGGACCGGGAGCATCATGTCATCCAGTCCTGCCGCCGTCGTGCAGTTCCGGGACGTCGTGAAAGGGAACATTTCGGCTAGGAGGTAGGACAACTGGAAGCCCTGCGCGATTTCCAGGAGTCCAGACTGTCCATCCTTCAGCCTTTGTATGATCTCACCTGGCACGTCGCATAGGAATTGCTTCAGCTCCGGAATGTCCCTCGCGTACTTGGCTTCCTTGCGCCGCAAGACTCGCCTGGCGCGACACGCGCCGGCGCCATGGGCGGTACTGCCCGCCTTCATGGTCCCGTCGTGCTTCTCTGTGGGGAATCCTTCAAAATCCAGCACGCCGCGCTCGAATCCGGAGTCGATGTCCTGGAGGATGGCCGCGACCGGACTAATCCCAAGCTTGTGCGGGGGTACGTTGTTCTCCTTGATCTCTCTGAACAGGGCTGGCAGCTCGATGATCGCCCCCGGGCCGATGTAGAGCTTCTCGTACTTGTCGACCATGTAAGCACAGCTGTTGAGTGTCTGGTAGAAGAACTTCCGGCCGTCGTCCAGCTTCACCCAATGGCCCGCCTGCGGAGCGAAGGCATTACAGGCAAATTGCCAGTTCTTGGCATATTCGCAGAGATGAGATCCCAGTACGCCCTTCCCCGAGCTCCCAGCCTGACCGTCGAGCAGGACCGTGAGCTCGCCAGGACTAAAAGCGAATGATGTGTCGAACATCGCGCCTCCTAGAATGATTTCTGCAACCAGGCAACTGGGACCCAAATCAGAACGTTCCTCTTCCCCCGCCTTACCCTAATGCGCGCGTGGGCATAATCCTTCTGTATGACGGTTGCTGGCTCCAGGTTCAGCTCGTGGCCCTTATTGACGACGTAGACTTGCTCATTGACCAAGAAACGCGGAATGATCACTCTCCGTTTCTCGTGCCTTATGAAGACGACTTCAAAGAAGAACCCCTTCAAGCATGAGACACAATCCACCTGGAATGAGCGCTTTTCCTGTTGCTCGCTCTCCAGCTCGTTTTCTGTTCCGCAGTAAGGGCATCGAACGGTTTCCATTACTCATAACTTTTCTGTCTGATCCGGCACTTTCGCTTCTTGGGCAGATTCTTGCTTCGGAGCGAGAGGCTGTGCAGGCTGGTTCTGGATCTCCTGAGCCATTCGGAGAATGGACCGGGCCTGGTCCAGCGACACGCCGATCCTGGTTACCCCGGGGATCTTCAGCAACGCCGTCACCTTCTGGCACTGCTCCCGCGGGTCCTTGGGGAGTCCGCAGACCTTCACGAGATTGGGCGCGTCGGCTCGGACCCTCTCCACGGCTGCGACGATGGCTGTGAGGGCAGGCACGATGACGAGGCTCGTCTCCAGCCTCACGAGGGCGGGCCGACTGAATTTGAATTCCTCGCAGCAGGCCTTGATCTCGGCGTCGTTCCGATTGAAGATGCCCAGGACGAACCGAATCTCAGCAAGCGGGTTGTATCTCTTGATGAGGTCCGTGATGGCCCGGATCTCATTCTTGCAGTTGGCTTCGCCTCTGTTGGCGCTTAGGACGATTTCGAACCCATCTGCCTCGAACGCGTCCTGGGGGACGTCCCGGAGCTTGTCCAGCGCAAACTCCCTTCCGGCAGGAAAATCCACCGCCGCCACGATCCTATACTGTCCGTCCCGAGTCGATTTGTCGACGATAGCCGCTTGGACGGCGGTCGGCGGTACCATGACGGCCTGACACCGATTTTTTGATGCGAACATACCCGCATCGACCAGTTCCCGCTGGTTCAAGCCGCCGACCTCGATCTCGAGCTTGGACGTGATCTGGATCGTCATTTTTGCCCTTTCTGCGGCATCCAGGTCAAGAAAATCCACTTCTTCGGATCTATTGGCCGATTGCCTTCGTTAATATGTCTCACGGCCGTCAAGAGCTGATCCTCGTTCGGGAAGAAGACGTCATCCATGTCGCTGATCTTATCTACGAACATCGACACCAGCCACATGGATGGGACGCCGTCAGGACAGATGAACATGACGGGGGCGCCGGCCCTGGACAGGAGCGCCAGCTCTTCAAACGTCCCCACCGTGAATGGGCTCTTGGGCAGTCGGCAGATACACCAGTTTGTCGCATGGACCATCCGAAGGCAGACGTCCCTCTGAATATGCATGTCCTGGAGAGCCGCCTCGGCTTCGCCCTTCTCCGTTTCCACTTCCGAAGGCGGGACCAAGCGGCCCACAAAATTTGAACAAACCCTTGGCGTGCCAGGTCGACAAAAGAATTTCTCGTTGATGTCTGCCTGCGGCCGACGACCTCGAGGGCCGACCCATTCCGGCTTGACGAGGGGGTTGAGGACGATAACGTCCATCCCGGACAATTCCTGCGTCAGCCGACTGCGCCATTCAGCTGCGTGAGGGTCCGCCTCCACAGGTCCACCTAAGTATACTGTCGTCCCGCTTAAAATACCCATCATTGTCTCATTTCTTTTAAGAATGCTTTCACTTCGTCATTGGTGTGCCTGTTTTTACCTAAATTTATAAATTGACAAACCAATTGCACATTCCCGACGAGATATCCTCTCTTGCTGTCTATCCTATCAATAGAAATCGAAGCATGATTTCCGAGAGTGTGCATCATCTGCAAACCGCTTAAAGCACATTTTCCGTCTTGAGCTCCGTACAAGTCAATTAAATACTGGCATGTAATTGTGTCAGGTGCCGACCCTATTCTCGGCTTCGCTATTATGAATCTGTTTGTGATAAAATTATGGGCTGACCGCTCTACCCATGCCGCTACTCTCCGTCTGTGTTCGGCTTTTTTCTCGGGAGTTAATTGTTTATACTTACCCACGCCGCAATCCGGCCAAGAACTCCTTGGCGGCCTCATTGGTTCCAGAATACTTACCAAGATTTACAAATTGACACACAAGCTGGATATTACCACGCACATATCCAATACCATTATCGATTCGGTCTATGGATATAGCATTAAGCTTTCCAATTTGGTGTACAAGCTTGACGCCAGACAGCGCACACCTGCCGCTTTGTCTTGCGTACAAGTCAGCTAAAAATCTCAGATCAACGTCCAACTTCAACGGCCTCCGAAACACATAGCGTCCGTCGGGTTTTTGATGCTTGCGAAGTCTAGTGCGTTTCTTGATGCTACCATATAAACCTGCCAAGAAAGAGAATGGCGTCTTCTCTATGTTGTGCCTGTGCTTGAGCTGATAATATTCTCTCCTGGCAAAATAGCATTTACTCTTCGCGTGCGATATTCTCTCCTTATTTGCAATCCTATAAAGCTTCTTTTTGTTATTTGTACAAGTCTTGCACACAGATCCGTACCCACGCTCGTTCAATGAAAAATCCAGCGTTTGTTTGACAAACCCACACTTACTACACACCTTTGTATCTTTTTGTTCCATCGAATCTGACCCAGAATCGAATTAAACGACTATGATATTTAGGTGGTTAACCCTTCTTCGGAGTGCTAATCTTCTGGTCGATGTTGGCCTGCTGGTTGCGCTTCTGGATCTCGAAGGCATCCTTGATCGTCATCTGGAAATAGGGGTTCCCGCCACCGTGGGCGCCCTTCGCAGAAGACGACTGGGTCGTACCTTCGGGCTTGATCGGCTTGACGTTTGCCATTGTTTTCCTCCCGCCTATATTTGCTAGAGGTGGGACGCAGTTTCGAGGATGGTATCCACCGCGGTCTTTTGATCTAATCTGGAAAAGAATTGCAAGAAAGGGAAAGGGTTGTACGTCGAACAGAATACGTATCGGCTTCTTTCCATTTCATTCAGATGTTTTGCGGCATACATGTAGCTGTCAGCTTCCTTTTCGAAGCGCGCCTTGCGGTTCCTATCGTCGACGTCCGGATTTGCTCCCCAGGGGTAGAGCTTCCCGTTGACGGCAGTCATATCGCAGCCGAAGATGTAGACCTTCGCGAAGTCCATGAAGTAAGCAATCTGCATTGCCGAATAGACGCTCGACCGACCGATATAGAAGCCCGCCTGGAGGTCCTTTGAGAAGCCTATGCCGGCGATGTGGCGTGCGATAACCTGTCCCGGCCTCCTGTCGCGGACCGATCCGGAGTTGATGGGCGTACCAGTGAACGAGTTCCAGAGCTCTCGGTGCCTATCCAGTTGATTCTGGTCCACGAAGCACCAGTATTTCGTCGGCCAGATCCGCTTGTCTGGCTTATTAATGCTCATCAAGTCGATCCTGCTGTTGCCCTTCAGCCTCTCTAACGGTGCCTCCGTGTGTGATGGGCCATTGCCCACGATGACAAGGATCCGACCGTGGCCTATTCCCTTGAGCGCTGCGATGACCGGCCTGTAAGTCTGGAACATGTGGTCGCGGTCGCGTGCAACTTGAGAAAGTGCGCTGGACCGGCGAGCCACGTTGATGACGCTAGTCCTGAAGTTAGGCGGCGGCCGCGTCTGAAAATGGTGAGGAGGCGGGATGATGCCCATCCTCGGGCGCTGGAGCGTGGGAACCGCAGTACGACGAAACGAGACGGTCTGATTTACCGTCGGCGGCCTTGGGGCAGGAGGCGTCGGGAGGGCCAGAGCGAACGGGACCGGACGCTGAACGATGATTACAGCACCGGACCGTCTTACGGCTGGACGCGAAATGCGATATTGAATGACACTAGGTGCCTTAGGCATGCTTTACGGTGCCGAGGCTCAGAACGTCCCCCGCAATCTTAGAGAGCGCTCCCGCCAGCCTCGAGGACTTCACGTCAGACGCCCGCGCGACATAAACCTTAAGTCCGCCTTCCTTGACGGTGATCATGAAGCTCTCTTCGGCGTTCTTTGCGATGGTGTTGAAGAGGTCCTCCTCCGTCGCGGGCGGAGCAAGACGCGCAAGAGCTTCTGTTATGGCCTTCTTAACGCTCATTATTTGACTTTTGATCAGGGTAATACTTGACAAGAGGCGTTCGGCATGTTAAAATGCGCCCAGTTTGAGGTTCGTTGAAGTGAGACAGGTTTTCGAAGGCTCGCCGGCCGTATTTCACAATCTTGCTGTTCTTGCGCTTTTCCGTTGTCTTGTGCGTATAAAGGCAGCGGAACACGGCAGTCGTCAGCAAGTTGAAAACCGGCGCGCGTCCTGGGGTGAAAGTGAGAGTGCCCGCCCTGATCTTTCCCATCGTGTGGGCGAAGGCATGGTGAGCGAGCTCATCCAACTCATCTTCTGACTGCGGGTGAAATTGTGTTGCGACTCCTCGACAGATCTTATACACGTCATCTGACAGTGTCTTCCATGCCCGTCGGCTGTTCGTCCTATGGTAGGGATGCGTCAGCAGACACTGACTCCAATTCGCTTCCAGCATCTTCGTGTCTACGTAAGCCATGCTATTGTCCTCAGGACTGAAATACCTAAAGCAACACAAAAGTTTCCTGTTTTATAGAGGTGGGGAAGAGGAGGAGGAGAGGGTATGCAGCTAGCCCGTCTTTTTCTGCGCGGCTCTCTATGCAACAAGACGATGCGGGGTCTCTCGCGTACGCAGCAGCAGAATGTCCAGGGCATCGTAAACATGATCCTGTCGGATCCTGCCCTCACGCCGGCAAGACAGTCCTTCCTCCGCGCCCTTGGCAACACGATAGGGAACGAGTACAAGGACCCTTCGTTTGCCGACGAGGAGGCGATTATCGCAATCTGGCGGGCCGTCGTCTCGGCGCTCTACCACAAGCCGATTCCGGGCGTGATAGAGAATGGGAAGCAGCGAAAGAAGTTCTTCCAGGAGTGGATCTTCAACGCGCTCCGGCAGATCCTCAATGAGAACAAGATCCCACAGATCCGGACGACCAACACCGTCTGTGGCCTCAATACGAAAGTCGGAGCTCAGGTTCTCAGCGGGTTCCTCATGGACAGGAGCGTGCCGGTCACCTGCGTCCTGGCCCGGTCGGACAAGCATGTCGAAATCACGGCCGAAGTCCTTCGGCTCTCACTCAACGAGCTCCAAAGCCTCTGGCGCATTGAAAAGGTCCTGCGCAATAACGGCGTCAAGGTCGTCTATGACGACAAGCATTACAACGTCGTGCATATCAAGGCCGACAAGGCCGAGGTCGTCGAAATGCAGATCCCGGCCGCGATCAATATCAAGCTCGTGAGCTTCGAGTCGAAGAAGGCTAATGAGGAAGACGACCGCCTTCGCTACACGCTCGAGTACAAGATGGCGTCCGAGACGAGCGCCGCCGACCAGAGAAGGGTCGAATTCAACGACTTCGTCGAGCACCTCAAGGGTACGCTTCCTTCGGATGCCAAGGAAGTCCTTAAGATCATCGTGAAGCCGCCCCAGGTTTATGTCCGGAAGCACGGCGACGACGTCCGACAGAAGACCGTTGCCAATTTCCTGCGGAAGACGCCCAAGGAGATGGCCCGGATCTTCGACCTCATCCGGCTGCAGTGCTTGGGGGCGGGCTACACGATCGACAAGACATGAAGACCGTCGGCATATACCGCTGGTCCGGTGATCCTTTCGAATTCGTAGAGATCCTATGTCATTGTGTCAAGAAATTCCTACGGAGGCTCACGCCAAGAAATCGCGTCTGGACAAAAGAGGATAAATACTGGGATGAGAGATCTTCGGGATGCGAAAGGTGGCAGTTGCCTTTTGAGTGGGACGATTAGAGGACAGGTCTACGCTTCTCGTAATAGCTGCCACCAGACGAACCGGTCCGCGGTCTCTGCATCGGCACCATGGGGATGACCGACGTAGAGACATTTACCGTCTCGTTTTCGTCCTCGAAGACGCTCAATAGGAACCGGATCACCTTCCTCGGGGTCGCGTTCAGTTCCAGGATGCTACCAGCGGGAGCCGTCGTCTGCTTCAGCTCCATCAGGTTCTTGTGCATCGTCTTACCCAGGAACATTCGCTTCGTCCCCAGGGCGAACATGTTCCAGCCCAGCTTCACGATGCCCACCTTCGGATCGATGTTTTCGACGTAGGGAATAACTTCGATCTTCTCCGCGAGCGCCGGGATCTGCTTGGGAATGTCCTGGAGGGTAGGCGGGTAGACGTGAATGTCGAAGTTGCTCTTAAAGCCTCTCTCCACGAAATACTTCACCAGCGACCGCATGACGAATTCGCGGCTAAGATTCTGGCGGATCTTTTCGATCATATCGGAGCGCATAAACTACTTTTGCGCTCATTAGCGGGCCTCCACGATCTTCGAGAACCCGCCTTCCTTGATGACCTTGATCTTGGAGGGGAAGGCATCCCTCATCTCGTCCTTGTGGGAGATGACGAAGACGGCATCCGGCCGGTTCTGGTTGCCCTTCTTGACGAAGTCCTTCTCGATGACGTCCACGAAGGCCTGGACGCCGACGGTGTCCAGCCGGCCGTCGACTTCGTCCAGTACCATGACGTTGCACTGGATGCCGTAGATCGCCACATAGAGGTCATAGAGGGCGAACATGACCGCGAGGTCGATCCGCTTTCTCTCGCCTCCGGAGCAGTAGTCATAGTCCCATTTGCTGGTCGAGTCCTGGAGCGTCGGAGTGAATTTCAGGTCGAACTCGCAGCCGAAGGCCTTCAGATAGTATCCGACGCGCTCGTTGAGGAACGGGACCAGGTCGCCCAACATGAAGCTCTTGAGCTTCTTCTTGTCGTTATAGGCGTTGAAGATGTACTGGAGATGACGCAGGAGGATGTTGTATTTCTTGACCTGGTCTGTCTGATCCTGGACGGTGGTCTCGCCGAGGCGGATGCTCGCCTCGCCGCGCTTGATCATGTCCCCGTAAGGATTCTGTTCCGTCTGGATGCGCTTGATCTCCCCGCCGACTCCCTCAATCTGCTGTCGGATGCGCTCGATCTCCCGGCAGACGGCCTCCGCCTCCGCCACGGTCTGCTTTGGACCGGCACTTTCAACCTTCTTCCGGGTTATTTCGATGAGGCCATCTATGCGAGCGACTTCCTTCTGGAGAGCGTCTATCTGGCCCTGCAGCTCTTGCTTCTTGCCAGAGAACGGCTCGCAGACGCTGGCGACGTGATCCTTGCCAATAGCTTGCTTACAGCTTGGACACGTCGTGCCAGCTTTGGCCTTCCAGGCAGACTCCTCTCCAGCGATCCTGCTTATGTCCCTGCCGAGGCTGAATACGAGGGCAGCCTTCTTCCGCTTCTCTGTTTCGTATTCGCTTAGCTTGTCCTGGATCTTCTCGATGACGGCCCACTGCCGCTTAAGCTCGATGACGTCGGGCGCCTGCTTATTCAGGAGTTCCGACTGGAGGGCCTTCTTGCGAGCCTCGGCCTGCGAGACACGCGAAGCGCAATCCTGTTCCCACTTAGCTTGATCCGCTCGTCTGGCCTTTATCTCCTCTTGCAAGCGAACAAGCTCTTGCTGCTGGGAGTCCAAAGCCACGGAAAATCTGGCCTGCTCTATCTCGCAGGCAGAAATCTTCTCCTTGGCGACCTCGGCCCAGACGTTGATACGATGGAGGTTGAAGACGCGCTCGAGGATGGCTCGGCGCTTCGCATCCGTCAGCTCCAGGAAGGACTTCCCGAGCTGCCCGAAGAAGACGCAGCTGGTGAAGATCTCGAAATCCAGACCGAAGAGCTTGATGACATACTTCTGGGTATTTTCCGTAGTGGACTGCGTGATGTCCGCGCCATCCTTGGCGATGGATAGCTCGGCGACTCCCTTCGACTTCCGGGTCCTCGTGATGACATATCCGTCCACCGTCTCTATTTGGACGAAGCAGTCCTTCCCGGTGAACCAGTTGATGACTCCGTCGCCAGGACGATCCTTGTTGATGGTACGCCCGAAGAGACACCACAGGATGGCCGCGGCCAGGGAGGACTTACCCGCCCCGTTGGAGCTTCCTTCCTCGTCGCCCAGCTTCTCGCCGACGATAAGGGTCGGTCCGAGATCAGCCACTTCAATGCGGCTGATCTCGTCTCCGTAGGATAGGAAGTTTTTGAGCTCGACGCTCTTGATACGGATCATGTGGTTGGGAAGTCAAATTCCTGTCCACGCGTGACGAAACCCAGGAAGCCATCGGCCTTCGGATCCTGCGTCGGCTTCGGCTGATAGTGGTACAGCCACATCTTCTTCTTGATGTCAGAGTGGAGCGTCTTGAGGTCATCGTAATGAGCGTGGACCTTGGAGTAGTAAGGCGCCGTCTCCGTGTCGTGGAAGATGAGGTCAGCAGACTGGTAGAACTTCGTGATCTGGTTCGGGCAGAACTGCGTGTCCGTCGTGAAGAAGATCCGTGGACCGAACACCGCGTATTCAGCCCCACGAAGCTCTTTCAACGAAGAAATACTAGGAATGTTATTCTGGTCGACAATACAGCCGGTCGCCATTCTGTGCTTGCATTGCTGAATCATGAGTCCATAGCTGTGTGTGATCTTGAAGCCACTCATGATGTGGACTGTCTGGACCGGCGTGAACAAGATGCCTTCCCATACGAAACTGCTATTGATCGGTACCGGGTGGCATTCGAAGTAATCGGTGATGTTCATCACCTTCTCTTCGAGGCTCTCGAGCCCACCGCACAGGCTGTGTTCCCAGAGCTCCTTCATGAGCTCCGGGACGCAGAAGAGAAGAGGCCGTGGATCGCCCGGCTTCTTGGTGAAGTAGCGGACGAACGCCAGATATTCCATCCCGCCGATGTGGTCTGCGTGGAGGTGCGAGATATAAGCGGCATCGATGTTTCGCGCGTCCAGACCCAGCTTGCCCAGAGCGAACCGAATGTCGCTCCCGCAGTCGATGAGCAGCCTCTTACCCGAGGCAGCCTGCACGATCGCGTTGGACTGGAAGTACTCTTCCGTCGTAAACGCGCTACCGCATCCCGCAAAGGTGAGTTTCATGTTAGTCCTCGCTGATTTGGACGCTGATCCGTTCCTCTGCCTCTGCGATGATCTGCGCATTCAACTTGGCCAGGATCTTGTAGTTCAAGCCTTCCGGCTTCTCCTTCTCCAACCATCTCTCTAGGAGCTTCTCGGGGGTCTTCATGTCCACTTCACTCTTGCGGGCGGCCTCGATCTCGACATCCTTCTCTTTCGGTCTGATCCAGCTGACACCAAGAGCCCCACGCTCCCGGGCCATCTTGTCCAGCTTGGACAGGTCTTCCTTGGTATAGTCCTTCGTGAGGATCAGCCTAACGTTGTTCCCCTTGAAGAACTCGGGAGGCTTCTTGTCGGCATCGGCATCCAAGACCGTGAGATAAAGGGGCGGCGGCTCGCCTTCCGCACCGATGGACCGGATGTTGATGAACTCCCACTTCATCTTGTCCGTGTCGCAGACGATGAAGCCGTGCGGGACGAGCCCCTCATCGAACCTGAACGCGACCGGGCTTCCGGGATAGGTGATGTTCCCGACCGTCTGATGGCAGTGAAAGTGGCCCGCAAAGGCGAGGTTGAATTTCGTCTTATCGAAGTTCACGAAGGACCAGTTCTTTAGCAGGAAGCATTCGTTCAGCTTCGCGCCGCAGACGCCGATGTGCGTCAGGAGGATGTCGTCCGACTTGATCTTCTTCTCGACAGCGGCGAGCTCCTTCATGTACTGCTGCTCGTCGTAGATGAAGGGGATGATCCAATACTTGCCGCCGACTTTCTTGATGGATGGCTCAATGGTAACGAGGGATGAGAGCGATCTTAACGAATGAATGTCCCAGGAATTCTTCAAGAACATGTCGTGATTGCCAGGGAAGGCAAGCCATGACAACTGCTGGCTCTCTTCTTCCTCGAAGAATGCGTGAACGGCGTTGAGGACCTCAATGTTGAGATTGACACGGTCGTGAAAAAGATCCCCAAGGATAAGGACGTTCTTGATTCCCATCCGAATGGCGTAATGGCGAATAGCCCGCGCCGCCCAGAGCGTATAGCTCAGCTTCCGGGGGACTCCCGCGTGCCAATCCGCCGTTATGATGACCTTCATTTCTTCTGCTTCTTGTCCTCTTTCTTGCCATACTCCGCCTCAACGGCTTCCTCGGCGCCCCTGAGGATCTCGACAGACTTGGCAATGGCCTGGTCGATGGACCCCTCGCCATTGGCGCTGATGATCGCCGCCATCTTGGCCACCATCTTCACGGCTTCCTGCTTGTCCATGTGGATCATATTCAGCCTCCTGGACCCGTTCCACTAAAATACGCCACGTATTTCACTTTTCACATGAGCATCACAGACGCAGACATCCAGGCGAAATTCCCATTCTCCCAGTTCCGGCCTGACCAGCTCGAGGCCGTCCGCCTCACGCTTGACCAGTTCGACAAGGGCAAGAAGTTCGTCATCATCGAGATGCCCGTAGGCGGTGGCAAGTCCGCCATTGCCTATTCCGTCGCCCAGTTCTTTGCCAATTCCTATTACCTTACGATCCAGCGCTTCCTCCAGGACCAGCTCATGGGGGACTTCGGCCAGCCGCCCAGAGATGGCCTCCTTCCGATGGTGGACCTGAAGGGCCGCGGAAACTACCAGTGCACCCATGCCCAAAGAAACGCCTTCGCTCTCGTCCGGGGACTGCTTTCGTCCCTCGGCCATCCCGATACCATAGCAAAACAGGTAGCGGAATACTTCGTCAAGAATCGGAACTTCGAGGGCCTATCCATAAAGCTGGACTTCGACGCCGTCTCCAAGATCGTCGAGATGGTCGAGAACAAGCCGGGCTGCGATAAGGGAGTCTGCCGGACTCGGGACGGCAAATCCAGGTGCAAGGACTGCTTCCCGAACGGCCTTCCAGCGCTGTGTCCTTATTGGGCTAGGAATGCCCAGGCCCAAGCCGCCCAAATCTGCCTCATGAACTTCCGGGTGTTCCTCCACCAGACGGTCCTGACGAACGCCTTCGGCCACCGGGATCTGATGATCGTGGATGAGTGCTTCCACCCGCACACGAATATCGTAACCGACAGAGGAAGAATCCCCATCGGCAAATTAGTGAACAAAAGAATTGATTGTTCTGTACTGTCCTATAACAAAAAGCTTCAAAAGCTCGAATTCAAGCCAATATCCCGCTTCTTAAAACGAGGAAAGCGACCAACTTTTAAAGTGATTGCCGGGAACAGGGTGATGTACCCAACAGCAGACCACAAGATCCATACGCCAAATGGCCTCAAGAAACTCTGCGACCTTCGTGTCGGCGATTTGATCATCGTAAACGAACCAGAAATCTCCCACACACAACAACAAATCCTCCTTGGATCGTTATTAGGTGATGCGTCAGTACAAATAGTCCCATCGAAAAGGAAATCGTGGAAATATGCCCCCAAAGGGGCAAGAGCCCGAGTTCGATTCGTCCACAGCTCAAAACAGCTTACTTTCCTGCGTTGGAAGTACAATATTCTGAAGGAACATGTAAATACTGGCCCCAAGATTTTTAAAAGTAAGGGGTTCTCAAAACGTGTCGCACGATTCAACACAAAGTGCAACATGTTTGAACAAATTAAAGTCGTAATCCGGAACCACAAGAAAACTCCCAACAAAGCATGGTTCCAGAAAATAGAAGACCTTGGATTGGCTGTATGGTTTATGGACGATGGGTCTTGCAACAGAAACACAATCCACCTTCACACAGAAGGATATACCTTACAAGAAAATCGAAAAATTGCCTTCTGGCTGCGGGAAACTCTCGATATCCCAGCTAAGGTTCTGTCATACTGCAAGCGCGACCATGTGCTGTACTATATTACGCTTGGTAGAAGTGGCAGCAGGATCTTAGCACAAAAGATAGCCAGGTTTATACCACCATTCATGCGATACAAGCTACCCAGTGGACAGTGGGATCCTTATAACCCAGAACTGGAAGTCAAAAGATCAAAGCCAGTTAGCGCACAGCCCGTCTTCTCTATTAACCCATACAAGGAAACTGTCACGTACGATCTAGAAGTAGCAGACAACCATAATTATTTTGCCGGTTCTAGCCTCGTCTCCAATTGTCATCAAATGGAATCGGAGCTGATGAACTTCATCGGCTTCAGCCTGAATGACAAGTCGCTCCGAGAATACGGCATCGTCCTGTCCGAGATGGGCTCCGCCGCCGAGTACGCAAGGTTCCTGAAGGATAAGGACATCCTGGCCGTCATCGAGAACATACTGAAGATGGCGCGCGCGGCCGGAGACCTTGAGAAGGAAGACGAGTGGATGGACATCGAGAGGCGGTGCGGGCACTTCCTCGCAACGGCCGAAGACGGTAACTGGGTCGCCCTCTTCAAGGATACGGACCAGAGGAAGAAATACAAGGTCATCTGGAACACGGTAGAACTCAAACCCGTCTATGTCCGCAAGATGGCCCACGACTTCGTGTTCAACAGGGCGGACAAGGTCCTCATGATGAGCGCCACGGTCCTGTCGGCGAAGACGGTCTGCTCATCCCTGGGGATCGAAACGAATGACATGTACGCCATCCGGTACGGAAGCCGCTTCCCCGTCGAGAACCGCCCGATCTTCTTCACGCCGGTAGGTTCACTCAGCTATAAGAACAAGGCGGAGACCCTGCCCAAGATCGTGCCGGCCGTCGACAAGATCCTGAATAAGTATAAGGGCAAGAAGGGCATCATCCACACGCACAACTTCGAGATTGCCAGGTTGCTGATCAGCGAGTGCGAGACCAGGGACCGCATGCTCTTCCAGGAGGATTTCGAAAACAAGAAGGAAATGCTCAAGGAGCACGCCGAACGCGAGGACTCCGTAATCGTAGCTCCCGCTATGCACGAGGGGCTGGACCTGAAAGACGAGCTCAGTCGCTTTCAGATCATTGTAAAGATGCCGTACCCGCCGATCAAGGGAAACCCACAGCTTGAAGCCCGGATGCAAGACTCGCAGGAATATTATGACTGGCTGACGGCTCTCAAGCTGGTCCAGGCAACGGGCAGGTCAGTGAGGTCAGAGACGGACTGGGCGCACACTTATATCCTGGATGCCGATTTTGAATGGTTCTTGCGAAAGGCTCGTGGAATTCTGCCGAAGTGGTTCAAGGAAGCGATCAGGACCTAGCCAGATTCGAGAAGTAGCTTTGAATTTCCTTCTCTGGCACTATGTCGACATTACTGCCTGGTTTGTCTATGCTCATAATATTACCAGCGTGTGGTGCAGTTACAAGCACATGGGACGGATAGAGAGTACCTATGTTGTTCTTGATCGTATCAAGAGGTCCAAATGTAACCAACGTAAGATGGTCTGCAATATAGTCGAAGACAAAATAGATCTCACTAGCTCCCGATTCCGTCGGCTGCTCCATCGCCTTATTCAGCTTTTTCTCGAAGTCCATTCTGCACCTTATCTCATCCCAACGTCGTACCACTTGCCGTTAAACAAGAAGACAATTAGGCCACTACCACCGGCGGTGCCCCCGCTCTCGAGAGCGGGGATCATCGTGAACCCCTGCCCCTGGAGATCCGTAATAGACTGCGGAAGCGGCTTGCCATCCGCCTGAGGAACCGTCTCTGCCAGCGTATCCCCTGCGACGGGGTACTTCGCGTCCTGAATGGACTCAAAAGCCTCATTCAGCTTTTTCGCGAAGTCCATTTTGCACCTCATACCATTCCAGGGTCTTCTTAAGACCGTCATCGAACGTTGTCATAGCTTTGAATCCGAACTCCTCCTCGGCCCGGGTCGTATCCAGGCAGCGCCGCGGCTGGCCGTCCGGCTTGGTCGTGTCCCAGAAGATCTCACCATCAAACCCGACGAGGTCCCTTATCTTATTGACCAAGTCGAATATCCGAATCTCGAAACCCGCCCCGATATTCACCGGTTCCGGCTTGTCGTACAGATCCGTGGCTAGGACGATGGCTCTAGCGGCGTCCTCGACATATAAGAATTCCCGCGTTGCCGTGCCAGTTCCCCAGATAGTAACCACTGACTCCTTCGCCGCCTTTGCCTCTACGAACTTCTTGATCAGGGCCGGAATGACGTGAGACGATTCCGGATTGAAGTTATCACCTGGACCGTACAGATTAACGGGCATGAGAAAGATCGCATTCAGACCATATTCCTGTCGATAAGCCTGGGACTGCACAAGAAGCATCTTCTTGGCCAAACCATAGGGTGCATTCGTCTCTTCCGGGTAGCCGTTCCAGATATTTTCCTCTTTAAACGGGACCGGCGTGAACTTGGGATAACAACAGATTGTCCCAAGGGCTACGAGCTTCTCGATGCCCGCCTTGCGGCCCTCTTCTATTATGTTAGCACCCATCATCAGGTTATCGTAATAGAACTTCCCTGGATGGGCCTTGTTAGCGCCGATGCCGCCTACGACGGCCGCAAGATGAATGACAATGTCGGGCTTGGAGTCGTTATAGAGCTTCTTGACTGCCTCGGGATCAACAAGATTATAGTTCTTGCTGCGGGGTACGAAGAGGTGGCAGCCAGCCTTCTCGAGCTCACGCCCTACGTAGCGCCCAAGAAACCCGCTGCCTCCCGTTACCGTAACCCTCTTATGTTGTAGGCTCATGTAGATCCGGAGCCCCCAAACGACGGCAGGACAGGGAAATCGCTCTGACCCGTCGGATTATAGGCCACGACGATATGCGAGGCCTCTGTAATGTAGAAGGCGTCTCCGGACTCGATCCTGGCCCTTATTCCCTTCTCTTTGATATATACCTGGAAGATGCCGTTCGATCCGTCAACGATGTAGGCAAGAATGCTACCAAAGGGGATGTTCAGGTAGGTTTCTGCCCTAGAGACGGCTATAAGAGCCTCGTCGTTGTCATAGAACAGGAAACCGTCTCGCCACACGTCAGTCACCAGGATCTCGTTCGTGGACGACATGCGCAAGAAAGTGACGATCTCGCCGGTCTGGGGAACATAAGTTCCCTCGCCGGCTATGCTTATCGTCTCGACCTTGCGTAGATAATCGAAGAGGAAGTTCCCGCGAACCTCCAGCCGCGAATTGTAGTTCAGGATGTCCTGATCCGGCGACGAAACTTTTGCGATCTCAAGGTCGCGCAGGCTTGAAAGCAGAAGGGGACAGAAGGCGCTTATGAACGACTTCGCGCGGGACTTCACGCTATACCCGACGTCGGCTATTGCTTCCATGTTATTAGCTTTGATACTCAAAGTTTAAGAAATGGATCATTATAAGAACCTCTTCTACGAGCGGATGATCGGCTGGAAGCCGGCCCAGTTCGGCAGTCGCGTCCACACCGTCTTCAGCTGCACGGATACCCTCTATCAGTACTGGCAATGCGAGCTTCTAGCCTATACTTATCGAAAGGTGGGCCAGCCAGGGCCTCTCACCCGCCTCGTCTCAACCAACAAGGAAGTAAAATACCCGTTCTCGGAGAAGACGTTCAAAGCGACTGACTATAGCATCCATCCGCGGTCCGGCGACAAGTACCTGGCCTACAATAAGCCATCCGCACTCATGGAATGGCTAAAGCAGGCCAAGCCCAAGGAATCCACCATCGTCGTCATCGATCCGGATTGCGTGTTCCTCTCCAAATACGTCGGCGAAGCACTACCGGGCAAGCCAAAGGCAGCTTATTACTGCTATATGGAGCCGGGAGGCGACTTAGGTAAGTTGCTGATTTCCAGACATTGCCGGAGGAACAAGGAACTGGTCCAGTCCGTAGGCATCCCCGTCGTCATCCATAGGCAAGACCTCGAAATCGTCGCGCCAAGATGGCTGGAGGTAACCCGGGAAATCCGCGATGACAAGGAATGCCATAATGCCGTCGGCTGGATCGCCGAGATGTTCGGCTATACGATTGCCGCCGCGGAGGCCGGACTGAAAGGTGACGTAAAGCGGCTGTGCGTCTTCCCACCCGAAGATTCAGTGGACGCACCTTTCATGCATTATTGCGCCGCAAGCGAGAACGAGGCAGAGGGCTTCATGTGGCACAAGGGAATCTACAAGCCCTGGGAGCAGCCTCCGATGCCTCCTCCGGGTAGCCCAAAAGCAACCCTAGTCCTTGCTCAGCTCTTGAAGGAGGCTGCAGACGTTTATGGCAACGCAGCAGGCGTGGGCGTCCCCGTCTGAACGACCGGCCCAAGGGCTTCCTTCACCACTTGCATGACCTGCTCGCGCGGGACGAATTCCGAGAAATGCTCGACGACTGGCGCAATATCCAACCCAAGCTCGGCATGTCCGATGACGTAATTGTAGAGCTTGTCTTCGATCCGGACTGGATAACTCATGCCGTGCGGCCTATTAAACCTGTGCACCCACTTTAACCAGGGCATGCAAAGACACTTCCGACCCGCCTGTCTAAACTTCTCGTGAATGTAGCCTTCCTCGCCGCCGAAGCCCCTGAACCTCGGATTGAAGCCGAGCCACGCAGATTTCTTGCAGGAAAAAGCGCCCATCCCCTGCATCGGGATCTCTTTTACGGCGCTGTCCAAGTTGTCTACGTGAACGCTATCACTCCAGATGCCCCACATCTCGCCACGCCAGACGGGATTGAAATGCGTCGCCACATATTTCAAGTCATCGTAAAGCAGAGGACCTTGAATGAGATCCTTACACTCCGGATTTGCCTCGTAGAAGGCCTTCAGACTTTCTATGGCCCCCGGCGGGAAGAGGACGTGGCAGTCGCAGCAGAGTACAAAGTCGCCCCTGGCTTCCATAAAGACAGCGCCCTTCGCAGCCGCGGGGCCAGACCTGTTCATCAGGCGCATATATCTGCCGTCGACGCTCTTGACGAAGTTTTCCGTCGTCTTGCACCCGTAGCTGTCGATGACCAGAATCTCCGTATCCTTCAGGTTCTGATACATCCGGAGGGCCATGATAGTGAAGAAGACGCCGTCATAATCGTCATAGACCGGGATGCCTATCGTCAGCTTCATACGATAGTTACGGTTGAGGCGTGGTAGACGACGACGTTGAAGATGAACTCGAAGTTGGCCTTCGTGTCGAGGACGAGGATGAGGTCCTGTAGCTCATGCCGCTACCCGAAGTATAGCTTCCGCCCTTTTCAACGAACGCAGGAATGACGGCGCCCCTTTCCGGAGGTATGAAGTCGCCCTGGATGCCGCAGGGCCCGTCGCCCACGTTCGGGCACCAGAAGAATTCCGCCTGGCAGCATTGTTCCGGCGGCGGCGGGTCCAACAGGATCTCGAATGGGAGCGGCGTCTCGGCATTCGTAAACCAGTCGAACGTGAAGGACTGATAGTGTGCCAGGTCGACGCAGCAGGATGCTGGTTGCCAATTCGGCAGATCCAGGGGCGGCGGCGTGAAGTCAGGCGGCGCGAAGAGGAACGACCAGATCGGCTTGCAGGACTTCATGGTTACGGCAACGGCACAGAAGAGCGCTTCCCGGATGCCGCCAATGGGCATCGAATTAGACGATGGCGAGAGGTCGCTGACGCAGATGTCCCTCGGAAGCGTAGCCTTGACGAGGTACATCGTGCTCGAGATGGGCGATTTCCGCATTGATATGACGGCAGAAGTCGCCTTGATCGAGGCGTCATCAAAGAAACTCGTAACGACTTCCAGGAAGCGAGTTCCGTCCTGTCCCGCCTGCCCTTTTGCGCCCTTCTGTCTTGCCTTAAACCGCCAGTCAGTCAGATTGCCGATATTACCCGTGAGCTTGACGGTTCCAGTAACGGCCCCCGTGGCGAAGATGAGGTCGCTCGAGGGATCAACGCCGATTGTCTCATCAACGACATTCACGGTAGAACCGGTTCCGCCGAGTGGTACCACGAATTCAATTGCGTACTCCGAAGCCTGACCTGATCTGAACAGCCTAACCGAAATGTCGGTTTCGATAGGCGTACCAACTAGCGCGTCGATCTTGATCGTATCCGGCTGTACGAAGACTGGCGTCTGGAATTCTTCGGGCGCCGCCGGCGTTCCGTCCTTCCCCGCGTCGCCTTTCTCGCCCTTTGGACCCTTGCATCCCACGCAGCAGCGGCTCATAACATTGTGGAAGAGCCGTGCCTTATCGACCTCGATGCGGAGGTTGGTGGACCCGTCGTCCAGCTTCTCTACGGTGAAGGCAATGAGCCTGTCGGACGAATAGAAATAGTAATAGTACGGTGAGGCGCTGTCCGTCCTGATCTTGAAGGCTTCGAAGGACGTGCCCCCTTTGATGAGATCCTGGACGAGCTTCAACAGCTTATAGATGTCGGGGGAGACGAGGCCGGATTCCTGCTCGGTGACCACCTGAAACGCGCGCAGGAGACCCCTTGCGTTCCAAGTCTTCGTGGAGCCGTTATACTCGAAGATGTTCCCGAAGAGGTCGGCTATTGCGTCGCCGTCCTTCGGACTGAGGGGCAGCTTCCGTACGAATGGTGGATAAATGGCAGTCATCAGTTTATCTTTTCAGGGACCAGTTCGAGCGTCCATCCCTTCTTGCGGCAATAGTCCTCGACCTGGCTTATCTGCCATCCGATCATGTACTTGACGATAGGCGGGGCTCTATGGACGACTTTATCTACCGAGATGCCAGCAGTGAAGTGAGGAGCCAGGATGCGGCACAGCACAAATACACGCCTCCCCCTCATCCGCATGGGAGAAAGGCAGGATAAGAAAATCCTATCCCGCGAAAGACGTGAGAAGAGGAGCTGGCGCGGGATCTGATGAGGAGCCCAGGATGGCCCAGGCTATGTTCCCATTGTCCCCTCCGTACATGCGGCCACATGGTCCCAATGTGCATCGCACCAGTGGGTTTGTTCGGCCTGTACGGCGCCAGCTCTTCTTCGTCACGTCCAGTTCTCCATTACGACCTTCAGGAAGGACAGTTGCCTCATGGCTTCCAGCAGCCGCCATGAGGGCAGTCCAGCCATCCAGCCGACGGATGTCGCACTTCACGGTGGGACCCGTATTCCCGGCCACCATGACTCGGCAGAGGCCCTATCCGCAGCTCCCGCTGCAGGAGCTCTTCCATGCGTGCTGTACCGGGCTATGAGGCATTGAGTTCGCCCGGGGGCCTCCGTCCTGCCGAGATTCTACGATGCCGTCGTGGCAAAGGACCCGTCGCTTGAACCGGCTTGTCAAGGTCAAGCCCACGCTGGCTTACTCCGTCGGTCTCATTCCACCGACATCTTTCAGCCAGCGCTCTTGTCCGCACTCCTCTGACCGGGTCGCGGGCGGACATGGAACGTTTTGGAAACCTGCCGCTTTCGCCCTCTTGTGGCAAATGCCCTTTTCTGGCGGCGGCGTCTCTTATATACGTTTACACCGGCTACCCGCTTCCTCTCGTATTTCATCAACATGAAGGTGGAAGAACTCAAGTTTGGCGCGAAAGCCAAGGTCGTTAAGACGCTAGATGGCCTATCAGATAAAAGAAGATCTTCGTTTATAGGCCAAATCGGAGTCATCGTTGGCTTCTTTGCCCTAGATAACGCCATCGATAAAAAGACGAGATTCTCCGTCTCCCTGCGATTTGATAACTCCTTAGGCATTGAAGAGTTCGATATGTGTGAGCTCGAACTAGATGCCGGTCCAGATGCCCTAATAAAAGCGATTGCAGAATTGGGCGGAATCGAACAGAATAATAAGGTTTTCGTCGATGTGGCCGGTAAAGGCGATACGACGACAATTTCGAATGCTCTTGAGATAGTCCAGACTCAGCCATGGCTGGCCAGCGGAGCAATCCAGCCCATCGGAATAGCAGCTCAGCCCATCAAGCCAGGCGAGAGCGGATTCGTGAAGTTATTCGGCACTTTTGCAGAGGAGACGGACCCTGAGAAATTAAAGAAAATGTCTGACCAATTCGGCTACGCAGGGGCTGTCGGCATCGACGGATTCGGCAACCCGATCGTCATCCCTCCGAAGCGTCCACAGAAAAATAAGCCAGGCGAACTCGGGGAGAGAAAAGTCGAGGCATGACATGCTTGGATGGTTATGGCGAAAGATAGTGGGGCAGCCAAGGCCTCTAGAGGTCAAGCTGACGCTCAATATTCCGCAAGGCGTCATCCACGTGAGGCATCACTTTGATAGAGAAGGATCCGCGGCTCAAAAGGCAGCGATACGACCAGGACCTGGGAATTCCCAAGGATCTATGGCCGATCCTTCTGCCGGAACCCGCGCGGAAGACTTGCCGATCGAATCGCTCTTCAAAGGCCAGAACCTCCCCGAAGTCCAGCTCGGCCAAGACACCGACGGCAAGTAAGCCAGCACCAATAAGTATTTCAGATCCGATAACAAGAGCCCTGAAAGCCGAGGGCTGGACTCCTGGGAATCTCAAGGTCATAAAGGACAGACACTTCGTACCGAAAAGCAAGATCGTAAAGGACAGGGAGAGGCAGGAACTCGTAAAGAAGACGGCTTATCTGATCACGAAGCCGCCGAGAGGCTTTGCAGAATATCAGAAGAACGTAGAGACCATTTTCAGGAGCGGTACGATGGAACGCCTAGGACTTGATATGGGGACGAAGAACATCGTCCTCGCCTATAAGAAGGACGGGCAGGTCTGCTTCCGTCGAGAGGTCAACGGATTCATTTCCGTGGTCAAGCAGGATAACTTCACCAAGGAAATGCTCGTCCAGTCGCAGGTTCCCTTCATCGAGCGGGACAAGGACTTTATCGCCATCGGCAGCAAGGCGGAGGACCTGGCCTACTCGTTCGGTAAGGAGCTCCAGAGACCGATGGTCAATGGAGTGCTCTCGGTCACTGAGCGGCAGGCGATGTCCATCATGGGCGTCATCGTGAAGTCCATCATCGGGAAGCTCAACGACGACGCCATCCTGTGCTACTGCATCCCAGGCCTGGCTATCAACCAGGACGTGAACGTCGACTTCCACAACAAGGTCATCCAGGCGATCCTGGCGTCCTTCGACGTCAAGGTCAAGCTCAAGGGAAGCTCGATCAACGAGGCACGCGCCATCGTCATCGCCCGCTCGCCGGACAAGGACAAATCCGGGATCGGCATCTCTTGCGGCGCCGGGATGATCAACATTTGCTACTGCCTCTTCGGCATTCCGGTCTACGAGTTCTCAATCGTCGGGGCCGGCGACTGGATCGATAAGGAATCCGGCAAGGCAACGAACGAGAGCCCCACGGCCATCGCCAAGGTCAAGGAGTCGCCAGAGACGCGGCTGGATGGCGGGATGCCCGCGGACTTCGTCCGCAGGGCGATCTTCCTGAACTACACGATCCTCATCGAGAGGATCGCCAAGAGCATCGCCGAGGGCTTCCGCAAGAACGAAGGCAAGGCCAGGGCGCCGAAGCCCATGCCCATCTACATCGCCGGCGGGACTGCCTCCGTCGGCGGCTTCCTCGCGCTCTTCAAGGAAGTCTTCACGAAGCAAGAGATGCCGTTCCAGGTCGGCGAGATCTCGCTCGTGGACAAGCCGCTCTACGCAGTCGCCGAGGGGTGCCTCATCGCAGCCGAGAAGCACGAGGGATGAAAATCGTCCGTACTCATTGCGGAATGGCCCTGTGCCTCATTCGTATGGCCGAAAATGAGGCACGAACGGGGAGAAAGGCCATATTCATCTCGAAAGAGGCGTCCCTCGGACGGATGCGCGATTTCACGATCGCGGGAGGACAGCCGGTCCCCGGCGGGGAGGAGTCCGGGCCGGAATCCGTAGGTAGCCAGTGATTGCGCTGGCCTGATTGAGCGCCCCGAATCCGGCCATCCGTCCGAAGGACGCCTACTTGGGTGATGCGTGGCAGACCCGACTGACCGAGACAAGCAAATCGAGGCGGCCGAGAAGGCCTACCCAGGCCCGAAGGACTTCGTCCACCTCCATTCTCATTCCGTATTCTCGCCATTGGACGGCCTTCCTGATCCTGAGGATTACGCCAAGGAATGTCAGCTCCGCGGATTCCCTGCTATGGTCCTGACGGACCACGGCAGCATGGGAGGAATTCCGGATGCCTATCTGGCTGCAAAAAGCGCGAAGGTAAAGTTCATCGCGGGCTGCGAGATCTACTTCAACGACAAGCACCTCGAGTGGGCAGAGAAACAGAAGCTCGGTATTTCTATCGGCACCATCAAGGCGCAGGACGCAGAACTACGCGACGAATATGTCCGCAACAGGCACGTGACCGTGCTTACGAAGAACATGGCCGGCTACAGGAACCTGGTCATGATGCTCACGAACGCCTGGGAAATCGGGCATTATTACAAGCCCAGGATCTGGCTGGACATCATGAAGCAGCACCAGGAAGGTCTAATCATCCTGTCCGGGTGCCTGAATGGCCCTATCTGTCATTATCTCCGGAAGGATAATACGAAGAAGGCGATGGAGTACATCAAGAAGTTCAAGGACATCTGGGGAGATGACTATTACCTCGAAGTCCAAATGCCTGGTAAGGAAATCCCGGACGGCGTAAAGACCTTCATCAAGCTCATGACCATCGCGAAGTCAGTAGGCTTCAAGGCAGTCCTGACGAACGATACGCATTACCTGAGGCGGGAGGACTTCCAGGTCCAGAAGCTCATGATGGCCATCGACCAGAAGCTGAGGGTCGATGACCCGAATCTCTTCCACGTGAATTCGGACGAGCAGTTCTATAAGACGCGGGCGGAACTAAGGCAGACTTTCCAGGAACAGGGGTACGCCTATGGCGGACACATTACCCTGAAGGACTTCGAAGCCGCCTGTGATAACGCGCTAGAGGTCGCCCAGAAATGTGAGGGCTTCAAGCCGGACACGAGCCTGAAGCTTCCGGAAGTGCCCGACGCGGATAAACAGCTCGTCGCCCTGACGCTCCAGGGGCTCCGCCGGATCAATAAGCATGAAGATGAGGTCTACGTCGCCCGTGCGAAGCGGGAACTCAAGATGATCATCGAGAAGGGCTTCAGCTCTTACTTCCTCATCACGCGGGATCTGATCGCCCACTCAAGGAGCCTTGGCTTCGAAGTGGGGCCTGGTAGAGGCAGCGTGGGAGGCTCGCTCGTGGCGTATCTAATCCAAATAACGACGATAGACCCCATCGTATTCAAGCTCAATTTTGAAAGGTTCATCAGCCCGTCGCGCGGCGGCAACCTCCTTAGGGTGACCATGTCATGACACAGGGTGCCATTGCTCTGACATCCGTGCCCCGAGACGAAATTGTGGCCATCAAGGCCCTCCTGGGTCAGGCCGTATCGACGCTCCGCGTCCTGACGATCCTGATCGGAAGCCCGAAGGACTCCCCGAAAGAGAACGCGACCAAGATGGTCGGGCTCCTAGCCGTGTGGCCAGACATCGCGGACGAGTTTGCTGACGTCGTCCTCCAGCGGACCACCGTCCCAAACAACGCGGGTCAGACGACGCACAAGCTCATGCGCCGGATCGCGGATATCACGCTAGAGCCTCTAAAGGCTGCATTCGACGTCCTCCGCGACAGATACAAGGACAGCCCTATCGTCGTCACTACGAACGACGAGCTCAAGACGAAGATCCTTTCGGCGCAATTTCCGACGCCGGAAGGACTGGTAGAGCCATTCGTCGATCGGGAGACCGACGGGTATCCTGAGGCGACTTCCGGCGTGCAGACCGTCGAGTCCGTCCGGAACGTACGCAGAGCCTATCTGGAAGCCATCGCCCGTGTCGTCCTCTGGGGGACTAGCAAGGATCCCCTAAAGGCGAACGAGGATGCGAGGCCGGCCTACGACGAGATCATGAAAGAGGTGAGAATATGAGCTTGAAGCCGATGATCTATCTGGCTGCCTTCTCGACTACGGGTAAGTCTCCGGTGAATGGGAAGGTGGACACTGGCGTAGCCGTCTGCGTAAAGGCCGAAGACGAGACCAGGACGTGGCTTCTGCCATTCTGGTCGGCGACGATGAACCAGGCGGTGCTCATGGGGTTGAGGTTCGGCATCTTGGCGATCAATCCCAGGAACCGCGACTTCCTCCAAGTTACCACGGATAGTCAATATCTCGGGAACGTGCTGGCGAAGAAGGGAGACAAGTACGGGTTCAATCCGGACTCGAACGTCGAGCTCATCAAAGAGGCACGCGACCTTTGCGCTACCGCAAAGGATATGACATGCTTGGTGTGTAAGACTGACGTACTCATCGCCGAGCTCCGTGAGAAGATTCGCGTGCTCGGCAAGAAGAGGCTGGCGAATGTCTGATTGGCAGAAGATCGCCGAATTCGCGCGCAAGAAAGTTGCAACGCTTTCCAAGGAGCATGCGACCCGGCTTGAATTCGAGATCAAGGAAATAGACAAACAGGGCGCGAACGACTACTGGATAAACCTGCTGAAGTCCATGCAGAAGTTCGAAGCGAACACCAACGGCCTCGTCCTTCCATTCCTCCTGGGCATCACGCCGGTCGACCCGGTCGATTGTGAATATGTTTTCAAAATTGATGAGACTGGTGAAGAAGATGATATTATGCGGCTCGTGCTAGACAATGGTAAGACAATATCGGTACCATCACGAGCGCTGATTAAGACGATAAATGGACCCATAATCGCGAAAGATTTGAAAGTTGAAGATGAGCTGACGTAAAGTTGTCACATGTTTTAAATCTCTCTCTGTCATAACGCCAAAAGAATGGCGTTTTTTTGAGCACCACCGGCGTAATGCGGGTAATTTTCTCTTGCAAGATAGCCACATTGCGACACCCATGCGGTCTAAATTATTAGGTTTCTTGCCGGATATATATTTAGAATACTTTATTTCAATGATTAGGCGCTTATTAATCAGTAAATCTGGGACCATGAAGAATTCATTGCACTCTATTTGTAATGGTTCGTATCTTAGCGAGTGGACATCGCCTAATGATGCAAGAAGTTTTACGGCCTTCGCTTCCAGGGATGACTTAACTCTAAAAAGACCAAATCTGGTACGTATCGTTTGCACACGCGGCGATGTGGCAACGTAGTGCAAAGCGCTTATCTTTGACAAATGCTTTCTGTAATCGCCATAACGCATGTTGAGCGTGGCAATTCTTTTCCTGTTTGATTTTGGATTTTGAATAGAATACGCAACGCCGTAACGCTTCCGATGCGTCTTAATTATTCTCTCCCAAACGCCTGGTAGTTGAGTGTTGTGCGTAACGCCCAAATGTTCTTTTAGGGATTGCCGATAACGCGCATACCCGGATTTGCTCTGCATGTAGTGCTCAGAGCCGTACCGTGACTTAAAAGTTCGCCTTCTATGGTCATCTATCTGTTTGTATATAGTCCTTTTGTCCTTACAAATTCCATGCCTCTTCAAGGCGCGAACAACAGATGAGGTGCCGCATCCGACTCTTTCTGCTATCTGTATCTGTGAGAGGTTTTGGTCGACATACGCGTATTTCAGATATGAAGAATTGAGCCTCTCACGCAAAGTTGACGTGGATTTTCTACCCATGGGGTATATTTGATGAAGATTGTTAAGATAAACATCATTCGAGGGAATGTCCGGAAAGTCAGCGGTGGTGCCTATAACGCCAGCGGGATCACGGTCCTACCACAAGTCGGAATCCCGCACCGCGTTGAGTACCACGCTGACCTTCCGGACATATAGATGTGGATCTCCAGCCTGCCGCACGCCCCCTTATTAGGCAGTACGCCACAAAGAAATATGGGATGGAGAATGTCTGTAGCGTAGGCCTCTGGCAGACCTACAACCCAAAGCTCGCCTTGCAGGATGCGGCTCGGGCACTCGGAGCTGACCATCACGAAATCCTGAACATAACCAAGGAGCTTCCGGAAGACTTCGATGAAATGTCCAAGGAGGACGCACTCAAGGAGTTCGACGAGCTAGCCACTTACTATAAGGCGAATCCACACATCGTCGACATGGCTTATCGGATCGTCGGCCGCATCAAGACGCAGGGCCGGCACGCCGGAGGCCTCATCATTTCGTCCGTCCCCATCAGGGAATATGTGCCCCTGATGAAGCTCGGCGGCGTGGAGTGGACGACGGCCTGGACCGAGGGCAAGAACACGCAGCTCAGCAAATTCGGCTTCGTCAAATTCGACATGCTCGGACTCAAGACGATCCAATACATCGCCAACGCCTTGAAGCTCATCGAACAGAACCGCGGCGTCAAGATCGATTGGGAGAAGATCCCGCTGGATGATAAGGATACGCTTGCGCTTGCGGCCAGCCTGAAGACGGATTCGACGTTCCAATTCGATACGGATCTGGCCAAGAGTATCATCCTCCGCGGCGGCGTCAAGAGCTTTAACGATCTGATGGTCTATACGTCACTCGGCCGCCCCGGCCCCATGCCGCTTATTGAGAAATACGTAGAGCGGCGTGACGATCCGAAACAGACATGGCGGAATGAAATTCATCCGAAGCTGGCGGAAATACTTGGAGAAACGTTCGGCGTCTGCGTCTATCAAGAGCAGCTCCAGCAAGTCTGGATCGACGTCTGCGGCTTCACATTCGCGGAGGCAGAAGAGGCCCGCAAGATCATCGCCAAGAAATGGCAGGACAAGCTACCTGCACTCGGCCAAAAGGTCGTGAAAGGCGCGGTCCGATTGTTGGGCGGCAAGAAGGCGGAAGAGCTCTGGCAGACCATGGTCACCTTCGGCCGCTACGCCTTCAACATGGCTCACGCGACGGCTTACACTATCATTGCCTACCGGACGCTCTGGCTGAAGACGCATTACGCCCCGGAATGGTGGGCCGCCGTCATGTCGGACTGCGGTCGGGACAGGCTCGTCCGGTACATCGGGATCGCAAAGTCGGAAGGCGTTCAACTGGGGACCCTCGACTGCAGGACGCTCACAGAGAGCTTCACGGTCTCGGGCGACAGAGTGCTGCCAGGCCTCAACCTGGTCAAGGGCATCGGCACGTCCTCCAAGAAGCTTGCGGAGAACAATGCCGACTACAAGTCCGTAGACGAATTCATCGAGAAGAACGGGAAGGGGCGCATCGTCATGGAGCGCCTCATTAAGCTAGGCGGCTTCGATAAGATCTTCCGGAACAGGAAGACGCTCTGGCTCTGGTATCTCTGGAAGCACGCCGGCGAGAAGCAGACGAAGGACCTGGTAAAGGCCACGTTCGCCTGGCCGGAGAATCGCGTCGTCGCCGAGAGGCAGAAGCAGATCCAGGCCTTCAGAAAGCTTTACCCCAAGAAGAAAGTGCCGCCGAAGCTGGAGAACTGGAACCCGAAGATCGATCCGACGTTCGAGGATTTCGCCAAGAAGTTCAACGAAGACTTCATGGACCGGGAAATCCTAGCCTTTGAGAAGGCTCATCTCGGGTTCTACTGGTCATCTCCTATGAGCCAGTTCGTGCACAAGAACCTGACAATAGCCCAGGCCAAGTACTCGAATAACCTGGAATGCGTCATCGACTCTATTACCACGAAAAAGTCCGAGAAGACCAAAAACGAATATCTGAAGCTCACGATTACGGACGGCATCGAGACGGCGCCGCTCGTCGTCTGGTCCGATGCCTTGTCTGACAAGACGAACGCCGAGGCGCTTGCCGTCGGCGGAGGCATCTCCGTAAAGGTAGCCTGGTCAGACAAGTACAGGAGCTTCTCCATAGCTTCAGGGTCCATGATCATCCCGCTCATCAAGAAGGGGCTCGAGCCAGACGCGCCGGTTCTACCTGCCCCGGATGAATTAGAGGAAGCTTATGCTGCTGACGAGTAAGGATGGCATCGCCTGCGATCTATGCGGGAGAGAATACAAGCACAAGTTCTCGTATTACTCTGCGGAATTTACGAAGATCTCGGCCGACGCCGAGAAGAAGATCACTGGCCCAACGGAAGTGGACAAGAAGTATCTGAACCTGGACATCTGCCAGATCTGCTATGACGGCTTCGCAAAGAAGGTCGTAGAAGTCGCTAAGGCTAAGGGCATGGCCTAGGAGATAAAGATGGGAACCTATGATATGCTAGAAGTCGTCATCGGCGGCGAGACGATGCAGGCACGGCCCGTGGCCTGGGCTGAGGAAGTGCCCATCAAGTTCCAGACGACTTGCCCGAAATGCTCACAACTCATCGAGTTCGATGGGCACGACTTCGTCTGTGCCTCCTGCGGGACGCCCGGGGCCGTAAAGAATAACCCGCCGCCCCCGGTCGGGATAACGGTGGCGGTCTTTCCGGATCTCAAGAACGTGGGGATGGTGGAACAGAAGATCCCAAAGGGGCCTATCCTGGACCCCCTGGATGAGGGCCTGTTCCCGAAGGACTTGCTGGATCTCCAATACCTGGAAAAATCATGAAAGTCGTAATCCTAGGAAGCGGCTTAGTTGGCCTACTCGCCAAGGAAATCTTCGAAGATGCCGTAATCATCCCCTTCGGCAAGTCGCGATTCTTCTATTTCGCCCCACCCCTCGCTGATGACTTCATCATCCGTAGCGAGAAGATAGACCCTTTCATGGGCCCGTGCCTAAGACAGTTTTTTGGGCACCTCGCAGCCGCACCTCTCATCATGAAAAGGGTAATTTCACTGGGCGGACAACTCGCAACTGATTCTATCGCAATCAAGCAGTATATTTCGAAGGTCTACGAGGATGCTCCAGCCTACGCGCAGGACCTACTGAAGACGGAATTCGCTACTTATCCGATGACGTGCCACAATCTTTATAGGAAGCTTCTGGCGAAGCACATCAATGCCTTGAGGGCCGAGATAGAGGTTCGCGGCATCCCATTGAAAATAGACCCGGGTATCGTCCATTGCGATCTCGGCACCGTGGAATATGACCGAATCATCTCGACAATCCCGCTGGACGTCCTGCTGGAACTTACTGGCGTGTTTCAGTCGCTCTCCGCGCACGATGAACACTGCTTCCACATTACGACGGATGCTCTGGACTTTGAGGGAGCAAGCCAGGTCCTAGTCGCGGACAATCCTATCGGCTTTCACAAAGTCGACAAAGTCGGCATTTATGACTACATCTTTCACAATCTGGGATCCATTGAGACGCCGCTCCCTTATTTCGATGCCTTTATTGCCCATAACCGTTATCGTATCGTCGGAGAGACGAAAATCCTTAAGGCGATCCCGAAATCGCCGCACGCTCCCCGGATTCCAGAACTAAAGGACAAGTTCAAGATAGACCTGGTCGGCAGCTGTGCGCAATGGGACGACTTCATGGACATCGCTTCGTGCACCTGGCGGCTTCTCCAGCTGAAGGACAAGCCGTAGATGACTTTCACTCAGGACTTCCCTGAAACCTCCAGTCTCCTACAATACTACCTCTTTCTGGATAGAAATATGAACAAGGATAGAAGGCACAGGATGCTGTCGTTGCTCGGAGCAGTATGCCACGAATGCCAGATGTGCGTCCTCGGAGAGCATGCCCAGGAAGTCAGGGGGCACAAATTCGACCCGCATTGCTGGAGTTCGATGAAAGTCTCAAAGATCATGGTCATCGGACAGGGGCCTGGCCTGAATGAATGTCTGGAGGGGGTGCCATTCGTAGGGGATTCAGGCAAGAACTTCAATGAGGAGCTCGCGCGGCACGGCCTGACCCGGGACAATTTCTACATCAGCAACACGGTAAAATGCTATGCGCCTCAGAATCGTGCGCCGACGGAATCAGAAGTCAGTGCGTGTAAGCTCTTCTTACAGATGGAAATGGCCATTTTGAGGCCGGTGCTCATCGTGACCCTCGGGCAAGTCGCCTTCGACAGGATGTGTCCAAACCACGATTACTCGTCAAGCTTGGGGACGATTTCCAGAGATAACGGTTCGGGCCATGTGCCTGTCTTTGCGGTTTATCATCCGTCGCCGAGGAACTTGGAAGTGCCAGAACGGAAGGCGAGATTCAAGAGACAGATGGCCGTCCTTTGTGCTCTCGTTAAGAAGATTGAGGCTGGCGCTCTAAAAGATAGCCCTGAGTCGTTTTCTTGAGCTTCCAACCATCCTTCTCGACGAACTTCCGCAGCTTGCAGATGAGGGCGCTCGGGAAGCAGATTCCGAAGGCTTCTACCAGGTCCTTCGACGACACAGGTCCGCCCGCGGTCTGAAGCTTGTCCCTTAAGATCGTCAGCTTTTCCGGGCTATAAAGACAGAAGACTTCTCTCGGCTTGGACGCATCGATGAGGGATTTTAATCTCGATTGGAAAGTATCTGAAAATACGGCGGGGACTATCGTCCTGACTTCCTCGTCAGTAATTAAGAATACGTTCAGTATGTTGGGCATGGAGATTTAAATACCATGGCAAAATGTTGCCTCTACTGCGGAACACAGGAGAAGATCGTCATAGACATGACGATGTCCCTCGTGGAAGGGGAATCGCCGGTAGCCATCTCCCTGTGCGAACAGCACCAGAACAAGACGCAACTTCCGTCTCTGAAGAAGGCCTACCTAAAGAAGAAACAGGCTATCGAGAAATTGAAGCAGCAAGCCAAGCAATACGGCTTCGACGTCATGGACACTGCCCCGGCAGGGCAGGCTATCAAAGTCTCAGTGCCCGCTAAGGCTGCTGGGCCTACTATCGTGCACGTCCAGAAATCTGGAGAGCAGACATCGCAACCTGCGCCCCAGGCTGCGCCGGCTTCACAGCAATCAGACGCTCAATCTGCCGTTTCTACGCAAGGAAGGCCTCTACTTGCCAATGTTCCGGAGGATACCGAGGCACCCAGATTCGCTGCTCACGAAATCGACAAGAAGAAGGCACCAAAGGTCCTATCAACCACGGAGCAGATTTACGAGCGTGGAGACGGCCTGCCCATTAAATTGCCGAAGAAGATCGTGAGCGAGGCGGGCGAGACGAACATCCGGGTAGTCCAGACCGGTGGGGACGCTGCTATGCAGGCGCGGCTCAAGAACCTGAAAAGCCAACTGGACCAGAACGAGAACGCGCACTCCTTCAACAAGGACGGATACGCCCTGCGGACATGCACGCTCTGCCAGGGAAAGGGGAAGACGGCCATCAACGGTCAGATATGTACGAAGTGCAACGGAGCTGGTGAGGTGTCGAAACTCTAGGGCCTGTCGAATTTGCCCTTCCTCTGAAGGAAGCCGGAGTGCCTTGAGCCCTTCCGCTTCGGTCCAGCGTCCCCGCCCATCAGATCCCCGCCTAATGGACTTCCGCGGCCAATCTTCCCCTGTACGGCGCCAATCGGCGCATTGAAGTAAATCCGATGCCTCGGCTTGAGCGGCGTATCTTGATTACCAGATCTCTGTGGCAGGAGCTTCTTTTGTGCGGGGTATGATCTAAGCGGGTCCTGCATTCTCTTGAAATACCGCAGACCCATGGCTTGCTTGAGGTCGCCTGCTGTGGATTCGAATAGCGCGGTCAGTCTCATTTTGCAGCTTTTAGGGCCTTGTCCCTCTCAGGTTGTGGGTTTGGCCCGCCCCCGGTCCAGGGCGGCTCGTGAGACATTTCGTGCTTGTCGGCATTGGAGGTGAGGTCGACCAGCTCGTCCATCCGCGGATTCCAGCCAGCAGCCCTCTCTCCGCCCTCCACCAGCTCCTTGATAACCTTGTCGACTGACTTCAGGGCGAGGTCGCGGTCCTCTTGCGGGAGGCCCATGGAGCGCATTTCGGTGTCCATCGCCAGCTTGAACGTCGGATCGTCGATGTACTTGTGGCAGTGAACCTTGCTGAATGCGGCAGTGAGGGAGTCGGCGAACTTACTTTCGGAGATCGCAAGCTGGTACATATCGTCGATGGTCTCTCGATGGAACTGCATGAAGTGAGAAGACTCCCGCTTCACCTGGTCCGGCTTGTGATAAGCCAGACCTAGCCTAGCATCCTGGTGCAACATGTTGCGGACGGCTTCCAGGAGGAGCTTCTCACTAGCGTTCATGGCAGTCTCCATTTAATGGTCAACATATCTTTGAGGAAGGCTTTATGTTTAGACAAAATGACATCGTCCGTTTGAAGGAAGAAAAGCACGTTAAATATGTCTCCGGCCCAAAGGGCAGGCCAGCCACGCCCAAAGGGGATTGGATAGTCGTCGGTTCCATGGGTGCGGATCTCATGCTGGCTAGAAACAATACTATCATCCGAATTCCCATGATCGACGTCGTCAAAATCGCTTCGTATGACATGGGTAGGATTCTCAAGGCAGTCGACGACGCAAAGCCAGTATTTTAATTGAGCGCGGCCCCTTTAAGAGTATCCCATGGCGAAAGAAAAAGATGAGTTCCAGGCCGAAGAGAAGGCGATCCAACATGCCTGGGATTCTGTCGAGAAGGACTTCGGCAAGGGTTCCGTCATGCACGGGCAGACGATCATCCGCGATATTGAGGCTATCCCGACGGGATCCCTTCGCCTGGACATCGCCCTCGGAATTGGGGGAGTTCCTCGTGGCCGTATCACGGAGATCTATGGTCCTGAGGCGTCAGGGAAGACGACACTCTGCATGGAAATTGTCAAGAACGTCCAAGCCAAAAAGGGCCGGGCAATGTTCGTTGACGTCGAGAACGCCTTCGACTCTGCCTATGCCAAGAGGATTAATTTAGACATGGACAAGCTCTACCTTTCCCAGCCAAACAGCGGCGAACAAGCCTTAACCATCGTCGAGAGGTTCGTAGCATCGAATGCCATGGACCTTATCGTCATCGATTCCGTCGCCGGCCTGGTCCCCCAGGCAGAATTGGAAGGCGACCTCATAGATAAGCAGATGGGCGCCCAGGCAGCCCTCATGTCAAAAGCCTTACGCAAGCTGGCGCCCATCGTAAACAAGACGAAGACCTGCGTCATTTTCACGAACCAGCTGCGAGAGAAGATCGGAGTCATGTTCGGAAATCCGGAGACGACATCCGGAGGCCGCGCTCTGAAATATTGGGCGTCTGTCCGGATCGAGATCAGGCGCCTTTCGACCGTCAAGGAAGGAGACGATGCCGTCGCCATCATCGTCCGCGCCAAGGTCCAGAAGAACAAGGTCGCCCCGCCGTTCCGCCAGGCCGAATTCAAACTCGTCTTCGGGAGAGGCATCCAAAGGGAAGCTTGCATTGCCGACATGGCGGAGCAGTGTGGTATCCTGAAGAGGGCCGGCGCCTGGATTTGCTTCAAGGACGAAAAGATTGGGAACGGCATAGATCAAGCTCTTAAATTCCTTGTAGAAAGGCCCGAGATAACAGCGGAACTGGAGAACCTGGTCCGGGAGGAGATCCGGAAGAGGGACGTGATCATCAGCAAACCGGAGGAGGAAGCGCCGGAGGAATAAAAGATACGCCAGGCCCAATAGGAGTCTGGCTATGGCTATTGTCAGCGCATTCCGGATCGATGACGTCGTGTATCTAAGGTCCTCGGCGCAGATCGGCTTCCTGGAAGCCTACAAGATCAGCGGGATCTTCCAGCTCAGGAACGACCGGTATGTCTACACGATCGACATCAACAGGAGGCCGCCGTCCGCTCAGACGCTCGGCGACCATATTGACCTGAAGCGCATCCAGACGCTCTACTTCACGGAGGATGAGCTTCTGACGTTCTGCGAGGCCGAGACGCTTGTCGTGCAGAATCTCGAGAGAAGGCTGCGGGAGGAGAAGGCTCGGTTCGCTGCCAGATGTTCAGTTTCACCAGGATCGGGAAGCACCGGTCCGACTCCGCCTGGAAGCGGGAGCGCCGGATCAACTGGGAGTGCCCCATGAACAGACGATCTCTTTTAAAAGCCCTCACACTCCTCCCATTTGCACCCCTGCTCGGACGCAAGACAGAAGCAGCCATTCCGAATGGAGAAGACGACCTAGCCTATTGGCGGCGCATTCCGAATGGAGAAGACGACCTAGCCTATTGGCGGCACAAAGTAGAGCATTGCGAATCGATTGGGGACCATAAGAAGGCAGAGCTTTACCGCAGGAGACTGCTGCTCGCCGAGGACGTCGCTCTAATCCACGACATCCAACGGGCCAGAAATGGTCGGAAATTCTCTATGCACGTGGAACGTGTTGGTCGGGAAACTCTTTGCGTCACGATTCCAGCCGACCTATCGCCCCAGGAGGCCGTGAAGTATCTCGATTCCATAAAGAGACACTTTCGAAAAGTTGGGTGTCGCAATGCACGACGAGGTCTGGCACAAGCATATCTATTTAGCTGAACAAAAAGAATGTCAGACGAACAGACCCTTCACGATAAGGATTCTCGCACGTTCGGCGAGAACGAAGAACAAGCCATCATAGCGCTAGCCTTCGACCTCCCGGAGTTTTTTAGCTCCGTCGTGCCCTACCTCCAGATCGATCACTTCAAGCACATCCCGTCCAAGTTCCTGTTCGCCATCATCAAGAAACTCATAGAGAAGCACCGGGTATCGCCGACCCGCGGCCTGGTAAAGGACATTGCCAGGAAGAATCTCACGGTCGATGACGATTATGAGCCGATCATCTCCCTCATCGACAAGCAGTCTGATCCCCGGGAAGCTCCGGTTGTCAAGCAGTCCGTCGTCGAATTCGCCAAGCGTCGCGCCCTGGGACTCCTCTACTCCAAGGAAGTCATGGAGGAAGTCTCGCGCGGAAATTATGACCGCGTGAACGAGATCGTCGAATCAGCCAGGAAGATCACCGACGTCAGCCAGACGGGAATCTGGTTCTTCGAGCGCGCTCACGAGCTCTTCACGGTGGAGAATGAGATCAAGTTCACGACGGGCTTCCCGAAGCTGGATAGGTACATCAACGACGGCGGGCCTACGATAAGCGACGTCTTCGTCTGGATGGCTCCGACTAACGTCGGCAAGACTTACATGCTCTGCAACACGGGCGAGGCTAACGTGCGGGCCGGGCACAACGTCGTACACTTCTCCTTCGAAGGAGACATCAAGAAGACCCAGGTCAGGTACGCCGGCGCATTCACCAATGTGCCGGTCGTCACGCATATGCATCGGATGGCGCACAAGGATCAGATCACGCAAATCCTGAGCCGATGCAAGGCCCATTATGGAGCGGAACTCGTCCTCTACAAGTTTCCTGCGGACGAGGTCAGCGTAGACACCCTCCATCAGGTCATGGACTTCCTGAGGCGGAACAAGGGCTTCAATCCGAGAGTCGTGATTATCGACTACCTGGAACTCATGGTCTCGCGGAACAAGTTCATGAACCGGGACGATTACGCTAGACAGAAGTCCATCTCCACGGAGCTGTGCGGATTCGCCGACAAGGAAAACGTGGCAGTCTTCACGGCGACGCAGACCAACCGGTACGGCATGAACGAGGAAGAGCAGTCCAGCAAGAAGACGGCCGGGACTGGCGGCGGGAAGTCAATCGACCTGGATAAGATCGCAGAGTCCTTCGGGAAATCTATGCCGCTTTCCTACGTCGTGAGTATCAATCAGACGAAGAACGAATACGAGGCCGGCTACGACGCGAGCCGGGCTGAAAACACAGCCGCCCGAGCGAGACTCTTCATCGCCAAGAATCGGAACGGTCCGAAGTCCGAGACAGTAGCTATCCGTATGAACTACGTCACCATGAAGGCCAAGGAGGACGAGCCGGCCGTCAACATTACGACGGTAGGCGGGAATTCCTAATGCCAACTTACAACTACATCTGCGAACATCACAAGACGGAAGATAGTCAGGATTTCGTCTTCGAAGTCAATCACGGCATGAACCAGAAGCCGGAAGTCCTCTGTCCCCAGTGCAAGAAGCCCTGTAAGAGGACTTGGCTGGGGATGACGTTCCAGTTCTTCTTCCCTGGCAATGGGCTGGTCAGAGATAAGGCAGGCGCCAGGCGTAGTATGAACCTACACCAACTCGAGAACGACGACCCCTATGGTTATATGCGCCAGCCGGGCGAGAAAGCGGACTTGGTGGACAAGCTCCGAAAGGGCGGCAAGCACCAGGGACACCCGAAGGTCATCGCGACCCACGGGATCAAGAAGAAATGAGCTACTGTGGAATGCGTTTTCCAGGGTCGCCAGGTCTACTTCAAATGAAAACGTGGTACAGCGCCATCTGTCGCAAATGTGGAGAGGGCGCGCAGATCTTCGTCTCAAATCCGAGCTGTACTATGGCCTACCTTGGAGAGAAGGATAAGGAGATTCAAGCCTTCCTAGAGAAGCACTTCGGATGTGAGCTCGAGCTCATCTGGCGGGATGACCAACTGGACGCACTCTTCAATTCGGGCTGGAAAGTCAGCATTCTCCCGGGCGTCTGCCGTTATTTCCGACCGGAAAGTATTTCATCTCCGTGTCCAAGCACGCCTTCGTAATGTGTCAGTACACGAAGCAGTCCTCTCGTCCGCTCATGGCTGCCTTCATGGACGACGGGAGTGATGCCGTCAGATCGTACCCCCTGCTTCTCTCTGGCGTCGGTCTCAGCTTGAAGACGGTCTGGGAGAGCGCAAAGGCCATCCTTGGAGAATTCAAAGGGAGTCCTCTTCCCGCCGTAACGATGAACGACTTCAAAACGGTCCTTGATTTCCTGGACCGCGAATGCAACCTACTGGCGCATCCGTTTAACGTCTGGGATTTTGGCATCCCGAAGCAGCCGAATTACGGCACGCTGTCCGCCGAGAGGGCAAGGGAGATCTGCGAGAAGCTCGTCCGCGGCGTTGCCAGCATCCAGCCCACCCCCTGGATGAAGCTGCTTGGAAGAGCCACGCAAGTCTACCACATGCTCCAAAAGCGCGGTCTCATGAATGGCCATCTTCTTACCTATCCTCGGTATGTCCTCAACACGGTCAGTGGCCGGTCGAAGACGCTGGGTTTCAACGTCCAGGGGACGGACGCATCCTATGACGTGAAGCACCCCGATGAAGAAAAATCCTATTTCATCCATCTGGACTGGATCTCAGCAGACCTTAAGGCTGGCCAGATCCTGAGCGGGGACGAGCTCCTTGCTGAAGCCTTCAGGAAGTCCGATCCCTACACCGTCATGGCGAAGGGAGACCTGACCCGGGCAGATTGCAAGGGCATGATGATCCGTGCGCTCTATGAAATGGATCAAGATAGTCCAGCCCTTCAGTTCTGGCCAGACCTTCAAAAATGGGTCGCGGTCGAAAAAGCCAAGTTGGAAGACAGAGGCTGGACGGAGTCCGTTCTGGGTAGAAGGTTCAGAATGGCCACAGAAGGCGATCCTCTCCACAATATGAGGAGCGTATTTAACGCCTCGCTCCAGGGGACGGTAGTGCACGCCATGCACAACGCCCTCTGGCAGATTTACAAAGTGATGCCTGATTGTATCGTGGCGGAGATGCACGACTCGATTACTCTGGCAGCGAACAGGCATGCGATTAAGGAAGTTCTGAATGTCGGCGTCGAAGCCATGCTCCATCCGTTCAAGGACATACTAGATAGCAATCCGACGTTTCCGCTTCGGATTTACGTCGGCCGTCATTGGAAGAAGTGGAAGCTTTACAAGGAAATCCGATGACAGCCCCCAAGAACAAATGGTTTGCCGACAATATTCCTGAGGACGTTGCGAATATCGTCGTCCGCATCCACGTTAAGGTGCCAGGTGGCGGCACCATCTCTCGAGACTTTAGGACTGATGTAGAAATAGACTACGACAATCTCGAAGAGCAGCTCGCAAGGACACCAAGCGCGTTTTCTTATTGGGCCGGAGTCATGAGCGAGCAGAAGATGGTGGTCGGCGTATTCGAGCGCAAGATAAAGAGACGCAGAGCCATAGTCGCAGAACAGATCCTTAATACAGCCAAGGCAGAAGGCGTTTCCCTGCGTGCCGCAGACATAAAGGAACTCATTGAGGCAGATGACATTCTGGAGAAGCTGGAAGCGGAGCTCCTGATCGCGCAGAGGTCCTCTGGCAAGCTTTACAACATCGTAGAAGCGATAAAGATGAAGTCTGAACATTTGCGGTCATTGGCGGGCTTTAAGAGACAAGAACTCAGGGACGCCGGAAGCGTGTAGGCCGTATTTCACGGAGAACCATTAAAGGAGGAAGTCATGACAGTGATCCGGGAGAACGAGGACATTGCGCGAATCCGCAAGCTGATGCAGGACAAGAAGGGCGGCGGCCAGAAGGATCCGAATGAGTTCCGGTTCCCCAAGGCCAAGGAAAACGAGACGCTCACTTACTACATCAAGTTTCTACCGCCCGTTCCGAGCATGGGCGACCTCTGGTTCTACATGAACGGCAGCCACTTCATCGACAACAAGCGGCTGGAATGCCCGCGCATCCACGACCAGGGAGCGGAATGCCCGCTCTGTCAGTTCGGCTTCCAGCTGATGGACGGGATGGACAAGGAGCAGAAGAGCAAGATTGCCAAGACATACCTCGCCAGGAGCTACTACGGCGTCAACATCTACTTTCCACAGTCCACCAACGTGCAGGAAGATCTCCGCGGCAAGGTCTTCTGGGCCAACATCCCGAAGACGCTCTACGACAAATGCGAGGAATGCATCCTGCGGGACGACGCAGGAAGCGAGGATGATCCCGCGCCGTTCGGCCTGTTCTACAGCGAAAAGGCCGGATACGTCATGAAGGTCGTCATCAAGAGCAAGGGCGGCTACAACAACTACGAAGAGTCCAAGTTCCTGGTCACGACCAAGGGGCCTCTGTCCAAGGACGAGGCCAAAGTCAAGGAGATCCTGTCCAGGCGGCATGATGTGCCTACGAAATTCGTTGCACGCGATCTGGCGGCGCTCCAGGCGAAGGTGGACCAGATCCTGAAGAAACCGTCGACCGTCACGGCGGGAGACGATGCCGGCTTCCACGAGGATCACACGGAAGAACAGCCCGTGGCAGCCAAGTCTGCGCCGGCCGCAAAGCCCGCGGCAGCCAAACCTGCCCCAGCAGCAGCCAAGTCTGCGCCGGCCGCAAAGCCCGCGGCAGTCAAACCTGCTCCTCCTGCGGAGGAATTCCAGGACGAGGTTACGGAGGAAGCTCCTGCCAAGCCATCGGCTAAGACAGCGGCCGCAAAAGCTGCGCCTGCGCCGGAGCCCGAGGAGTCTCCGGCAGATGGTGGGCCCATCGCGGACGCGGAAATCGACAGCCTACTGAAGGAAATCAAGGACGAGTAGCCGGTTCTGCTAAAGCGTAATCGGAGGCGGGCGCGGGACACCGCGCCCGTTTCTTTATGAAGCACCTCCTGGTAGACGGCCGCAACTCGATCTACCGCGCCATGTTCGCGGGAATGGCGGACCCTGCCTTCCGAAAGTCCGGGTTCCACACCATCATCATCTTCGTTCGGTTCCTCCACCACTACCTCCGCACGTTCAGGCCATCAGAGATCCACGTATTCTGGGATGACAAGCCAGAAAACCTCTGGCGCCGGAAATTCTTCCCGGCTTACAAGGCACAAAGAAAGGCGGAGCGCGACAAGAGGAACGCCTTTGACGTCGATAAAGTCATGGCAGATTGCGTCAATGTTGCCATGGCGATCATACCGGAAATGGGCATCCGGATGTACTTCCGTGAGACACAGGAAGCGGACGACCTAATTTACGCGTTCATTCAGACCCTGCAGGACAAGGAGTCCGCGACGATAGTCTCCAGCGATAGCGATTTCGTACAGCTCGAGAAGGGAAATGTTCATGTCTTCAATCCGATGCACACTGGACACCGGAAGGAATATAGATATCCTCTCTTAATGAAGTGCATGATGGGCGACAAGGCCGACAACATTCCCGGCTATGTCGGCATAGGTCCCAAGAGGGCTGCGAAGCTCTGTGAGAATGATGGTGAAATGAAGGCCTTCCTGAAGACCAGGGGCATCAAGACGCTCGTCGATAATAGGTTCCTCATCGATATGTCGAAGTGCCCGTTCGTTGAGGACAATGTCAAGTACGTCAAGGCTATAAGATCCTCACGCCCTGTCTTCAACGGGCCTGCCATAGAGACGGCAGCAATGCGGCTCAAGATCCGGGGTCTCATAGGGGAATTCCATAGATTCGTCCTCCCATTCAAAAATCTAACCAGGATAAGTTAAAGGAGAAAAAGATGGCAAGCGTACACGTCGCCTCCACGATTATAAAGCCGATCGACGCCACGGGAAGCGTCGTAGACAAGAACAACACGACTATCAGCGTCATGACCAAGAGCAGCTCGGAGATCCGCGTCGACGTAGCTGGATTCCCGACTATCGAAGCGTATCTCGCGGCTGAGTATGCCAGCGGGTTCAGACTCATACACATGGATCAGACCTATATCATCACGGATGATACGCTAATCGGCAGCAATCCATAACGAGCCAGCTCCCACTGGCTTGACCTAGCTGGCCCGCAGGTTCGTGCTTGCGGGCCAGCAGCGTATATAAGTCAGGGTGAACAATGGGTAATTCGTGGAAAGTCGCTGAGCGAAAAGTAGCCCGTCTCCTGGGTAAGTGGGCTTGTGGAAATGAAGATGCCCTCCGCCGGATGCCCCTCCAGGGGCGCATGATGGAAGAGTATCTCGGCGACATTATAGTAAACGAGGCGGCTCCGGAAGATGTCCGAAAGAAAGGCGCCGCCTTCCTCAGCAAGTTCATGATCGACGTCAAGAAGAGGATAACCAAGCAGAGCGCTACGGGATGGCATTTCGAGCAGTTTCTGACCAGTCCGAAGCACCAAATATTTGCCTGGTGGCGAAAACTCGAGGGAGCGGCAGAGAAGTACCAGAAAATGCCACTTCTGATCATTACCAAAGGGGACAGAAACTGGTTTATATTGGTAGATGAAAAATTGTATGGTAGGGTCAAAGTCAGAAGGCAGGGTCTAATGCCGAATTCCATCACTATTAAGTGCCTGGAAGCAAAGACACTTATGGCAATGAATCTCTTTGACTTCCTGAAGATACCCGTGGAGGCCATATGGCCTGTGGAGCCTGCGGCAAGCGCCGAGAGCAGCAAGGCGCAAGCGTAGCCCCAAAGGGCTCACATATTGCCATAGGTCGCCCTGTCATTAGCGTCGGCGTTGCCGAACGCTGCCCCAGGTGCGGCTGGCCTATGAGACGGGTACATAAGTTCGACAGGGAGAAGAGACAGCCGACGCTCGCCCTGGTATGTATCAACAACCACTGTAGGTTCTCTCAGTGACGCAACTATGCCAATCTCTCCTACTCTGGCTCATGGCCGCCCTGGCCGTCGAGGCCGTCACTGAGATTGTCGTATCATCCAGCCTATTCTTCGGCCTCCGTACCGGCATTTCGCGTCTTCCAGGCCGGATCGGGGCGTTCTTCGGCGAGCTCGTTTCCTGCGGCTACTGCTTTTCCGTTTGGGCAAGCGCAGCCGTGGCATGGGCCCTTCCGGGGGCCCTCTTCCCCGGCGAGTATGGCTGGGTTGCCGATATTGCCTTGCGCACGTTCGCACTTCACAGGGTATCTAACTTCATGCACGGCAAGATAAAGATGGCGTGTGACCGGCCACCCCAGGAGCATGTCCTGACGCTGTTCATCCGGGAGAAAGACGATGACCAAGGAACTGAAACTGGAACCAGTAATAGTCAAGAGCCAAGCTGACATCGTCCAGGCCCTCAAGCCTTTCATGGACGACAAGCATCAGCTCCGGGCTTCACTCCTGGAAGGCTTTGAGCTGGTCAAAAAGCGAAAGCTGTTCAACGAGAAGACGGATTCCGGTCTGGACGTGGACCAGATGCACTTCTGGGTCGATGATCTTATCAAGCAGCGGATGGGTGGCAAGCGCAAGGACATGGTCGTCGTCTGGGAGTTGCCAGAAGGGAAGTTCCAGTTCGAACCTCTAACAAAGAAGCTTTCCGATGCCTGATCAATCAGTGATGGTGGACCTCGCCCATTATGCCGCCATAAGCACTTGGCAGCCTAAGATGGGCGACATCGTAATCTGGCACGGCTGGTTTACGCACTGGTATGGCGTCGTGAACCAGGTCCAGGCCAGTGGGCACGTTTCCGTTATCCGCGGCGGCCTTCCGCTCCTCCTGTTCACGATGGATCAGGATTCCATGCAGAGGAAGACGAAGCTGGTTCACATCACGAAGATCAGGGCGTCCCGAGGCGGAGAATGGGCGGCTATTCAGACGGCCAACAATCAGATAACCTGGTTCGTATGACGCCAACCATCCTCCCCTATGTCCCGCTCCTCGAGCTGAAGGATGTCAAGCCAATTCTCGGGCGCCTTTGTTACTTCATAGAACCCTACAAGCTGGAAGGCGTCGCTGTAGTCATCTATCTGTCCAAAGGGCTCTTTCACGTAAAAGCCAGCAAGTGGAGTGGAATGACGGTCTCTGCTGACCTGGACGTTACGAAGATCAAGAAAGGAACGCTGGAAGCAGATATTCTGGCGAGGTGGATACCGCACATCATCAAGATTATGAAGTATGCGAAGATCATCCAGGCAGAGTACTATTTCAGTGGGATGATGCTCGTGGACGTAAGGCTATCCGTGGACAAGTTCATCGGACCCGGCATGCTCCGGGACCTCTTTGCCAAGACCATTTCCACCCAGAAGATCTTGAAGGTCGCGGCTGCGACGGAAGAGGAAATGAAGGGCATAGCCGCGATTCTGAAGCCCTCTGTATACAAAACTATAGTAGCCGGAGATGATATGGTCCCCCTTTACTGCAAGATATGAAACTCAAGAGACTTCACTCCAACATCGCGGGCGTAACCCTCGTGAGGCCGCTTCCGATGTTCCTAGAAGCGAAGCGAAAGCGAAAGGCGCGCCGCAACAAGTAGATATGTCATGCCCCTCATCGAATTTGTCAATCCGAACCAGCATAGCGTACACTTGATGGGTCCGGACAAGAAGGTCATCGTCGTAGGCGGCAAGCAGAAGGTCGTCCTCCAGGATTGGTTTTCCAGGTATGCGCCCAACTTCATCCGACCGGTCCGCGGAGTAGAAAGGGATTCCATCTCCGTAATCAATCCCAATACGCGTCCGCAAGTCCAAGTCGCACGTGCCACCCGACCCAAGATCCCCACTGGCATAAAAGGAATTCGAGTAGAATATGCGAATCGTGCGATCAAGGTATTGAATGAGCGGCATGGCCATCCGCGCCAGCCAGTAAACATTAGGAACCATGGTCCTATCGTCGGAAAGACGACCTTTCACGGGGAGGTCGCGACAAAGTATTTCCAGATGATCATTCCGTCTTTCAGAATTTGCCTTTCCAACGACATTGGCGTCGGCATCTTAAGTTACAACAGGCTCGGATCCATCCAGCGACTTCTGGCGTCTATTGCGGCTCACACGAACCTCCAGAGAACAACCGTCTTCGTCAGCGATGAGTCATCCCAGCCGGAAGTGAAGCAATGGCTGCGGACCGTCGACTGGATCGTCCTTTTGGACAATCAGGAACGTCTTGGGGTTGCAGGGAATACAAATCGCCTCATCCAATGCCTAGATAGGTTCAGACATAAGGTCATCCTCAATGACGACGTCGAGATCCTGGCCAATGGTTGGGAGCAGTTTTATCCGGTGGCTACGGCCGAATCCGGGATCCATCATTTCTGCTTCAGACAGCTTGGCGTCTATGGCGCAGCAAAGACTGGCGTCGTAGAAACCAGAATCAAGGGCAGGCTCATCAAGTCGGTCCATGATAAGCCGCAGGGCGCCGTGATAGCCTACGACGATGCCGCGGCCAGGGCCGTCGGCTTCATGGACGAGTCTATGGGGCTCTATGGAATGGAGCACGTCGACTGGTCCAATCGCATATCCCTTTCCGGCATCCAGCCGCGAGGGTTCCACGACGTGGAGGGCTCGGAGCAGTTCTTCAAGCTCCATAATGAGTCTTCCGCCGTCGAGGGCAGGGTTCAGCTGCTGCTCAAGGCGCGAGAGCTCTGGGAAAGCGTAAAGACAAATCCTGCTCGAATTCACGTCCAGCGCACGCCGCGTTCAGACGTACCGAGCGTAAGCTGCGTCATTCCCTGCCGCGGTTTGGAAAGACAGAAGTCTGTCGATGCGGTCATCGCCTGTATCAAGGGCCAGAACTTCCCCGCCGTAGAGATCCTGGTCGTCGAGCAGGACGAGACGGAGAAGATCCGCCTGAGCCAGTTCGCTCGGAAGTTATTCATCAGGGCACCACGCGAACAGCCTTTCTGCAAGGCAGTCGCCTTCAACAAAGGCGTAGCAGAGACGAAGCATCTACAGCTGGTCCTGCAGGACGGGGACATTATCTTCCATAGGGATTATCTTAGAAAGCTCATGGGCGTGCTGAAAGGGCAGCAAGGAGCCCACATCGGCAAGGAAGTTATCTACATGGACAGCGCTAGCACGAGTGAGATTATTTCCCAATTCAGAATCAGCGAGAGCCTGAAGTCGAGCCAGGTCGTCGGTTATTTCGAGGGAGGCTCTCTGGCCTGCACAAAGCAGGCGTACTTCGCCTGCGGCGGGTTCCTAGAGGAGTTCATCGGCTACGGATGTGAAGACTGCGACTTTTTCAATAGGCTCAAGAACCTCGGAAAGTTCTTCGACGTGCGGACGGAGGCCTTCATCCATCTAGATCATGGTCGCCCGCCGGGATGGAAGGAAATTCACGCGAAGAATAAGAAGCTCTTCGCCAATCTCAAGGTCGGGCATGACATGACCCAATTGTCGGGATATTGTCGCGGAAAGCTGCGTACTGCCGGGTACGGCCCCCTCATGGATAGCCTGGGCATTTAGATTGATGTGCTCGGAGCATTCTTTTAAATTCAATTAACGCGTGATAGCTCCGAGCCAAATTGACCCACACGCATACCAATTGGATGTTATCCTTTAGATAGCCAGTCGAATTCTCTATCCTGTCGATGCTACAGGAATTTAGATGACCTCCCTGGAGTCTCATCGGCACTTTCGTGATAGCGCATCGTCCTTTTTGACTCTTATAAAGATCACATAAGAAATCGAGCGTTAAGTTATGGTTAAAACCCTTTCGTCTTTTGAATATTTTGCTATGAATACGTTGTCTTATTACTCGGAATAAATGTCTGAAGTATGTTCTGATTTTGGTATCATTGGTATTGTATTCCCGACCGCCGCCATTTCTAAACTGTTTTAGTGTTTCTCTAAATTCTCTGGCCGTATGTCTTCGACGGCCCAAATTTACCCATTTGCATACCAGTCTAATATTTCCTTTGTTATACCCCATATTGTTATCGATGCGGTCAATAGATACTGAAAGAAGATGTCTAAAGCAGTGTGTCATTTTAATGCCGGTGGCTTTACATCTTCCATTTTGACGTTCCCATAGCTGCATTAGGTATTCAATGCCAAAATCGCAAGGTTTTCGTAGCCTTGCCAGAGCGGATCTGAGGAAGTTTTCCGGAGTGCTCTCTCTGTGCTGTTTTATGGAGTCGTTGTGCTGCCGTCGCCTAGCCGGGCTACTTTGCCTTTCTCTACTTTCTAGTCTTTTCTTTAATTTCCTACACTCATAACAAATATTCTTGCGTTTTGGTCTGAAGCGGGATAACTCGGTAGTGCCACATACGTTGCACCTTGGGGTAAGATTAGTTTGGCTTCTTGATAAATGTTCCCTTGCGCGGCACCCACAATGTGGCGGGTATGATTTTGCCACATAATTCACTTCTGATATGCACTTTACGCATTTATTACCACATTCGCAGTAGAATTTATAGAAAACGCGCTTTGGTTCATGTTGCATATGAAAAGGGCGACTCACCACTTTTAGATGGCCGACGATAGTACCTATCTTTAGTCGCCGATGCTGCGAATCTATTGGCAAAAAGTACATAGATGATATGCGCGTGCTATTACCACATAGACCCGGGGGCGCTTTCAGCTTCATATCAGATGGATGGCTCAATGCCTTCATTGCCACGGGTCACCAAGCGCAACGCTGGGACGGCAAACAAAGCTCCTGGAATATATTTGATCCGGATCTGATAATCGCATGTTCTGGCCACCGCCAACCCATACCCGCACCGCGCGGCAGAACAAAATTGGCCGTCCATGTGAACCCTTACGGGCCAGAAAAAATTAAAGGCATTGATGAGCCACAGGAGGCTATAAACTGGACTCTCGCGCAACGGCCAGATGCCGTATTCGGATACGGCCACAAAGACGACGGGAGATTCTGGGAGTATTGGACTTCAAAACATGGCATCCCTTGGGTGCCGATGGCTACGGCCGGGGATGCCACTGTCTTCTACTCCAGGCAAGGTCTAACAAACGCCCCGGTGCCGCGCGACATCCCCATAGGGTACGTTGGCGGTCGCTGGGATTACAAGGCCAAGAATTTGGACAGATATCTGTTTCCCCTTTTCTCAAACAAGACGCTTGGCTGTAAGGTCCATGGCTGGGGCGGTTGGCAGCCCGGGATCAGCTCTGGTGTCATTCGGGACGAGGACGTGGCTGGTTTCTTTTCGAGATGCCGAGTCTGCCCCTGCGTTGCCGAACCCCATACCACACAATGGGGTATAGACTTGCCGGAGCGCGTATTCAAGGTTATCCTCTGTGGCGCCCTGGCTATCCACGATCCTGTAAAGGGCCTGGAACGATTCTCGACGAACATCGTCATGGCCAATGGCCCGATGGAATTCATAGAGCTCTGTGTCAAATGGTCCAGACCGGAGATGGAACCACAGCGGCAGGAACTCGCCCGGAAACAGCGAAGGGACATATTAAACGGACACACTTACTTCCACAGGCTGGCAGGACTGCTGAGGACAGTAGGATTTGCAGGGGAGGCGGATAAGATGCTCGAGCACGCCAAATCAATAGTCTAAGCCGGCTTCTCTTCCCTCTGTTCCGCTTCCAGCTTCGCCACGAGCTTCTTCAAGTCCACGAGCGGTACCTTCTCCAGTTTGATGCCCTCATCCAGGAAGGCAAAGTCCACTTTCTTCTTTCCGATCCCGTCCAAGACCTTCCGGAGGGCCGCCCCAGAGGCCTTCATCCAGAATTGGGCCTTTTGCTGGCTAAGCTTCCTACGATATTCCGTCGCAAGCCTGATGATAATGAGATCCCCATCCGCGAGGGAAAGCTTTTCTATTACGGACTTCAGGAGAGCATCCTTGACGTCGGGCGCTGGTTCGCCGCCAGGCAGATAGGGTGGTTTCGGAGATCCGTTGTTCATGGGGGTCCCTTTTGGATTATGCGTGTGAAATACAGGTAGCCATCGCTATCGTCCTTGCGGACACGAGGATGTTGCCGATATAGAGTTCCTCGACGAGGACAGCCGGCTTGCTCTTGTCGCTATGGAACCAGGATTTGGCAAGGAGGAGGGCTTCGTTGGGCCTATACTGTCTTTCTGAGTGCGACCAGGCGAGATTTTGTGGCAGGAACGGATGGCCTTCTATGCTCGCCATCTCGCGGTAAGCCCTGTAGTATCGTTCCTCTTTTCCCGTTGGGATGAATTGTGATCTGTCGAGATGCGCTGCAATGAAGACCTTTCCATTACCTGTGCCGCACGGAGAACCCGTATACCTGACAGTGTAAATAAGGGTACCGGCGCTTTTCATATCACTTATATCGGAAGAGCTACAGATGACGTCTTCTTTGGACGGAGGGAAGAGAGAACCATCCCTGACGTCGGCCCCCAGCCGGACGGCAAAATGGCTGATTTTCATACAGACATTTAAAACAGACTTGGATTCTGCTGTCAATCATTTGTGTATCTAATAAATATGGAACCACTTCGCCTCAGGCTCGTGAAGCAGGCAAAGGAAGAGGAATCAAAGTACTTTCAGAAGTATATCGTCATCAAGAGAGAGAAGATTGGCGGCCTATTTGCCAAGTTCATGAAGGCCGTCTTCAACGCAGACATCGGCCCCCGGGAAATCGAGACGTTCAAGAGTACGCTGGATGGCATGATGAATCTCCAGGGCCTCCACTATTTCGTCGTCAATCTGGATGAAAAAGAAGGCCGGGAAGCCATGATCCAGTACTGGCTCTTGAAAGGCTATCCTCGCGAAGAGATAGAGAAGTGCATCCCAAGTTTAAAGGAAGAAGCCAATGACCAAGCCAAAGGCAAAAGCTGAGCAGAAAAAGGAAGTCCCACCGTATCCGGTCGTCCCAGCAGACCTCCGGGAGATGGCAGGCCGGATTCAGTTTAGCCTGAAGCCGAGTCCCTTCGTAGCGGACAAGGCTGCGGACGACTTCGCTACCTTCGTGACAGCGAACATCAACCATAGCGCCCTCCGTATACTATCTCTGGAAGCTAAGATAAATGGCGACAACCCCACGGTTGCGATCCAGAAGGCGGATGAAGCCTTCGGCGGAGTTGCGGAATTCATTTTCGTACAATGCCCGTACTGCCACACCCCACTTCACATCATCGACAACATACACCTCGCGAATTGCCCCGAAGTCCAGAAGAAATATTCCGGCAAGACGGAGCTCTGGACGACTGGGCAGTGCCTGAAGGATTTCCCGGATACCCAGATGAGATCCTGGCTTGCTTCCTACATTGCACATCTTTCAGTAATGGCGCCCGGCCCGGTTGCTGAGACGAGCCCGATTCCGCCGCGTCCGGCAGTCATCGACAAGCGCAAGGGGTTGAACGCGATTCAGCCCAAGATCCGCGTCGTGGGGCAACCTATCCGGGTCCAGCCACAAGTTTCTGCGGTATCGCAGAGGAAGGGATTCGTACCGCCGCGGATGCAGAGAGGGTTCCGGAGGTGATTACTTCTGGCTTTTGAAGAACTCGACTTCGCCTAGGCGCTTTACGGCTCCCTTTCTCGACGAAGACGTGCCGAGGTTCTTCCCCTTCTTGGATAGGACTCGCCATTTCTTGGGGCCGATCTTCTTGATGCGTTCCAGGATCACATCTTCGGTGAGTAATCTGAGCTTCATAAGGTAGCTTTGCTGTGATCACGCACAAGGAATGTCGGAAGAATCTCGGCGGATGCGGGCAGGTCAAACTGGTTGGAGAGTTTGGCGTGGACATCAAGAACTGCGATGGCCGCAGAAACCTCTGCAAGATCTGCGCGAATGCAAGAAGAAGAGCGGCATACAAGACCAAAGGACCTACCGAAGCTTCTGCGCCCCCGGCATGACCTCGAGCACGGCATTCTTCGCCCAATCCCAAATATCCAGTTTCAGGTCCTTTAGCCCCGATGACGTAATGGGATAATTCTGGGTCTCCACCACCTTCTCTTTTTCCATCGCTTGCACAACCATGATTGGGCCCGCTTGCACGCGCCTTTCTTTATTTAGAACACCGAAGATCGTCCTTGCCAGGAAGAGAGGTATGCTCTGCGTAGCCTGTTCCGCCTTCCGCATGATATCCGCCCACTTTTCATCCCTCGTTTTCTGCTTACCGGGCTTACCCGTTCCAAGGCTTATGAGATAAGTCCTCTCCGCGACGGATCTGCCACCGGCTCCGGCGCTTACGCGGCATCTTATGACGTCGTCGCGGATGGTGTCGCTAACGGGGCTGGGCCAGTTAAACTGGAATGAGTGGAAGTCCTTTCCAAGTCGCTTAATCCCAGAGAATACTTCACTCTCCAGAATTCTGGCGACTTGGATAATGTCTATCTGGCCTGCTTCGGCTTCATGTAAAAGACAAAGTCTCATAGCGTATATTTGGATCCGTCGGCCATCTTCTTTGTATTTAAGAAACGGAGCGGGAAAGATACAATGAAGGTTCCCAAGCCAGTAAGACGTCTGATCTGCCAGATCTTCGGCCACCGATGGAAACTGATGCTGGACAAATGGGACAGGCCATGGCCGCTCTATTGCGTGCGTTGTGAGACGGCAGACCTGAATACTAGGCTATTCAGCATACGCCAGATAAGGGATAGGTGGCTCTGGAGGAAGAAGCGAGGCCTTCCGAATGAATTGGCCGACCGCGGAGACACGATAGAGTTCCTGGAGCAGGAATGAGCAAGATAGTCGTCCTGCATGACAAAGAACCGACCCGGTGTCTGGTGGGTACCATAAACCTGAACCAGGACGGGCAATTTCCTGTCTTCGCCGCGGACTATCGCCAATCGGCGAACCAAGAGAGCGCAAGCAAGCTTCTTCGGTTCCTGTCCGGGCAGCGATTCATCATCTTAAGGATCTTCAGCAGTACCTACCACGTGTTCGTCGATGAGGATGTGGCGGTCCCGGTCGCGATCGATGGGAAACTCTGTGCCATAAACTGGCACTTAAATTATCAGCCCAATGAACCAGATCACGTTGCGTTTTTCAAAGCTCTTTTGGAACACGGAAGCTGGGTCCTTTGCGTCGTCACCCAAGACAAGGTCTTGCGGACCGTCATCGGACCCCGATGCCAGGTAATTACCTCCAGTACCGTGGACGCCACGTTTGAAAATACGGAGATTTTCGATCGCATTAGTACATAGGAGCCAAAATGCCGAAGACAACGGAAGACCGCCGGATTCTGATCATGGCCCGCGATTTCCTACAAGATGGGATTCAGGGAAATCCGGATGCCGGAGACGTTGCTACGATAGTAGATTGGGACAGGTATGACAAAGTTATGTTGAATATCAATGGTTATCTGAACAAGACCCAGAAGAAGGCGAGATGATGGAAGAAGAACTTTTTAGATATCAGGTCCTGATCGTAGTTCTCGTCGTGAGCATTATTCTCATTGTCATAGACCGCTTCAGAAAGAAATAACCCGATTACCGAGTTCGCCGATCGGACCAGAAACCGTCTCGCCCGCCTTCTTCCCGTCCAGACGCCATTCCTTCCCGTCCCAGACCAGCACGCCGAATCCCTGGATGGAGATCTTCTTGCCAAGGCCCTCTGCAGTCAGCGTGACCTCCCTGACCCCATTCACGGGGGCGGAAGAGACGGAGACCTGGACCGCCTGAGGTGAATATTGGCCCTGATTACCCAGACCCTGCAATCCCACAGAACCCTGCCAGCCTTGATAACCCGGCGGGCCGACAAACCCTTGAACGCCTTGAGAAGGGCCAGGGTAGATATCATCATCTGGAGCAAGCGGATTCCAGTTGGGATTGACGGCTCCGGGAGCTGTAATTGGCTTCGCCTTTCCGGCAAGAAAACCCTTCTTGCCAGTCAGCTTCTTGATGAGGTCTGCGAGCGGGCTCATGTCGGATCCACCTTTCTGCCTCCCATCTTGCCAAGCGGCAATCCCGACGGTTTATCTATGACCGCGGGAGGGGAGAGCGGATTACCAAAAGCAGGCAATTGCTTATTCTGGAGTTGTAGGATGCCCAGCTGTTGCAGTTTTTGCAGAGTTGCAAAGTCGCAGTTCTTCAAGACATCAGCTAGAGTTGCGGGCGAGACCTGGGACGGAGCCGCCCCCCCGATTTTATAATCATCTTCTGGCGCATATAGGGAATTTTGCAATTTCTGATTCATGAGGACTAGCTGCTGCTTCAAATCAACTGCCTCTTCCTCTTTTATTTTGGCAACCTTCTTGGCTTCTTCTGATTCGTAGAGGACCTCCGGTAAGATGATCTCTACGCCCCTCAGGCTGAACGTACCCTCAAATGTGTCCTCTGGATCTGTTCCTTCGCGCGTGATCAGGACATAAACGGATTTGTCGCTTTTGTCGCCTATTATCTTGATGTTATCAAAAAGAATTTGACTATTCCAGCTGTCTTGGACAGGGACTACCTTCCTGATTATCTGTGCATTCTCGTAGGGAGACCCCATGTTCGTTATCTTGACGTGAAAGACCATCTGCTTGTTCTCGAGCGACTCTGCGATTTTTACTATGTCCGTATCCTGATCATCCTTGGGCAGATCCATGATCTTGGCGATGCAGGACGGACCAAAGTCCGAATTTATGTGTCCGTTAAGCACCACGCGTATTGTGGTCCATTTCTTACCATCGCTCTTGAACAATACCCCCGCCGCGCTCTGCTTCTTGGAATAGAAGAGCATATCCCCGTTGCTGTGAAGAGGCGGGCCCTTGTCGCCAAGTTTCTTGGTCTGGGGCTGGAGATCTTTCGCTTTAAAGGAATAACAGCCATTTGCGGCCTTGTTCTGGCCTTCCTGCCAGCCCTGGGCTCCAGCCCAACCAGATAGAGGCATGGGAGACATGGCTTTTAAATACGAGACGGTGAATTATTGACGCCAAACGAATCCTGTGGTTTGATACCGTCATGGAAACAACCTGCCGATATTGTCGGGGCGTGGCCAGGCGTACGCGAGAGACATGGGACGGTGCCTATGTCTGGGTCTGTGAGGGCGTAGGTGGCCTGGGTGGGTGCAAGCGGAGGATGATCTACAACTTCCAGTACAAGCTCGTCGTCATCTCGCCAAGCATCAAACCTCGCCAAGGGCCTTCTCAAGCCTCTGCCGCAAAGACTCCGGGTATCCAGCGCGTGATGGAAGCGGAGGCGGCTCCTCAGGAGCAGCCTTAGGGAGCGGAGGCGGCACCTCTGCCTTCTTCTCCGATGCTAGTTTCGCGACGACAGCCCGCACATCCTTCTCAATCGCGGCTTCCCATTCACCACGGACGTTGTTGTGCCAGAGATTCTTGGGGATCGTCACGCCACCCACTTCCCACTCCAGGACTTCTATTTCTGCCTTCTGGCCTGGAGCCGCAACCGCAACGCCATCCGCCGCGATAGGCCTCTTCTTACCGAAATCCGGCTTGTCGTGCTTGAGCTCGGCCCGCCAGTCCACCTCGATGATGTCGCCGACCGAGCGGTCATTGGTAAGCTTTACATCGAAGAACGTCCGAGGATCGAGAGCCACCGCATGGCGTCCGGAAATGACTTCGCTGATCGCCTGTTCCAGCCGTTCCAGGAATGTCATGTCTGATCTTTGCTAAAATAGGGGATTATGCTTCCGTTGTGTGCCTTATAGAGGACGGCATCAGGCCACTCCTTCCCGATCGCATCCAAGACAGTCGGCTCGTTATCGATCACGAACTTGGGTATGTAGTTCTTCCTCTTGATGGCATCCACCTTATATTCTGGCGCCTTCAGCATCCGCTGGCCTTCCGGCTTCAGGATGATATCCGTCAGCGGAATGCCCTTGAGCACTTTCATGGCGCTGTTGATCATCTTTTCCGGCCGGCCGGAGACGGCTACCACGGGGAGGCTTGACTTGCTGGCCAGGATACGGATGAAATCGTAAATGGCTCTATGTGGCGCATCCAGATGCGTGAAGGCGTCGTCCAGGAACATCTTGAAGAACTGACTGACCTTGTCCCTATCCTCCTGGGATTGCTTCGCCTTCTGTTTTAGGGCATCCAGCTTTTCTTCCCAGTCCTCGGGGGTGGCCTCGATGTCGAGCTGCCTGAGGGACTCTACTGCCCGATTCCCGACCGCGACGAGGGTGTCGTCGATGTCGGTTATGATGACCTCGAGGCCGAGGACTTCACAGAGCAGACGTTCGAATGCCATACGGTACTTTTGGTTCGTATTTTAATTCCATGGACGCGCCAAAGGTCAAGAAGTATCCCTTCATCGACGAGGTTGGTTATGTCCCGAATGAGATTATAAAGAAATGGGCGGGGGTCATAGGTAAAATACCCAAAGGGCCTCTGCCCAAAATCATCTCAAGCCAGGAAGAATTCGTAAAAGAGTTCGGCACACCCTCACCCGCAAATTCATTCGAGAAGAATTTTACATTTCCCTTGCTCAAGAAAGTGAATCCCGGCGTGAATTTCTTCGCCGATAGTCTGGTCAGCGTGCAACCAATGCCGACACCGTCCATGAAAGGGCTGAAGGCAGCCTGGTCCGTAGAGGCTGTGGAAGACCTAAAGGCGGTTCACGGCATTGACATAGGAGAGCGACTTCAAGAAGAACTGATCCAGGCAATGTCCCAGCAGATGGCCAAAGAGGTCGATGAACAGATTCTTAAAGACCTTATAGAGCAGGTCCAGGAAGCGAAGCGTAGGGTGGCGATAAAGGCAGAGGAGAAGAGAAGGGAAGCCGTGTGGCGCAGTACTTTCAGCGTCATTGGCCGGAGATATTTGGACCCGGAAGAAATAAGAGCCGAAGAAGAGTCGGAAATCGAGACAGTGGAAAGAAAAGTCATCGTGGTCGTGCCGGACTTGCCGTTCGGATTAGGCTGTAGGCGGGTTCTGGTCTAGATTCGGCAACTCAGGTGGGGCTAGCTGCACAGACTCCCACCGCGGACAGCTCATGTCATCCCAGGTGCCTTCCCGGGTATTGGGATTATCGGGAAAAGGCGGCTTCATAGCGCAATCCCCGCAGTTCGTCTGCTGGAATTGCGTATAGTGCTTGCACGTCTTACAGACCTTTTCTTGATCTGCCATATTAGCTCCCCAGCTTGCTCAGGATCTCTTCTGGATTTGCAGCGAAGGTCCTCTCCTGTCCGGTGGACGATTCCCTTCGGAAGCCGAGGTTCCTATAATACTCTTCCATTCCCGCAATGCTATTGAGCCAAATCTGCTTCTTTGCCATCTTCGCCTTCTCGGCTAGATATTTCATGAGCATCGATCCGGCGCCCTTCTTCGTGGATCCGAACATGTGCATCCAAATGACCTTCGGTTCCTCAGACCAGGATATGGCACCGATGACCTCGTCGCTGTCCAGCACGGCAGTCCTGGTCATATCGTCGTTGGTCAGAGCCCCTACGACGAAATTACTATTCTCCTTCTCCAGGTCCACCTGGTCAGCTAGCTCGGACTTCGCACCCGGGCGCAGCTCAATAATGCGGTATGAAGGCTCAGCTTCTGTCAATAAGGATAGGCGCATAAAATAACTTTGCCAATGGAAGAGAAGGGGAGCGTTAGAGGGCGACCGCGGTGAGCTTCTTCTCGAGGTCTTCGAGCGTGCTGTCGTTCTTCACGACTTCGTCTGCGTCGTCTGCGACCAGTTCGTCGGAGAATCCGCCGTCGACGCCGGGCCTGTCTATCCAGATGACCTTATCGAACAGAGGCCTGACGACTCCGAGCTGCCTTCTGGTCCGTACCCCGGAGACGACATCCGCCTCCCGGACCGCCTCATCTACTGGATAGGCTGCGTCCTTTTGCTGCCTAGCAAGGCCATACTCCCAGAGCTGCTTCCGATATGTCTCCTTGTCAGCCAGGATCTTCTCCGGATCGAGGCCTTTCTTGGCGGCGAAGTCGCGGATGATGTATTTAGAGGTGCTATCGACAACCTTGACACCCAAGATCCTGCCGAGCATCCGGGTTGCTTCGGTCTTGCCGGACCGCGTGTATCCGAGGACGAGGATTTTCATGGTATTTAAATACTTGAACGGATATTCCAGTACCTGGTTTAATATCTTTGCAAACGTATCTAACTCCTCCAGGAGGAAGCCATGGAAGAATTGATGGGACAGCTCCGGCTGCTTCAGAAACAGGATCTGGAGCTTGAGAGGGCCAAGAAGCGCCTGCGCGAAGTCGAGAAACAGGCCATAAAAGCAGCCTTGACTGTCATCGGCCTCGTCCTTTCCGCGGTCCTCTTCGGCCTGGCTATCGTCTATTTGGATCTTGATACGCCGATCTGTACCTACCATCTGCTCCTACTATCGCCTTTCCCTTTCATGTGCTGGGTTCAAGGCGTTCAGGGGAAGGAATGGGAAAAGTTTAAGAAGGACATGGGATAGGCCTGATGAAACAGAAGAACGCCCTGGAGTCCGGTTTCTGCACGGCGCTTCGCTGCCGGGTATTCGTCAGGAACGGGGATGGCGTGCAGTTCGTGGACGGAAAGAAGGAAATCCAGCGCTATTGCTGGAGGTGCTGGCTGCGCAAGGTCTTGGACGTTCCAGAAACGGTGAAGTGATACGCGGTGTCCTCTCTCCACCTCAAATCCTTGACCAGGGATTCCTCTATCTGCTAAAATTAGCCAGTGGACAAGGAGATTGACGCATGGACGCGGGAACGACGGAAATCTTCAGAGGCCATTTGGACGAGTGCCTAAAGCACCTCGACACCAGGCTGGCCATATTGGCGCCAAGACGCTCAAGGAACTCCGCAAAGTCCAGGCTGCCTATGGCGATATTCTGCGGTATCCAGGGTAAGTCAATCTTGGAGTGGTTTAACGAGAAAGCCAAGCCCAAGGGTACGCAGCTCTTCAAGTGCATGTGTTATTTGGACATGATCGGGTACAGGGTCATTGAGCTTGAGAGGACGAAGAGGGTCAAGCGCAACATCGTGGAGCTTATCGGCTTTGGCGTCTTCTCTTCTCAGCAAGTGACTGAACTCTTGGGTTATGCTTCTTCTTCCCACTTCTTCCGTGCCATGGAAGGACAAGCTGACAAGACCATGGAACAGAAGATGTGGGATCTTTGGAAGGAGAGAAAGGAGGAGCTCGACAAGAAGAAGCAGGAAGCGAAGCCTCAGGCGATCGTTGTTCCGGCGGCTGCTCCGGCGGCTGCTCCGGCGGTTATCGTAGAGACGCCACGTGCGCGTGCGGCGAAAGAAGGGACCAGCGGAGACATTCATACGGGTGCCGCAGCTGGCTCTCTCGTCGTGAACTTCATGAAGGGCCTTCTGGTCCTCCTTGAGAGTGTCTCCGACGAGTCCCTTCTGAATCTTACGAGGCAGGAATCGGGTATGATTCTCAAACTCTCAGCGCGCATGAGCACGCTGAGTTCCAAACTCATTGGAAAGGCTCAGTGATTATGAAGACAAAGATGGTTGCGATCAAGGACCTGAAGTCCAACCTGTTCGTACGCGAGTGCCTGAATCAGGATCACGCGCTTCACCTGGCGGCGCTCCTGGAGAACGGTGTCAAGCTGCCGCCGATCAAGGTCAATCCGGAACTCATCGTCATCGATGGCCGTCACCGAATCGAGGCTCACGACGTCCTCAGCCGTAAGCAGATCGAGGCGGAGGTCGTCGACATCACCGACGAGACGAAGCTCATCGCCGAGGCGTATAAGGCGAACATCGGCGGGTCGCTGCTCCCCACCAAGGAAGACACCGAACACACGGTTACGCTCCTGGTGGAGCGTGGCGAGAGCATCAAGACTATCGCCGAGATGCTCGCGCTTCCTCCCGGCATCACCCGTTCCTATGTCTCAAGTGTGAAATCCATTATTACACGGCGCAACCTCCAACGCGCTGCCGAAATGGTCACCAATGACGTACTTTCGACCGCCCAGGCCGCCGAGAAGTACAAAGTCGACCTTAATACGCTCAAGGAGAAAATGGACGGCCGTCGCCATCCAATCAAGCACGGCGTTAGGGAACTCAAGGACCAGATCTCCAAGCTCTACCGCTCGACCGCCCAAAGGAACGCCGGAATCTTCAAGGGCCTGCTGCACAAGTACCAGGATGCCGTCTTCACGGAGCAGCAGGTTACGGTCTTCATTAAGCATATTGAGGGCCTCCAGGATAACCAGTCTCGCACGCTGCTCAAGTGGAAGCAGCGGTTCGAGGCTCTGATCAACAATGGCAAGTGACCGTATTTCATTCCGGGTGGCGCGCGGGGTCTGCCGAATAAGTGCCTTGTGGCACAAATAAGGCAGGGCGGCTCGAGCCGACACCATACTCCGCGCGCTACCCGTCCTCGGAGGCTAGACAATGGGTTTAGACGAGCCTGTTTGCCCGAGATGTGGAAGTCGGGAGTGGTCCCGCCATTGCCATGAGGGTACGTGTTTCTACGTCGTCCCCGCCGAATTAGACCCTGGTACCCAATATGGGCCAGACCCGGAAGCGTCACCCTTCTACAAAGAAGAAACTAATAAGCTCCCTACTCACGTCGTCGAGCCCGTCATGATCAGCAAAGGCTATAGTCCCATTCCGCAACAGCATGTGCCTCCCGAACTCTTGGAAAAGCTCAAAGCCGTAACTGCAGAACGAGATGCTCTTAAAGCCGACGTCAAGCGGCTGGGCGGGATGCTGGGAGAGAAGTTGCTGGAAAAGGTGGATGGGGCTCTCAAGACTCTCTCCGCCGTCGAGGACTCGCGGGAAGCCTACCATAAGGAGCTGGTAGCAGAGAATGAGAAGCTCCGGGAGGAGCGAGATACCCTGCGGGCGTTATTCGCCGAGGACCGTTCCTACGATGACAAGAGCATCCTGGACCACATGGACATAGCGGGGGTGTTGCTTCACAATAAGTGCGGAGAGGTGGGATTCGCACTCAGCAATAAGTTCTCCGGCTGGATCAAAAAGGCGCAGGCCGTCATATCGGGTAAGACATGAATAACTACATCCTGATCGCAGCACGTGTGGCGGCTGGCTACCACCAGCAGCAAGTCCGTAAATATACCGGTGCCCCGTACATTGTGCACCCCGCCCGGGTGGCTGCCCGCCTGACTCGTCATCCCTTGGGGACCGAGGAAGGCGTCTGTGCGGCGTGGCTTCATGACGTGCTGGAGGACTGTGAAACCAGGCCACGCGACATACGGCTCTCGTTCCCGGATGAGCCCATACTATCCGAGGATATCGACTATTTCCTGGGGAAGAAGACTGATGAACGCCATTTCGGCGAGCGGGTGGCCGATCTGATCCTGGAGCTCACCAATCCGTCCAAGCAGCATCCAGAGCTGCCGCGAGCCGAACGCAAGAAGATGGACCGGGATCACCTGCTTACCGCCTCCGTGCAGGCTAAGCTCATTAAGTTAATAGACAGGACGGACAACTTGCTGGAAATGGGCGATGCGCCGGCCGACTTCGTCCAGGTGTATGGGGAGGAGTCCAAACTCCTGTTTGAGGTGTTGAGCGGCACGGATGTAGGGCTCGAGCAGGAATATATTGCCGCCCTGCACGCCGCACTCAGGAAGGTAGGACGTCCATGACGAGATGGACCGCACTAGCCATCTATGAGGGAGGCGACGACATCAAGTGTGAGGTGGGAGGCCCCTGTACCGAGGAAGGTCCGTGCAAGGGCAAGTTCATAGGCTGGATCCAGTTATACCGCGACGGGATCCTTCACACGCCGCTTCTGAGTTCGAATCCCGTCTTCGACGACGCAGAATCTGCCAAGAGGGCGATGGAGAAGATCGTGGCCGACGTCCGCGCCCTGTCGCTTGATAAACTGATGTCCGCCTAGGGGCCTGGACCAGCAAGTGGCTGGTCCAGGCCCTTCTATCTAGGAATCTGTTCTGGCCGCAGAATCACCGCGCTCCGCCCGCCTCTTGAGTTCCTCCACCTTGGATGCCACCCGCTTGCGAGTTCCCTCGAACATCGTGCCGATGAAGTTGTGCATACTCTCGGCCGTCGAGCGATCGATCTTCCAGCGCGCCATCATCCATTCGATGACGGCCTTCTCGTCCTTCCCTCCGAAATCACGCCGGATCTGCTTAGAGATCTCGGAGGCCACCTTATCGGTAGTCCATTTCCTAATCTCGTCGGCCGGCGTGGCCATCCCGGGACGTCGGGTGCTCACGGCAGCATCTCCTGCCGGCTTGAGCAGCTTGTCCAGCTCGCCTAACTTGGCGGCCTCTCTCTCCGCCAGGGTGCGGGTTAGATGGGCAAGTTTTTCGTCTCCCTGCTTGAGCCCCTCCTGTTCCTTGCGCCAGACGGGCGACTGTTTCCTCCGGATCTCGATGAATACGCGCAGGAGAGCCTGGACCGTGGCGTCTCCGTCGCCGCATGCATAGTCGGCATCCGCCTTCTTGGTCCATGTTTCCAGGATCGTCTCCAGCGCCTTCAGGTTGCAGCACCTGAGATTTCGACGAGTGATCCAGCTAGCCAGTTTGGCCAGCCCAATGTCGTCCCTCTTGAATGCCTCCAGCAGGGCTGCCTGGATCCGACCGTCGCTTTTGACCTGCTTACTCATAGCGCGCCTCCTTGAGAAGGGAAATAATCCGAACTTTCCGTGAAATACGTTTGCCCGCGAGCTCGCTCCTATTGTTGTATTGCTCTAGGATACAACGAAATCCTTGACGAGAGATTCCCCTCTGTATTTTAATGATCTTGTTGATTGAAGGTTCTTGGAACTTTGGAGGGCGATCAAATGAGGACTTTTCGAGTGGCGCTGAAGAATCCGGTAGACGGCTCGATCACGACAGAAGAGGTCAAAGCAAGCGGACTGAAGGAGATCCTGTACAGCGAACGGGTCCAGGCGCTCGTCGAGACGGCCGGATTCTCCTTAACCGTCGAGCCGGTTCCGCACGGGAACTCCAGGATGGTCGGACAGAAGCGCGTCTCTCGCCGCAGACGGGCCTTCAGTATGTCCGGCGACAAGCAGTGGGAGGGGCGCGTCAGGTGCCACTTCAGCACCAAGACCTGCCCCGTCTGCGTCAAGGAATCCTGGACGCGGGGGCAGTGCGACGACCACATTGTGGAAGTTCACAAGATGGATGACATCCAGACGGAAGCGGCCCGCGGGCGGCTGAAGGCCTGGCTTTCTGGGACCGACGCCAAAGCCACCATGGCCAGGATCCGTTCTGCGGGTCATGAGCCGCGGTTCTGCATCCGGACTCTAAAGTCCATGTGGAAAGCGCTGCCGACCTGGGCCGAGCCCCAGTCGGCAGGGATCGAGAAGGCTCCGGCGACTCCCTCTGATGCTACACTGGCTGGAGGATAAATGCAGCAGGGCCATCGCCAGGAGAACATGAGTGCTATCATTCAGCACGAGAGGGCCGTCCAGAAATGGACGGCGCTCATGCCGAAGGTCCGGGATCTCATCTATGCAGGGAAATCCGTCCAGGAAACCGCCAATGAGCTCAAGCTTGCCTATTCCTATCTCATAGAGTATGTCAAGGAGGACCCGCAGCTCAAGGCCAGGGCAAGGCAGTCCTGGCTGGAAAAGATGAGTTCGCCTGAGCATAGGGCGCTCCTATCCAGGACCGGACGCGAACGGGCCCAGAACCGGAGCCCGGAGGCCCGGCAACAGGCGGCTGAACGCACCAGGAAGTGCTGGCAGGATCCCGCCTTCCGCGAGAACCACGTGCGAAAGATCCGCCAGAAGTGGCAGGATCCGGAGTATCGCGCCAACATGGAACGCAAGTGGAATGATCCAAACTGGCGGGCTAAGCTATCCAGTAGCCTGAAGGGCAGTACTGCCTTCCAGGCTTCCTTCGCGACCAAGGACACGAGCTTCCGACAGGACCCCGCGTGGCGGGCCCGAGTAGCAGAGAACATGAAGGAGGAATGGAAACGCAGGGGCTTCTGGACCTGGATCAAATCTTTCGACCCGGAAAAAAGAAAGAGGATACTTCAGGCAATTTATGCCTGGAAGAAGAAGCAACATGCATGACCAAGTTTGAAGAGTTAGGATCTCACCTCCCAAGGATCCTAGAGCTTATCAAGGCCCAGGAGACGACGAGGTCTATCCCGCGCATCCTGGGGTGCAGCAGGACAGCCTTTAGGGAGTTCCTTTGGGATCATCCAGAACTATGCACGGAACTTAGGGCAAATTATGCGGCCAGGCGGTCAGAAGTAGGTCGCAGGAACGCGCAGCAGGTCATTCAGAAGCGGCTCAGTCTCCCAATAGAGGAACAGGCCGCTCTGGCCCGGGAAAGGGTCGCTAGAGCCGTCAAGGGTGCAAGGGTTTCTGCCGCACTGGCTCGCGAGAAGTCCAGGCAGAAATGGGCGGGGCTCATGCCCAAGGTCTACGAACTCATCAACGCAGGGCAGTCGGTACAGGAAATAGCTGACGAGACTGGTATAGATTTTTCTGTCATATACGATCGCCTGAAGATTGATCCACGGCGGTCGGAACTTATGACTAGACTGAGACAGACCCGCTGGGAGCACCTCCACAGTCCTGAATACAGAGCCCTCCATTGCGAGCTGGCCCGCAAGGAGATGAAGGATCCGGAAGTTATCAGAAAGTTGTCAGAAGCTACTAAGAAGAAATGGTTAGACCCGTCCTTCCGTCAGGCTGCCGTACAAGTAGCATGTGCGAACTGGGAGCGCCCAGAGTATCGAGCGCGCATGGAACGCCTCTGGAACGACCCGAAGCACCGGGCGATGCTCGCGGCACACATAGCCGAGCAGCGGAAAGACCCGGTCTTCATCGCCGCCTGTAGAAACCGGGACACGAGCTTCATGAAAGACCCGGAGCACCTGGCACTGATGTCCGAGGTCATGAAGAAATGGTGGAGCACTAGGGATTTCTGGGCTTGGGTGGATACGTTCCCGCCAGAAAAGAAGAAGCAGATCCTGTGCGCCATACATGCGGGGCGCGCTACGGCCGCGACTAACTGGAAAAGGTACAAACATGATTCATAATTGGAACGAGTTGATGTCTAAGATCCGAGAGGCCATTTTAGCCGGCAAGTCCGTCCAGGAAATTGCCAATGAGTTAGGCCTGGGTTTCGGAGCCGTCTACCATCACATCAATGAGGACCCCGCGCGCAACGAGCTAAGGGCAAAGCTGTACGAGACGCGCCTAGCAAACTATAATACTCCTAAGTATAAGGCAGCTCTGCGTGCCAGGCTAACAGGGCGCATGCGCGTCAAGTATTACGAGATAGGCGATCATCTTTCCAGGATTCGAGAACTAATTGAGGCCGGAACGGCCGCGCGCGACATTCCTTCCCTATTAGGTTGTGGCGCATCTTCGTTTTTCAAATGGCTGAAGGGTCAGCCAGACCTTCTTGCCGTCGCGAAGGCATTCCAAAGGGCCAAGATGAAGGAAGGTAAACAACAAGCAGACCTTCGGCTCAGTGCTGAAGAGCGAGAGGCCCGTGCTGCCCATCAGCGGGAAGTTGTCAGGAGAACCTACGAACGCTGGCGGGCTAGATCTAATAAGGAATGGGCCGATCTCGCACCCAAGGTCAAGAGCCTCATTTTCTCCGGTGAGACGATAGTGGACGTCGCCGTTATGACTGGCATAAATGAGAAGGCACTTGGCGCCCGTATAGATGCGGATCCTCAGCGTGACGAATTAAGGGAAAAGCTGTATGAAAACTGGCTTGCGCGTATTAACACTCCCGAGCATAAGGCACTACTCTCTCAGAATATGAGTAGACGTATGGAGGACCCAAAAGCCAGGGAACATCTATCCCAAGTCACTAAAGAGCAGTGGGAATGTGGCGTTCATGATGGCCACTCTGAATTCATGAAAGAGCTCTGGAAGGACCCAAAATTCCGAGCCGTGTTGGAACGCCATGCGCGGAGTCCAGAAAGGCGAATGCAGTCGTCCGAAAGGATTAAGGCTTTGTGGCGTGATCCTGCCTTCGTAGCGGCTTATTTGGAATCTAGAAAGTCTCCTGGATTGCGGGCTAAGCTATCGGAATCCTTAAAAGAGTCTTGGAGCCATAGGGATTTCTGGGAATGGCTCAATTCGTTCGATCCAGATAAGCGAGCGGAAATCCTGAGAGCAATGCATGCTTCCAACGCGGCCCGCAGGGCCTTAAGATTGGCCTAGGGAAAGCCCAGAAGGGTTTCGATCTTCACGAAGGAGCGCGCCTTCTTGACCGCTCTAGTCCCTCGGCAGTGGGCAGACATCCAGAAGGATTCTTAAGCTGGACCGGGTTTCCAGTATATCCTTCTGCGGACCAGCTTTCAGTGATCTAACATGACAGCCCAAGGGTTCCAGGAACCGTCGATCGCGGAAGCTCTTCGCCAGAGGGTCCAGCAGCTCGAGCGAGCCCTGTGTAAGATGCACGGGTTTGACGGCAAGGCGGAGCGCTTCGCCGGTCAGGAACCCTGCCGCTTGTGCGGCCTCCCGGCGGACGACATAGTCCACAGCGTTTCTGCCCTCCGGGAATCCACGGACCAGCCATCAGGAGGATAAAATGCTTACCCTGCTTACTCGCAAGCAGATCGAGGCACTCACCGACGCGGAGGCCAGCAAGTATCTGGCCGAGAAGGTGATGGGGTGGACATTCTCCTACGGCACCTGGTGGACGGGAGATATCAGCCGAACGAGTTCTTATGCCGCCCAGTTTGCCACCGATCTCAACCAGGCTGTCGAGGCGGCGGGGAAGATGGGGCTGGAATTAGAGGGATTGACTTTTGGTCTCGTCTGGAATTTAGGTACGAAGAAGTGGATGGCCGGATGGGGTGCCGTAGTGGATTGGATGTCGCATAGCGCCCCCGCCCGCGCCGTCTGCAATGCAGTCATTGCAGCCCATGAGGCGAAACATGCTTAGCCAGAAACAAATAGCAGCGATGACCGACGACGAGGCAGACGTCTTCATTGCCTCCAAGATCCTCGGCATGACATGGAAGTCCTGGTCCTGGGACAAGGAGGGGATGGACCTCGTCTGGCCGTCTCCCAAGCCTTATGCCGATGACCACGGCTGCTGGGAGCGCGACGACCGCGCTACCGGAGGCGTCTTCGAAAGCGAGTGGGTGAACATCCCGGATTCCCACTCCTGGACGCCCGCCCGATGCATTGATGACGCGATGGAGGCGGTCAAGAAGATAGGGCTGCGCCTGCGCGTCGGCAAGCGACCTGCTCTCACCGGGCGCTTTAGCCTGATCTACCACGAAGAGCTTGACCTGTGGGTAGCCGGGTGGTTCTACGTCGTAGGAACCGCGGATGACGCGTGGAACGAGGTCGACTGGGAAGGCACTGCCAAGCACCCCGCCCGTGCCGTCTGCAACGCGGTGATTGCGGCCCATGAAATGAAAGGGAAATAAATGACCAGACAGACGAGATGCAGCCTGGGGCGCCGGGGACCTCAGAAGATCGATGCCAAGTCCTGGTACTACGAGTGCAAGGGCCGGATAGAGGTCGTCGTGGAATTCAGAGGCCCCGAGGGCAACTACCTCGGCACGAAACACGTCAACATCCAGGCGTCAAGGCTCAAGCGGTCGCTGGCCCGGATGGACAGGCGAAAGAGCCAAACTGTGCGGAGTACGCCTCGACGGTGAGGTCACTGGATCGGCCCTGTTGCCACAGCACTATTAAGGAAGAGTACTGTGCCAGAAAATCCTGACCTCGGCTTGCGCCCTACGCAGCTACGCTTCCTGCGGCTGGAACCCGAGAGGTCCCTGACCGAGAAGCTGGACTTAGCAGTAGCCGCCCTCCAGGCGGTCTGCAAGGAAGACGGGCCCGGATGCGACCTTTCGCCAGCTGGACCCTGCTTTCACATCGCCGCGGAAGCACTGCACAAGATCGTCATCAAGTAACCAGGAGGCACAAAGTGGGCGACCCTACAAGTCACGAGGCGCGAATTGATGCACTGACCGACGAGCGGGATGCACTGAAGGCCGGAGTAAACGGTCTAGTGCAGGAACGCGATATGTTGCGGACTCGGATAACCTGTGTGGAGGCCGCATACGAGAAACGCATCGCCACTCTGACTGCTGAGCGGGATGCGCTGAACAAGATCGTCAATAGCCAGGAGGCTAAGGTGCCTGAAACAATCCGCGAAGGGCTCGTCAAGAAGGGTGGAGTGAACGAACCTCCCACGACGCCTCGACCGCCTCCTCCTAAGGGGCAATGTCCGCCTCCCGTGGAAGGATTTCATGACGGGAAACGATGCCCCTGCGAGTTCGAGGAAATCGAGCCCTGCGGCAGGATGTGCTCCTGCCGGAACCCGAATATGAGCGGTGCGTGTCGTCGCTGCTGTACTGTCGGATCTCCCGAGCAGCAACTGGCGAAGGCCCGGTGGCTGGTAGCCCGGGAAATAAACTTCACTATCCTGACCCGCGAAGAGGCCATTGACAGGATCGGGAAGCTGGACGATCCCAAGCTTCGTCCGCTGATCAAGTGGATAGCGGAATCCCTGGCGTTCGGGCGGGTAGCTTATGACGTCAGGGTCAACATAGCTGAGGCAGAAAGGTCTGTGGAGAGGATCGTGGAAGGCCAAAACCCTGGAATCCCTGCTGGCGGCCTTGCTGACCATACACCCGACGTGAAGAAATGGCCCCCTCTGGACCCCGGTACGAAGGTGAAGACCACAAAGCCTTTCTGGTCTGGCCGCGGTGACTGGACCGGAGAAGCTCTGGCGTCCAGGAAATGGGGCGTCAAGGGGACTATCCTCAAGCATCATGACTCCCACGGCCTTTGTTACGAAGTCCAGCACGATGACGGGACGGTGGGCCATTATGACCCTTCGGAACTGGAAGTCCTAGACATATATCTGGACGTCCGGCCGGAGTGCTACCGCTCCAGGACGTCGCGCATCCGGGAGAAGAAATGAACCTATCCAGGGAGATACGAAGGGAGCTTAAGCGCCTCCGCCGCCAATATAGGTGGGAGCTCGCCCATGGCTTCATCAAGGACCCTACAACGGGGCTGGACCTATACCGCATGTGCTCTACCACTGCTGCCATCTTCGTCTGGGAGTTCGGGGGTAAGCTCACGGGGTACCTCCATCAGCGCGGCCCCCGACCTAACAACAGTGCCGTGATCGTTGCGAAGGGGCTGGGTCACGACTTCTGCCTCATCGACGGCCGCTGGCTGGTGGACTTCTGGGCGTGGACCGGCCACTGCCTCCCCTTCCGCGAGCGCGACTTATACGACCTCCAGAATCCCAGGGACGACGCCATAGTCGACTACCTTTATGGGGACAGGTCCACCTGGATGGACACATACGATACCTACATGAACGGATGCGGTCTAGACGTCCTGGGCGATCACCTGGGGATCGTCAGGCGGATCGGCTATTCGATCGTGATCAATGGAGGCCTGCCGCTCACCGAGCGAATTGCACATGCAAACAGGATGAGGGGGAACAAATACGCGAGGGAGATGGGCTGGTCAGCTTGATGTGTGCTGGCCAATAAGAAGCTTGACCAGCTAGTCCGCAGTACTTATCCCACCGTTCGAAGCCTCCGCGTACGCGCGTGACGCGTCCAGAATCTCAAAAAGCTGATTCTCTCAAAGCTGATTCTCTCAAAAGCTGATTCTCTCAAAAGCTGATTCTCTCAAAAGCTGATTCTCTCAAAAGCTGGTCAGCGGCATAGTTCGAAGCCTCCGCGTACGCGATGCGCTCGCCGAGAAGCGATCCGAAACGGGACCGGCCGCCCGCCCCCCGCCCGGGCCCCTGGGGGCGGGGGGCAGCACGCCCCCCGGGCCCGCCGGCCCGGCCCACCCCCCGCCCCCGGCGGGGCGGCGCGACCCCCACCCCCGGCCCCAGCCAAACCCCCCCCCCCACCGGGGGGACCAGCAGCACCCGGACCCCAGCCCGCCGCCGTCCCGTCTCGGCGGCGCGCCGGAGTCCGCCGCGTCCGGCCCCGTGCCACACCTCCGCGTGTCCGGCGGTGTGTCTCGGCCCAGCCGGTCCGGCAAACCAACGGAGGCTGCCAATGGCAAGCGCCACCGCCGTCCGCCCCGTCGTCTCCGCCCTCGTCGGCCCCGTGTCCGCCCGCCCCCGCCCGCTCGTCCGCCCCGTCCGGCCGGACTTCCGGCTCTGCGACCTCCGCGTCCCCCCGCTGACCGAGCCCCAACTGCTGGCCCGCTACCCGCACATGATCCCCGGCACGCTCCGGCGCGACCCCGTCGCCAACAAGAACGCGGTCGACATCCGGTGCGCGTGCGGAGCGGTCCGGATCGTGTACACCTCGGACCTGTTCCACGTCCGGGCGTGCCGCGCCTGCAAGGCCTCCGGCAAGTAGTCGCCCCGCGTGATCCCACGTGCGATCTTTGCGACCGGGCCCACCCAGCAACCTGCGCTGGGTGGGCCCATCTGGTCGTGAAACACCCCTTCCTGCTCGACCCCAGGAAGGGGAGTTCCACGTCCATTAGGAGACCAGACATGAAGCGGATCACGCCCAAGATTCGCGGGTACGCCTCGAGAGCAGATCGGGAGCGGGCCATCAAGCAGCTGTTCAGGAAGGGGTGGAATCACTTCGTCTGCTTCAGGGACGTACAGAGCGAGTTCGCGCTCCAGTACGGCCTCGCGCTCTGGGCCGGCAATTCCCCGTACATCCTGCGTTAGGAGACCGAACGTGCAGAAGGCGGAGCAGACGGAGGAAGGGCGGGCGACTGCCACCCTCGGCGTGCTCGCGTTCGTGGCGATCCTGGCGATTCTGTGGCTGATCCTTTAGTGCGCTAAAGGATCATATATTGAGGAGGGCAGGTACATGAACCGCTGGACGCTGCTCCGCGCGGCCACGCACACGTACTCGGCCAAGACCGTTGAGGTCCTGGTCGGGAAGGCGCAATTGCCCACCCTGGTGCAGGTGGGCACGATCATGAAGGACGACCGCACCGTCGCGGAGGAGTTCGCCATGGACCTCGCCATCGAGGGGCTCTACCCCTTGGACTGCGGGGACCACTGGCGCGTCTACAACATCGCGGCGTAGCCGGCGCGCAAGGCCGCCTCCCTCTCGACCCAGGGAGGCGGATTTGCTTGCCGTATACCTCTTTTCAGGAGGGCAGACATGCCCCGCGTCAAGATCGTGGAGAGCGAGAAGCGGTTCCGGCGCGAGCCGGACCGGGCCTCGACCCTGCGCTTCTCCGTCATCGAGCGGCTGGGACCCGACGCCCAGGAACGCCGTGAGCAGGAGCCGGAGTTCCTGCAGGCCCAGGCCGAGGGACGCGCGTAAGCAAGCCCCGACAAGACAGAGGGTTCCCACACCCCTGCACGTTCACTCGTGTCAGGAACTGGGCACTCTGGCTCTGACGTTTTGCGAGCGGCGGCCTCTTTCAGAGGGTCCCATGCCAGAGGATTTCGCCCTCAAACCCGACCAGGTGAAGAGCCTGGCCGCGGCAATGGCCCTGTTGTACAAGATCTGCGACGGCTCGAACGAGTCCGTGCGTCAGGAAGCAGATCCGATCGCGTCGCTCTTGCGGAACTTCATCGCCAGGCACAAGTGAGGAGGGTCAGGCCATGACGAAGACCGAGCGAGTCATGGTGGCGAAGGTCGCCCGCGAGATTCGCGTCGTCATGCGCACCGTCGGCCGTCATGAGAACGGGAAGGTCAGGGTCTGGATTCGCCAGACCCTCACGCGCTGATGTGTGTCCGTTTCCACTTCTTTCTCAACTCTCTACAGGAGGTGTACCATGGCGCCCGCCATCGCCGCCCGCCCGCTCGTGGAGGCCGTGAAGGTCTCCAAGCCGTTCCCGAAGGACGCCCTGTGGGCGCAGAAGAAGGGCCCGATCTCGGAGGCCCAGATCCTCGCGAAGCACCCGCACGCGATCCCCGGGACGCGCCAGTACGACGTCGTGGCCAGGAAGTGGGCCATGACGATCCAGTGCGCCTGCGGCGCCACGCGGATCGTCTACACCTCGGACCTGCACCACGTCCGGACCTGCCGGGCGTGCAAGGCCAAGGCCGACGCCGCCAAGGTGGCCGTCGCGGTCCAGGCGTAAGCCTCTGCTCGCCATGGGACCGGCAATCTTGCCGGTCCCACAAGCCAGGAGCATCCACCCACCTGCACGTTCACTCGCGCAGGACCTGGATGCTGATCAGCCAGTCCGTCTTCCACTTTCTTGTGGCTCCGACAAGGAGGCTCTATGACCACGCCCGCCCAGCCGCTCGTCGTCGCCGAGGCCGCCACCAAGGTCGCCAAGATCGCCAAGGCCCCCCGCAACGTGAACGTCACTGTCGCGGACGGGAAGCTCACCCTCGTCGTCGACCTGTCCGTCAACCTCGGACCCAGCTCGTCCGGGAAGACGAACCTCATCGCCTCCGGCACCGCGAAGGTCGCCGGCTACGAGGGCGTGAGCTTCGGCCTCAACGTCTTCAAGAAGGCGAAGAAGGCCGACAAGAAGTAGGCTCATGGTCCAACGGGCGCGGCCGGACAAACGGGCGGACCGGAGGTGACCAAACCGGGAAACCGGCGAAGGGGCCTCGCCCGCCGGCCGCGCTTTTGGGTCCTGATCCCGCGGAGCGAAAGCTCCCTAGTCTCACATGACCAGAGGAGGGCAAATGCCCCGAAAGTGTCGATCGCCCCCGGCCAATCCGCCTGAGAGATCCGCCGTGAGCCAGAGTGCCACGGCCGGTTGAGGCACGTCAGGCACCCGAACAGGGGTAGGCGAATGCCGAGAACCCCAGAAAGGTAGAGATCGAATACTCCTTACATAGCGCCACCTCCAGAGTGCCCATATAAAGGAACGGTTTGAAGATTTCTCGTTTCCCCGGGCAAGAGGTGGCGAACCGGTTCAGGACCGGCCTGACCGCGACGAGGACAGGACGTATAAAACCTGTCCGCTCCGGCTCCGCCAGGACACCGTTCATTCGGGTCTGGCGTCCCGTCGCGGGGAGATCGGCCCCTTTCCAGGAAGGTGAAAATATGGACGAGCTGACGCAGCAGATGCGGGACCGGCTGGTCGAGATCCTGCTGACCAGCTCGAGAGATGAGGCGATCAAGTACCTGCGCAGGCAGGGCGTCCCCGAGGACCGGGCCATCGTCTACGTCGACGACGAGGAGAACCGGCTTCTCGCGTAGGTCGGCGCACAAATATGGGTCCGAACGATGACCGAAGTTCGGTATCCATGAAGAGAAAGGTAACCTGTTGGCAAGGACGGGGTTTCCTTGCCATTCCGAGTGCCACGGACGGGCATTGGATCGGCAATTGCCAACCTGTTCATCAAGCAACTAATTCCGACGGACGGAAAGGCTGGACGGCTGGTCAGCAACGTTCGGGCCGGAAACACGTGCGACGCGGTCGTTTCGAGAGTTTCGGGTTGTCGCGGTCTGGCAGGACCAGCCCGACCAGCAGACCAGCACCCGGCCTCTTGGATCAATTCTTCAACTCACACGCTGACACGGACCAGTTTGGACCGGTCACGGACGCCCCGGGAAGGGGAAGTGGCCACGTTTCAGGAGGGGACATGAAGATCGTGTCAGCCACGTACGCAGGCCTCGAGCGTCCGTTCACCAAGGTCAAGGTGGCTGTCCAGTTCGAGGACGGGACGGTGGACGAAGGCACGATCCTCTTCGAGAACGAGGGTCGGGACATCGATTTCGAGGGCTTCAAGGACGGAGACCGGGTCAGCGAGGCCTTCCCCGATCTCGATGAGGCGGACTGGGACAAGATCGAGAAGCCGGTGAAGGAGGGCATGGTGGAGTACGACGCGATCGTCGGACACTGACACAGTTTCCGGCCTTTTCAGGAGATGGGACATGCCGAAGCAGCAGGACAACTCGACCAGCGCCGCGTGGTTCAAGCGGGACCCCCGCAAGGTGGATCGGCCCGCGAAGAACTTCTTCCACCGGCCGCTCACGGTCAAGCTGGACCATCTGGTCAGGCTCAAGCTCGTGCAGTGCGGCTCATGATCCAACGGGCGCGGGCTGGTATTCCGTAACGGAAGCAGGCAGGGAGTTGCCCCGCCGCCAGCCCGCGCTTTTGGGTCCTGATCCCGTGAGGCTTATGGGACGTCCGAGGACGAACGTGGACCTCCTGTTTGCTTCCAAGGCGCAGACCCAAGAAAGGAGGCCGGACCATGCGGTGAATGTGAAGGGAGGTGGCGACCCACTTCCGTCCCGTAGACCGGGCTGACCGCGACGACGCGCCAGGCCGTTAATTCGGGCTGGCCAACGGCGCCGCGAGTGGGCTGGTCTCCGATCTCTCAGTGTTATCAGGACGTCCTTACTCTTGTGTCTCTCCCGGATCAGGAAGACCCGGGAATCTTGACGAACCGCAACTGAAATGGACACAACCCCGTGAGATCCCTTTGGGAGGAAGACAATGCGAGCCATAGACCTCAAGGTAGCCGTCCGGGTCGCGCTGCTGTACGGGATCCGCGGCTTTGCCAGGGCGGATGACACGGGCATCATCTCGCAGGACGAATCGCAGCAGGGGATGCGGGCCATGCGCCAGTGGGAGAAGCTGCCCCTCGTCCTGCAGGGCGTGCTGGCCGTCCGGGACATGTTCGCGGCGGTGTGCTCCGATTTCAAGACATCGCCCGAGGAGTATGACGCGCTGATCCTCGAGTTCTTCGAGAAGGACTTCAGGCAGCCCCACGAAGGGGGCTAACCGAGCGGACCAACGTCGTGGACTCAATTAGGGGTTGGACCATGACCTTCGCCGAGACGCTCGCTGCAGCCATCAAGCTCCTGGGGCCAGACGACTCCGTGTGCGTCGGCGTGGACGCATGGAGCTACCCGGGCGGCGACACCCGCCTGACGTGGGACGTCTGGAGCGACAGCCGTCGCATGCACTGGTACGGATCGACGCCCGAGGCGGCACTCGCCGCCGTCCAGTCCACCTTGGACGAACTGGCGCACGACGCACATCTCCGGATCGAGGCCGTCCAGATGTAGTTCCGGATTCCCATTCCCCTCCCGTATTTCAGGAGTAGGCCCATGTTCCTGATCCGCGTGGTCGTAGCCCGTCTCTGGGCGGTCCTGACCGGCTTGGCGATCCGCAGCAAAAGCGGCAGGAACGCGTGCGCCTACTGCCGCGGGGCGGGGTGCGTGCCCGATTCGGGCCTCTTCTCCGAGGCGTGCCCGCTGTGCGGCGGAACGGGAACGTCCTCCCAGGAGGTGGCAAGGTGAAGCCGTCCGAACTCAAGGAGGGCCAGCACACCGAGATCCGGACCAACGGGGTCTTGTGTGCCCAGTTCACCTTCGAATATGGGTGGCTGGAACTCGTCATGTGGGCGGATGACCAGGTCGTCGACGAACACATCCCAGACCACCTCCTGGCTGACAAGGTCATGTCCATCCGCTTCAACTACGGGACGTCCTTCCCCCGCAATCCCGAGGGTCCGAACCCGCTCACGCCCGAGGGTGCGGACGAAGCCTGGGTGCAGATCGAGGGAGACCTGCCACAGATCAAGGAGGCAATGTGATCTATACACAACAAGCTCTTGGTGAAGTACGACGAAAAAGCGGGATCTCCCTCAAGTCGATATGTGAGAGGAACGGATGGGCCACGACCGAGGCCCTGGCGCTGGCGAAGGACGCCTCTCTGGCCACGCTGGACGAGGTCGAGCGGCGCTACCTGGACGCGGCGAAGGCCTGCGTCGGGAAGGGGCACAACATCGAGGCGTCGTACGTCCAGGAGCTGACCGGCAACGTCATGCGGATCCTGAGACAGGAGGTGAGGGGATGAGGAACCTGGATTCATCCTCCCTGCCAGAGCCTCAATTAAGGGCGGGAGAGATCCTGATCCCATCCGGTCGCGTCGGCGACGTCGACCTGTTTTCGGCCGCCAACGACGAAGACTTCTGCTCAAGCAAGGAAGAGAAGCTCAGGGTCCGGCAGCGGAACAGGAAATCAAGAAGGGGGTGACGGGATGAAGGTCATGGTCCGACTCGACAAGCACAAGCAGAGAGCCGTCCGGGAGCAGAACTTCAGCCTGGCGATCAAGATCCGCTGCGAGATGCGCGCCCGGAGCTATTGGACCCTGTCCACCCTGCTCAGGTCGCTCCTGGGACTCGATCCCTTCGAGAACAGGCGGATTGAGAAGGCAGCCGAGGCCCTCGACCTCCTGGCGATCAGGAACGCCAGCAAGGCCGGCACCACCCACGAAGCCCTGTTCGGCGACGGCGACAACACCTACGGCGTCGACCTGGGAGATTTGAAGCTCCTGTAAGGAGATCAAGGTGAAGAAGGCAAAGTACTCTCCCATGGATGACCTGCGCCAGATCGTCAGCTGCATGGACGAGTACGGGCAGCTCGAGCACGAGGTGGAGGTCATACTCTGGAACGAGGACCCCAAGATGGGACAGGTCCAGGTGAAGCTCATCGACATGACGCTCGAGGATGGGGGCAAGAACCCGGCCTTCACGCTCTCCTGGGCCGGGCGCTTCTGCGGCAGGCCGATGCTCCGGATCAAGGGGCCCAAGATCGACGTCCTGATCTCCCCCATCCCCAAGTTCGTGCTGGCTATCCTGATGGAGGCGTAGCCGACCCGGGAATCTTGAAGAACCAAATGGGAGGTGGCATGATCGAGACCAAGACCAGCAGCAGGGACCAGGCGGTCGAGTGGCTGGAGAAGGCCATCCCGAACTTCGCCATCCGAGTGGCTCCCGTCTACCAGGCGCTCAACTGGACCTGGTGGATGAGCCCCGTCTCGCCGGATGCGGCTGCGATCGAGCGGGCGCTGCGGGAGCTGATGACCCACGTAAGGCAGGGGAGCACCTCTGCCGCGACGGGCGGGCTGGTGGTCGAGCTGACCGAGAAGTGCGGGACGCTGGAGGCGCGGCTGTCGATGCAGGTCGATGAGGAGCGCAAGTTCACAGTGGGAGGTGCCCGATGAAGGCCTCTTGGAAACCCGAGGGAAGCCATGAGTTCCTGTTCGACTTCGAGCTGGAAGGGGGAGTGAACGACGAGCACATGTTCACGATCGCCTTCAACGCGACGCCATTCTCCCCCGCCAAGACGCAGGGAGACCCGGACGACTGCCACGACGCGGAGGGAGGGGAGATCGAGGACCTGACGGTCTTCATCAATACCTACAGTGGCCCCATGAACGAGGCCTGCACTGTCCACGAGGTCCCTGAGTACCTGTGGCCCGCCCTGGGCTTCGACAGGAAGGTTCTGGTCCAGCAGTGCGAGGACCACGTCCGCGACGAGGACGAGCGGCTGGCGTCCCAGGAAGGGGACCGCAAGTGCGACGAGGCAAGGGAACGGCGCGGGGTGGAAGGATTAGGGGAAGGAGACAAGTGATGGACACGGGCTTTCTCATCGCCTGCCTGGTCTGGCACCTGCACGACAGGTTCTACGCGACCGACACCGAGGTCTATGCGAAGGCCGGAGGCGAGCTGATACGGATGGCGGACGAATGCGGAATTCCCTGGCTCAAGGTGGCGGGAATCCTCGTGATCAAGCCCACCGAGGAGGTCTCATGAAGGCCTATTTGGTCAGCGAGTGCTGGTTCAGCCGGGGCGACGTCCGGATGAACGAGTGGCGGGCGGGGATGACCTGCCTGCCGCTAGTCGGGAAGTCCTGGCGGTGGCTGTACCTCTGGGCCCTGAACACCGTCCGCTGCCTGCGGGCGCTGTTCTTCTAGGAGATTCCATGATTCCCGCCATCTCCCGTCTGGCCGACTGGTGGACGCAGGGGAAGTCCCATCTGGTGCTGGAGGCGTGGAGGCGGTCCGTCAACATCCCCCTGATCATCCCCGTGCCCCTGCGCGAGAGCGTTGCCCAGCTGGTCTCGCTCCGGGAGCGGGTGTCCGCTTGCTGGGACTTCTGCCCCGGCTCCGTCAAGGAGGTGCTGGTCACCCGTCAGCTCCCCCGCAATCAGGCCCGTCGCCACGTCGCGAAGGTCATCTCCCGCCTGCCCTACCGGCAGGTGATCCGGCTCAACCCGAAGGTCGCCTACCGCGTGGTCTGGCAGCTCATGTAACCTGACGTTTCCCGCTTCCCTTTCCCTTGGAGGTGCGTGCATGTCGAAGAAGGACATCGTGCTGGCGGCCGGGTCCCTCCCGCCCGGGGTCGTCACGGACTTCACCGTGACGAAGGACGACGTGCTGGCGATCTTCGTCAGCAGGAAGGAGCAGGAGCTCCTGGCCGAGAAGGAGGCCGCCGACAAGCAGATCGAAGCGGTCGCCGACGACATCGAGAAGGCGAGCGAGGCGCTCAAGAAGGCCGTCGAGAAGGCCGGCGAGGACCTGATCGGCAACGTCGTCAGGAAGGTCAACGAGCTGCTGAAGGAGGCCGGGCTCAGCGGGAAATTCGAGGCCCGCACGTGCCTCATGGACGAGGACGACAAGAAGAGCCTGGAGATCGGCATCTCCGGGTGCATGGGCGGGGCGAAGAAGGCCCTGACCCCCGAGGTCAGGACCGTGCTCAGCGACATCAAGAAGCTGGAGGAGAAGGGCGTGGAGGCCGAGAAGGCCGCCATCGCCGCCCGCCAGCAGCTGATGAAGCTGCCCGCGGAGGAGCGCCGCGTCCGGGCCAAGCTGGCCACCCGCGCGCTCAGCCAGTCCGACGCCGGCCGCAAGTTCCTGGAGTCCTTCGAGGGGAACCAGGAGTAGGGACCGGGCGCGCCGCAGGGAAGGGGCAACCTACCCTCCGGCGCGTACGGGCCTCACTTTTGGAGATCAAATATGGGCGATTTCGACGACTGCTCGGTTCGGGAAGCTCCAGTCCGTAAAGCTCCCCGGATGGCAGCTGCCGTGGCGGAGGATATCGACATCGGCAAGGTGTTCGTTCCCGTGGAGGATGCCAAGAAGGCTCTCAGCCTGGAGAAGGATGGGAAGGAGATCGTCTGGGCCGACAACATCAAGACCCTGACGGAGATGCTTCGCGACAGGAGCGGGATCAACAATGTCGTCGCGTTCCAGGACTGCCAGTATGGAGGGTCCAAGATCAAGGTCTACGAGCTGAATGCCCCCGTCTTCACGAATCCGCTGGACGTCAAGTCGGCAGTCAAGGGTGGCGGGAAGGCCATCCTTTACACGATTTCGGAGTCGTCCAACGACCACTTCGACGCGATCAAGAAGGTCATAGAAGACGGCACGATCAAGTCATGCTTCAGAATCGACGAATACGTCAGGAAGTCCGGCACAGCGGCGTGCTCAACCGGCATTCGCCACGCTTTCTCCCTGCTGAAGTCCTATGACAAGGCGAAGGCCAAGGAGGCCTCCAAGAGGCGGAAGGCGTGGATCGTCCAGCACGGACGGATCGACTGCAACGACCTGAACGAGGTCTTCGGCATTCTCATCAGGACCGTCCGTGATTACTACTCATTCGACGGCTTCCATTACTTCGTGAACTGGAACTGGCAGCGTCCGAAGGAGCGCGAAGCCATCTACAAGGCCGTCATCATCCTGTCCCGGCGCATCGACCAGCTCGTCTACGACGAATTCAGCGGAAGCAAGAAGGTCAACAAGTTCGACTTGACGTTCAGCAAGTTGACGTTCAGCAAGTACAGCAAGTGGGTCAAGATTCCCTACACGAAGTGGGTCATCAGCCTGCGTCAGTACAGGAAGGGGCTGCTCCAGACGGAGGATGGGACGAAGACAATCCGCAAGACGGAATGGAGGCCCGTGGACAAAAGCGAAGTCCACGATTCGCGTGTTGTAAACCGCGGACCGAACGAGTGGGTCAAGGTGAAGAAGCAGGTGAAGGTCAGCGGGAAGCCCGCCCGTGAGTTTGGCAAGTGGCTGGACAGCGAGATCCGCGCGTGCATCCAGTATCTCCGGTCCAAGAAGGCCAAGAAGGAGGGAAAGAGATGAAGACCCAGAAGATTCCGCCACGCATCCAGATCGCCGCGGTCATCATGCTCCAGAAGCCGGACAAGGGCTGGAAGTCAGGCGACAACCCCGAGATCGACTCGCTCGCGGAAGACTTCGCGGCAGACGACCTCAACGTCGATGACATCCTCGTCAAGAAGGGCAGCAGGAAGGTTGAGTTCCTCGTGTCGTGGAGCCTGCCCAGTTCGTTCAACGGGTTCAAGATCGTCAACCTGGAGGCGATGAAGGGGAGCAAATGAAGCCTGTCCTCCTGCTGGACGTCGACGGCGTGCTCAACATCGGCGGAGACCAGCGCGAGACGGTCCATCTGCCCGGAACCTTCCTTCCTCTCTGGGCCTGCCGGAACTGGAAGTCCTTCCTGCGGAAGGTGGACCAGATCTCCGAGCTGGTCTGGTGCACCTGCTGGATGGAGCGGGCGAACTTCATCGGGAAGGCGGCAGGGATCCCCGAGAGGCCGCATATTCCCATGGTCGCTATCGAGGGGAAGGATCAGGACTGGAAGTGCGTCTCCGTCGACCGCATGTTCCCCGATCCGGCCCGCAAGCTGGTCTGGGTCGAGGACGGATTCCGCGACGACACGAGGCAGTGGGCCAAGCGGCGCGGGAACATGAAGCTCATCCACGTCCGCTTTCTGAGCGGTCTCACCAAGCGGACGATGCGGAAGGTGATTCGGCATCTGAGTAAAGGAGACTGACATGGCGAAGATCACGGTCCATTTCAAGACCCCGGACGCCGTAGACGCGGCCATCTTCGATGCCACGGGGACGGAAGTCCACGGCAACTTGACCCAGGAGCAGCAGGAGATCAAGGACGCCCTGGCGAAGTTCATCGAGTACGGCGAGAGCATCGAGGTCGAGTTCGACACGGAAGCAGGCACGGCCACCGTCATCCCCCTCTAGGAGACCTACCATGTCGCAGACCCTTCTCGGCGTGGACGGCCCGATCGGCTGGACCGACCACTACACGACCCGGCGCGGCGTCCGCGGCAGCAACACGATCTTCAAGCCGGACGCGATCGTCGCCGTCGACCTGTCCGTCCCCCGCTTCTACAAGCTGGTCGTGCGGAACGGGAGCTCGCGGCCCTTCGTGGCCACCGGCAGCTTCCACGCGATGTGGGAGCTCTGGAAGCACCTCGGCCTCTCGGACGGCCAGATGGAAGAGGGATCCCTTCCCAAGAAGGCGGACTACGCGTCCATCTCCCCCGTCTCGGGCAAGGGCTCGAACCTGTTCGCCTCCCGCGGGGGTGAGCACCGCGAGAACCTGCTGGCCGCGGACCTGGTGATGACCGCCGGCGTCGAGGACGTGCTCGACGCGTGGGCGGAGCTGTCCCGCTTCGGCTGGAAGGCCAACATCCAGGCGGCGTAGCGTCGGCGTGGACAAGGCAAGGGTTTCATCGAAGACTCCATCAGGAAGGCCAACGCGTGATCCAGACCATCTGCCGGAGTTATGGGCGGCTCGCTGACAGGAACCGGGCGATCGCCCAGCTCAAACGCAAGGGCTACAACCGGTTCGTGCTGTTCTACGACGCCAAGGGCTTCTTCGCGCTGTCGTACACGAGGCGCTATTCTGACACCTCGTGCTCGTTCTCCTGGTAATTCCCATCCCCACTCTCCCTCTGGCAAGGAGCCAAATATGGACGAGATGGAAGCGTTGCAGGCGCAGCTCGAGAAGAATCTGGGCCTCGGCCAGAGGCTGATCGACAAGCCGGCCAAGCAGACGCCGAAGGCCGACGTGCCGGTGCTGGTCGTCGCCGAGGGCCAGACCCAAGTCAAGCCGGTCAAGCCGGTGAAGACTCCGGGCCTCGCCATCGTCAAGGCGATCGTCGACAAGAACAAGAAGCTCAAGCCCAAGTCAGAGATCAATGCGGCCTCGGCGAGGGCGATGAAGAGCAGGAACCCGGACGGGACGAAGAAGCCCAGAATCCCGACGCTCAAGACCAAGGGGCCGGACGAGGCAGCCCTGCTCAAGAAGTACCCGCACGCGAAGGCGGGCACGCTCTACTACCAGCCCGCCGCCAAGAAGTGGACCATCGAGATCGCCTGCGCCAAGTGCAAGGCGGCGCGGATGGTACATACCTCAGACCTCTTCCAGGTCAAGCTGTGCGTAGCCTGCAAGGGCGCGAAGCCGACCAAGCAGACGGTATCCACGGAGCAGAAGGCCAAGAACATCGAGGCCCTCGCCAAGGAGATCCTGGGGTGAGCACCGAATCGAAGATGGTCTTCGCCGGGCTTACCGGCATCTTCGGCCTGCCGCCCTCCCTGCGAGAGAGGAAGCGGGAGGCGAGGAAATGTGCGCTGCCCGGATGCGACAAGACCACCACGCACAATGGCGGGTACTGCTGCGCCGAGCACTGCAAACAACACAAGGAGGCGAAGTCATGAAACTCCTGCCTATCAATATCATCGAAGGCGATCGCACGGTACCGGCGTGCGTGAACCTGGACGCGATCGACATCATCGTGCCAGGGGAACACGGCCATATGACGATCCACTTGCGTGGCGGCTTTTACTCCCAGATGGAGGCCGGGGAACTCGACACGATCCTCGCCGCCAATGAACTGATTTTCAAGTGCATCAAGAAGGAGGAACCCAAATGAACGCAACAATCAAGGCCCCGACGGATCAGCAACTCGAGCTGATCACCCAGATCATGGACAACCTGTCCAAGCTCGGGAAGGGGAAGGCGATCGCCGCAGAGACCCGCCGGCTCACCGTGAAGGACGGCGAGCTCAAGAGCGAGTACGAGCTCCGGCAGGTGAACTACGGGCTCAAGCAGCTGATCAAGCAGGAAGAGGAGAAGGCGCGGCCCAGGCCCACCGTCCTCGTGGAGGAGACCAGCCGTCGCGGTCCGGATCTGGGCCTTCAGGAACTCTAACACAGGAGGCATCATGCACCGGCTTTTCGCTCTAGTCATTCTGCTGGTCCCGCTCGCGATCGTCGGTTGTGATGACGGGAGCAAGGACCGGGAGATCAGCAAGCTCAATACGCAGCTCCAAGCCGCCCTGCGCCAGCAGCGGGAGATGGAGAAGACGCTGCCGTCCGAGCAACCCGAAGTGCTCAAGGAGAACGCCAAGCTCCGCGTAGAGCTTATCGCCACCAAGCAGGCCTTGGCCGCATCTAGTGAGCGGATTCCCGGCGAGATCCTGCCGCTGGCGATCTGGCTCAAGGAACTCCAGAAACGGCTGGATGCGGTCGAGCCTCTGGCACGAGGAGCTTCCAGGAAGGGGGCACACGCACAGCTACAAGAAGGGCGACTCATTCCTCTCGAGCACCACGAGTCCTGACTAGTCTTGCTCTGCCCATTAGGAGGCCTCTATGCGTTGGCTACTACTGGTCATTCTGCTGGTCCCGCTCACGACCCTCGGTTGCAGCGAAGGCGTCTCGCAACGTGAGGGATTTGGCGTGGAGTACAAGAACAACCTGAATTCCTGGCGCGTAGTCCCGATCGTCATCGACGGGCACAAATACATCCTGGCAACCGGTGGTGACAGCGGCGCATGCTCCATCTGCCCGGCCAAATCTGACTAGTCTTCAAGTCTCCTATTCCCAGTCCCATTGAGGAGAATTCTAGACTGTATTTCAAATAATTGACAATAAGATACGCTCCCTGATAGAATACGCCTGTTGACGGAAGCATCCACCCCTTTCTAGGAGTTGCGATCATGGCGAAAGCCCCCATCAACGTGGACGACCTCCTCGCCGGGCTCGCGTCCGGCAAGCCCGCGAAGAAGTCGAAGAGCACGACCCCGACGATCACCGTCCCCGGCATCGACAAGGACGTGGCCGCCTTCCTGAAGGCCAAGCAGGACAGCAAGAACGCCGCGGCAGCGCAGGCGACCGCGGAAGAGGAGATCATGCCCAAGGCTCTGGCCGCCCGCATCAAGGAGCTCCGCGCCCTCGGCCGGTTCGAGAGCGCCGTCGTGCTCAACGAGGCCCTGCTGCTGGTCACCCAGAACAAGTACAGCAAGGTCCCCACCGACGCCAAGGACGCGCTGGAGAAGGCCTTCGGCGACGAGATGGACAAGCTGGTCAAGAAGGTCACCGAGATCAGCCTCAGCGAGAAGGCGGTCAACGACCCGGACGGCCTGAAGCGGATCATCGAGGCCATCGGCATCGACAAGTTCAAGGACTACCTCGTGGTCGAGCAGTACTACGTGCCGACCGAGGCTCTCCACCACGGGATCGTGATGGACGAGAAGATCGAGGCGAAGGCCAAGGGCCTGCTCGAGCAGGGGATCCTCAAGCCCACCAAGCCCTCGCTCCGGGCAAAGTAAACCACATGGCCCGCCGTCCGCATCGGGCGGCGGGCCATTGGAGAAAGACATGAGGCAGGTCATCTTCCAGTTCAAGATCAGGAAGGTCAAATGAAGATCCCCAAAGGATCAGATGTGAAGTGGCTGACGCGCGAGGCCAAGCGGGTAGCAAAGGCGATGTTGGCCAGCGGCGACAACGACCCAGCCGAAGCCCTTGAGTGGACCTACCGCGATGGGACGGAGGCTGAGGCACGATGGGTCATAGCCAAGGCTACGGTCCTGTGGAAGAAGCTCAAGAAGGCCGTGGAGACGGCATGCTGAAGATCAACACGCTGGTGGTCCTCCAGGTCAGGCAGGCCAAGCGCGAAGGCTTCCTGTCGCCCCGCTACCTCGTGGCGAGGAAGGTCGGCGACATGGTCACCATCGGTCTGATCGGGAGGGCTCACTCGGAGACGATCCACGCGGTCCTCACCCTCGACGGAGTCAAGAGGCTGGAGGACGCGCTCCACATGGTCCGCACCGTGGGAAGGGACATCCAGATCGGCATCGTGCCAAGGAGGGAGGAGCATGCGCGAAGGGTTTCGCGTCGTCGGTCCTGACGGGAAGGCGATGCCGGAGCTGTTCCGCGAGGTCCGGCGGGACCGGTCCCAGGTCGAGGTCGAAGACATAAAGAGCGGCGCCCGTGCGGTCGTCCACTGCACGCGGATCATCTCATCCAAGAAGGAGGAACAGATGGCGACGCAGAAGGTGAGCGGCACCCCGAAGTTCGACTTCAAGTCGATCGCCGGCGAGCGCTGGTCGAAGCCGATGGCGTTCGACCACAAGGGCGTGAAGGCGGAGGCCCACGTGATCGTCAACCGGATCACGAAGAAGTACCGCGCCCTCAACACGTACAACGGCAGCCTCGGCAAGCAGGGCAAGACGGGAATGTCCTTCGCGTTCAAGGACTACAACCAGCTGGTCGCCCGTCTGGCCGAGCGCGGCTACAAGCGCGTCGGCGGCGGCCCCGCGCCCAAGAAGGCCGTCGGCCCCACCATCCTGCCGAAGACCAAGCCCGCCCCGGTGAAGCCCATCAAGGGTCCGGTCACCGTCATCCCCAAGGCGAAGCCCACGCAGGCCCTCGCCCCCGCTCCCGTGAAGGAGGCTCCGAATGCGAACGTACCCGCTCAGCCCGTCGCTCCGCCCGCCCCTCCCGCGCAGTCCTGATCTGAAGGAGACGCACTACGAGGTCTGCAAGAGAGAGGGAATGACGGACGAGGAGATCGCCAAGGACTGGGCCGAAGTGGAGAAGGAACTCCAGGCCCAGTTCCTGCAGGTGGTGGAAGGAGATCGGGCCTGATGGACATCACCAGCATGATCGTGGCTCGCGTATACAAGATCGATGGAGAAGACGCCAGGAAGGATGATAGGAACCCGAGGATCGCGTTCCTCAACGCCCGTTTCGTGGAAGGTCGGACCGTGGCCCCGTATCAATTCTGGGCGGGACCCTGCATGCTCCAGCTTTCCCATCTCAAAGTAGTGATCTCCCAGTCTTGCGAGGTCATTGTCTGCCACAAGGACCTTGGCATCGACATCGCGAACGTCTGGTTCCGCGACTACTGCGGGACCCGTGGGGAAGGTCTCAAAGGTCTCAAAGGTCTCGAGTGGGGAGAGGCTATCGAGCTGGTCTGGGACGGGAAGTGCTATCGGGAGCTGGGAGCCACGGAGCCCGGCGAGGGGCTGTTCATGTTCGGCAGTTCCTACGGCGGGGACGGCATCAAACTGCCCATCGCTACGAAGCTCGGCACCCGGTCGATCTTCTACAAGGAAGGGGAAGGGGACGAGGAAGGCAGCATCAAGCGTCCGCCCATGGGATTCCAAATGGGAATGAAAGCATGACCAAGGAGAGTCCAGACTATACGACTTGGCTAATCTGCGGCATCAAGGTCAAGCGTTCCGATTTGATGCCGGAGCGGAAGGTGTCCGGATGCGCCCATCCGAAGAAGGGGGCGAAGTTCTGTCCGGAATGCGGGAAGCAATCGTGGACAACAGAACCCCGCCCCGTCAAGGGCTACAATGAAGACGACGGCGAATACTTGGGATACCGCGTCTACCCGGTCGGAGATTCCGAAGGCGACGAAGTGATCGTCGGCAAGCAGGTGGCAGAGGTCAGGAGTGATGGACCGTTCCTGTACAACCCATCCACCCTCGACTCCGTGCGGGCCTTCATGCTGAAAAGGTCCGAGGAATGGGAACTCAAGGGGACGTTCGGGGTATGGCTTGTCCTATACTGCTCGTACTAAGGGGACAACATGGTGTACTTGGCCCTCGCTTTCATCGTGACCGCACAATTCATCCGGTATTTAACCACGATCGGCGACCAGCCCACGCACATACAGGCCTCGGCCGATTTGGGAATCTGCCTGCTGATCTTCCTCAGCTACCAGACGCAGAGGCTGATCAAGAAGGGGAATAGTTGACAGGGGATTTCCCTCCCTGATATACTGTTCCTAGGAGAACGTGTATGAACATGGAAGATCCGGACGAGCCAGAAGAGTTCGAGGGGCCTGACCCCAACGGCGAATACGGGGGCGCCTTCGGGGGCGGCGAGGAGCCCGAGGGAATGCCATCGCCTTTGGAGATCAAAGGCATGCTGGGGGAGCTGGGGAAGATCCTGGGCGGCGGCAACATCTTCGCTACCGTCGTCCCCTCTCTCGTCCCCTCCCGGTACGCGAGCCTCGTGTGTCCGCCCAGCCCGGAGGACGTGGCCAAGCTCAAGGTGAGGTTCGACCAGCACGTCGCCGAGGCGAAGGCTCTCATCGCCAAGGCCAAGGACGAAGGCAGCCCGCCGACGCAGGAGATCATGCAGTCGCTTGGACAGGTCGCCCAGGATGAGGAACTCCTGAAGCGCGCCCAGTCCCTCGTGAATTGAGGGCAGCCATGGAAGACAAGTACTGCGACATCTGGCGCATCACACTGGCGTCTGGATCTACGGTCCATATCGCCATCCAGGTCAAGTCCAAGACATCCAGCCCGGAGGACGCGTTAGCCGCGCTCCGCTCAATGGAGTTGTACAAATCGCTCGTCGTGAAGTCCCTCGAGCGCGTGGGTGGAAGCGACTGCTTCTACTTCTCCAGTCTTGAGGTAAGGAAGGCCTGGTCCGTCGTGATTCATGCCACCTAGGAGGCCAGATGCCCAAACGCGTTCCGCCGAAGTTCCGTCGTCTCCCGACCCTGAACGAGACCGCCTCGGTCCTGGAACCGGGAGCGCCGGAATTCATCACCATGGAGGTCAGCACCTCCCCCGGTGAGGAAAAGAAGAAGATCATCTACATCCGACAGGACACGCTTCCCGAGAAGCTGCGCAAGGACGTCGGCAAGGCGGTCATCGAGAAGTGCCTCGGCCTGCCGCTGTTCCAGACCCTCGGGAACCTGGGCCAGCGGATCCTCTTGGGAGACGACGTGCCGATCTCGACCGGGAACAAGACGGACGGGCCGAGCGATCCGGAGGGTCCGGATCTGGCCACGGAGGGGGACAAATGAAGCGCCACGGGATACCTCCGATCCGGGTCAAACGCGGGGACATCTGTGTGCAGGGCAAGCTGCGTCTAGAGGCTTGGAAGCAACTGCGCAAGGGGAGCAAGTGAAGATCATCAAGAAGTACCTGATCGAGAGGCCCATCGGCATGATCCGGGTGCCGAAGGGTGCCACGTGCCTTTCAGCCAGCATGGACGAATACGACCGAGACGAGCATGGGGAGAGGGTCCTAGTCGTGTGGGTGATGTACGACTGGACCGATCCGATGCCGCCGAAGGGAACGGAAGCGTGGGAGACCAGATTTATCCAGTGCGAGACGGCGGACTCCCTCTTCACGCCTGGACGTTTCATCGGCTCGGTCAGGTACGAATACGCGAGCGGCGGGGTCACCACGTACCACCTGTTCGAGTCCGATGGCGAGCCTCCCAAGAAGGAGGGATAGTGTCCAAGCACGAGATGGTCATCGGCAACGACGGCTCGCTGCGGATGGTCTATGCCGACGAGCTGACCCCGCTTCTCTCCTTGGGGAAGGCCGAAATCCGGCGGGCCAGCCACGTCGAGCCGGCAGGAGTCCGGTGGGTCGTCAATCTCAAGCCGGTCGGCGGCCCCCGAATCGGACCGTTCAGGACCCGGGCGAAGGCGCTCGCAATCGAGCACGCCTGGCTCGTCAAGCACAACATCCCGTTCCCCAAGGAGGCCTAAATGTCTCATGTCGCTCGACTCGAGTTGGACGTGCTCGATCTGGAAGCCCTCAAGAAGGCGGTCAAGGCGTCGGGCCTCCAGTGGAAAGAAGGCCAGAAGCATCACAAGTGGTACGGTTCGTGGGTCAACGACTACCACGGGGCGAACGCCGCCTACCACCACGGGATCAAGCCCGAGGACTACGGCAAGTGCGAGCACGCCATCGGCGTCCCCGGCAACTCGCAGGCGTACGAGATCGGCGTCTGCAAGAACCCCAACGGGAAAGGCCACGTGCTGGTCTGGGACTTCTACGCCGGCGGACACGGACTGCAGGCGCTGGCCGGGGACAATTGCTCCAACATCGTAAAGGGGTACGTCGCCGAGGTGGCCAAGAAGAAAATGACAGCCCAGGGCTACACCTGCACGCAGACCAAGCTCCCGACGGGCGAGGTCAAGCTCCAGTTCGTCAAGTACTAGGCGACTTCCCCCAGCACAGGAGCCTGACCGATGCACACGATCACGCTAATCATCGACAACAAGGGCGGCCTCAAGATCTCGGTCGACGGGCTCAAGGGCACCGCCTGCAAGGACGCGACCAAGACGCTGGAGAACGCGCTGGGCACGGTCAAGGACGACCAGAAGACCAGCGAGTTCTACCAGCAGCCGCAGGCCAACAACCAGCAGAAACTGGGACACTGATGACAAACAAGATCCTGAATCCCAAGCGGAAGGTCCTGGACGAACGGCTCCTCCGCCTCGTCTGGCTCGTCGCAGGAAAACCCGGAGAGGAATGGGCGGATGGGCCGGTACAGGTTCCCGATGGCGGAGGCTTGCCAGAGCTGGAATTCAACCCTGCGGTGGCGGAGGCCCTGCAGATCATCGAAACTCTCGACATCGAGACGTGCGCATCAAGGCCATGGCTGTACGCGGACCAACAGATCGGCTCCAATTGCCTGACACCGCATGAAGCCGCCGCCCGCGAGATCAAGGCGCTTGTCGCTCCCGTCCACCGAGACGGCGAATGGGACGTTGCCGACATCAGGGAGATCCTGACCCGGCACTTCACACCCGAGACGCCGTGCGTTCCACAAGTGGAGAAGAAATTCCACGTCGAGCTAGTGCTGACCGGCGGCACGAAGGCCGTATGCCTCAAGGCCCAGTCCTGCGCGGACGCCGAGACGAAGGCCATGAAACAGGCAGGCGAGCAGATCGAGGCACTGGGCTTCCAAGGCGTCGACATCGAGATCGTGTCCGTGGAGGAGGGACGGTGAAGACCACGGTATTCATGGTCCGGCACAAGCCATCCAAGCGCTGGCTTCCCAAGACGGCCGACGTCGGGTGCCAGGACGCATCTGGGTGGGTGTCCGACCTCTGGGACGCCAGACAATACAAGGGTGAGGAGTCGGCTCGTGCAGCCATCTTTGCCGCAGGCGCCACTCCATACGGGATTCAGGCTTACCGTCTCACTTGGGAGCAAAAGAAGGCCAAGCGCCAGGCCTACGTGGACCTGTGCGAGGTCGTGAAGGTGGATGTGAATTTCACCCTTACTTCGATGCCGTCGCGGTCAGCCCCGTTCGGTCAGGTGGGTGGCCGCGTATTGGAGGCCTAATGAGCGACGAAAAGCACGTCATCTGCCCGTTCGAGGACTGCCATGCCAGCGGCGCCTACATCACCGTCCACATCGAAGCCGAGGACGTGACGGGCTCCGGCATCCAGCATACGGCCCTCTGCGGCCTGTGCAACAGGACCTTCGACATCACCGAGGACGAGTACGACCGGCACGTCGACCAGATAGAGCACGCCCTGGCGCACGCAGGCTCCGTTCCCCACGTCCATTAGGAAGGAGACCATGAGCTTCGTGATCGTGGAGTACCAGATCAACAGGAGCGGTTCAGCCATCCTCAGCGACCTGGACAAGCCGCCGACCTTCTTCGTCGGCTATGGCACCAAACAGGAAGCCGAGTCCGCGCTCAAGAACCTCGGCGCGAAGTGGAGCGATTGCTCATACGTTCTGACCTCAGACGATCGCCCAGGCGATGCCAACATGTGGTGCGTCGGCGAGTCGGAAGACGAGGACAAGGACAGCCGCCGCAAGTTCGAGATCTTCGAAGCCAAGGACAAGAGCGAATTGCGTTAGTTCCCTTTACAGGAGGTTCGCATGTTTGACAGCTACATCAAGGCCCGCTATCCGGTGCTGATGGTCGTGAGCCCCGAGGAGGCGCGCGTCGAGCTGGAGCTCGCCAACACGCTGAAGGAGCTCAAGTGGAAGGTGGTCGTGTGGAGCCACACGGACGGCTTCATCGACGCCAACGGCAAGACCATCGACGAGGTTGACGACCCGGTCGCCGCCCTCGCGAAGATCCGCGGCGCCGAGAGCACGACCACGTTCGGCGAGAAGGTGGTGTTCCTGTTCCGCGACCTGCACCCGTTCTTCCAGGTGCCCAAGATCGCGCGGCTCATCCGGGACATCGCCCGCGAGTTCAAGACGGCCAAGAAGACGCTCATCATGATCAGCCCGCTCAACGAGCTGCCCGTCGGGCTGCAGCGCGACGTGACGCTCCTGGAGTTCGGCCTCCCCGAGAGGGCGATCATCGGCACCATGATCGACCGGTTCGTGACGGAGAACAAGACCGTCGTGGGGGACGTCGCGAAGGACGAGGTCTTCGCCATCGTGGAGGCCTGCATGGGCCTGACCACGGTCGAGGCGGAGAACGCCATGGCCAAGGGCGTGGTGGACTGGAAGAAGTCCACCAAGGACGACCCGAAGTCCAAGACGCAGATCTCCACGCTGGTCATGTCCGAGAAGGCCAACGCCATCAAGAAGTCGGGCGTGCTGGAGTGGTACCCCGCCAAGCAGGGGATGGACGACATCGGCGGGCTGGTGGTGCTCAAGGAGTGGCTGAGCATCAGGAAGCTGGCGTTCACCGAGGAGGCCCGCAAGTACGGCCTCCCCGCCCCGCGTGGCGTGATGCTCACGGGCATCCCGGGAACGGGCAAGTCCCTGGCGGCGAAGGCGTGCGCCGCCAACTTCGGGGTCCCGCTCATCAAGTTCGACGTGGGACGCGTCTTCGGCGGGCTGGTCGGCCAGAGCGAGGCGAACATGCGGGTCGCCATCCAGACGGCAGAGGCCGTGGGCCGCTGCGTGTTGTGGGTGGACGAGATCGAGAAGGCCTTCGCTGGGATGTCCAGCTCGGGCCAGACGGACTCCGGGGTGAGCGCCCGCGTCTTCGGGTCGTTCATCACCTGGATGCAGGAGAAGACCGCGCCGGTCTTCATCGTGGCGACGTGCAACAAGATCGACGGGCTCCCGCCTGAGCTGCTCAGGAAGGGGCGCTTCGATGAGATCTTCTACGTCGACCTCCCGGACGAGAAGGAGCGGGAGGAGATTCTCAAGATCCACATCACCAAGCGGGGCCGCGATCCCAAGAAGTTCGACGCCCAGGGCCTCAAGGAGTGCGCCTCCAACAGCGAGGGGTACTCGGGGGCGGAGCTGGAGGAGGCCGTGATCTCGGGCCTCTACACCGGCTTCTACCGCAAGGAGGAGCTGAACGACATGCACATCCTGTCCGCCATCCTGCGGACCGTGCCCCTCTCCCGGTCCCGGAGGGGCGACCTGGAGTCGATGAAGAAGTGGGCCAGCGACTTCGCCCAGAACGCGAACCACCGCAAGGAAGAGGAGCAGAAGTCCCGCAAGGTGGACGCGTAAGCAATCAGGCGCGGGGGTCAAACCGGCCCCCGCGCCCTTGGAGGGACCATGAAGAAGGGGAACAGCGTTCCAGTCACGTTCAAGGGAGAAGCTGGCGCAGAGGCCGTCATCCTCTGCAAGGTCTGGTCGGTTAGAGCGGACGGATTCGAGATCGAAGAGAAGAACACGGTGGGGCATCGTCTCCGATTCGGACCGAGCGGCGTCTGTCTGAATTCGGATACGCCGTATGGTTCGATTTCCGTGAAGGGAGAGATATGTCTCTGATCCTAGCTCACGCCAAGCCGGAAGCCGTGGCCAAGGCCATGTTCGGATCCGTGGGGATCCGCATCAAGAAGGGCCGCTTCACCGACATTCCCTACGCGGAATTCGTCGAGCTGGTCGAGTACGTGCTCACCAACGAGGACCTCTTCCCTGCTGATCCGCGACTGGCGCTGATCAAGAAGTTGCGCAAGGCGAAGGTCGTCCACGGCTTCAATCCGACCGGCCGCAGGATAACGCTCTAGGAGGAACTATGCCCTGCTTTACGAGGGTCAGCATCGAGGTCAAGGACCAGGCAGCCGCGAAGGCAGCCGCGGAGAAGCTGAAGAAGGACCACGGCTGGGAGTCCAAGATCACCAAGCTCCCGAACGGGATGTACAAGGTCGAGCCCAAGGAGCAATATGCCGGGTTCGAGAAGCTGTTCAAGAACGAGTACGCCGCATCCCTCGCCACCGCGAAGGCGAAGCAGGCGGGGTACACCGTCGTCCGCATGAACAACGGGAACGAGATCCAGCTCACCCTGAGGCAATACTAGGAGGATCCATGAAGGAAGTTATCATCAAGATCAACGACGGCCAATGCAAGATCCATGCGGAAGGGGCCAACGGTCAGGGTACGGCCTCCTTCACCGAGGATCTGGCCAAGAGCCTGGGCAAGATCGAGGAGCGGCACAAGGGGATGGACCATGTGGTCCAGGCCAACAAGAACCAGGTCAAGCAGGGGAACGGATGATGGTCAACAACCTGAACGGGGGAAAGTTCGTCCGAGTCAACGGCTTCGACAAGGTCGGCGGCGTCTGCGCCTTCGTCCCATTCGAGGTCATTCGCGCCCTCGGCCTTGCCGTCGAGCAGGGCTGCGACGAGCCGACCCAGCGGGCGCAGCATGGAGACCTGACAGTCGACTGGATCAGAGAAATGACACAGGCCAGCCAGCAGGTCAAGCAGTGACTGCGTACCAAAGGAGTTATCTAGGAATAGCCCGGAGCGCCTTAATGAATGCCATCATCTCCTCGTTCGTGTTCTTATTCTTCGCGAGGTTGATGGCCTTGCACACAAGCTGGATGTTCCCAGGCACGTAGCCTTTGGTGGAGTCGATCCGGTCTATGGATGCGCCATCAAGCCTGTATCGTTGCATTGTCATGGGAAGACCAGAAAGAGCACATTTGCCTTTTTGGTCTTCCCAAAGACCACACAGGAAATCCAGACTAACGCCCCACTTGAAGTTACTGCGTCGCCCGTGTGTTCTCCCTCTGCGCGTCTTTGCAAAAAGCCACCTGCGTGGGGAGCTTTCGTCGTAGGCTTGTATCAAGCCCAGCCGCCAGCGTTCTTTGTTGCGTACCCGGCATTTGGCGAGATAGTGTTGTCTGTAAGCTGCGTCTTCCTTGTACCGGCGCCTGTTGTACGCGTTGCATTTTTCCCGGTATTTGGGGTCTTTACGCTTACAAACCCAAGCACAAGCATAACACCTAAGACTGGCTGGGGGGAATTTTTTCTTTGGTTTGGTTACTCCGCAAATCTTGCATGGCTTGCTTTTGCGCGCACGATAGGCCAAGCACTTAAAACAAACTGGATAATGCAGGGGAAATTTCGAATTCGGCTTTGGCGTCTTGCACCAGGCGCATTTCTTCATAGCATTACCCCATGTTGCTTATGTTCTATATTTGACTATCCCAAGTGGAGGAGCACATGACTGCTCAGGAGAAACGCGCACAATTCTTCCTCAAGATGAAAGGTCTGGACTGCCCGATCTTGGGGTCGGTTGTGTTCTGGAACGTGAGGAACGTCTCGATCACCAAGGACGAGTTCACCAAGCTGCTGGAGGAAAGCGGACTCCCGACCAAATACGCTCGCGAACATAATTACCGCAGTGCCTTCATCCGCGCCCTGCGCAACCTGGAGGAAGGTCGGATCATCCGGCGGGTCAGCGAGGACGACGACTTCATCGTCTTCCAGTTCACGGCTGAACAGCTGACCGGCACCTCCGTCGGGTCCGGCGAGCTCAAGTACACGACCGAGACTCGGGTCATCGTGTCCAAGAGCAAGTACTACGAGACGAAGAACTTCGCCGAGGCCCTCATCTCGGAGATGCCCGGCTACACCGCCAACGCCGCGATCAACAAGCTGGTCCTCGAGCTGTTCGAGAAGGAGAAGGTCCGGTACAACTCGAGCGACATCACCCGCTACCTCCAGCGCATCATCGAGGAGGAGGCGGACCTGATCACCCTGCGGGACCAGGGCAACGTCTACTTCGTCCCGGCGCAGTTCAACGGCGTCGTGGAGAAGGTTTCCACCCTGGTGTCGAAACTCTCCCCGAACACCAACGACGCGCGCTTCGAGTACCTTCCCGTGCCGGATGCCGAGGTCTCCAAGGTGACCCTCGGCCGGTCCGTGCTGGAGGAGCTGGAGTCCGTCGTGAAAGGGCTGGCCGAAGAGGTCGAGCAGCTCGACCCCGGGCTCACCGACAAGGGCAAGATCACCTGGATGGAAGCCCGGCTCAGGAAGGTCAAGAAGCTCAAGGACCGGATCGAGATGTACGGGGAGATCGTCCCCGACGTGAAGGTCAAGGAGCTCAACG